TGGCGCACATAGTTGTCGATCCGACGCTGCCAGGTCCACGCATGGACCTGGCATGCTCCGGTTTCATCGTCCATTTATTTTCGCCTCATCTTTGGCCAGTATGGCCTCTCGCTCATCGGCTAACTGGCGAAGATACTGCGCGGCGCCACGCGCCCATCCAAGCTCCTTGGTGCCGGTCGTCATCCTGTCGCCGGCGTCGTCTATCCAGGCCGCGGCATCACGCAGTCCATCGATGTGGCCTTTGCGCCGCTCAACGTCCATCAGGAACCTCTCTCAGGTTCTCCTGCGCCCACCATCGCATCCGTCGCCACCGACCTTCCGGCGTCTCCGTCACCCAGTACGCCGGACCTTCATCGTTCTCGTATTCGATCTCGGCGATCATGCACCGAGCGACGCCGAACACGTCGCTTAGGGTCTTATGGTCGTCGGGATCGAGGCCGTCCGTAGCTACTCCACGCTTCAACGCTACGGCGCCCAGGGCGCACGCGTAGCCATCCGAACTCATAAGCTGCCCATCGCCCAGCACCTTCTCTGGCAAGGCGTCCAGCGCCTCGACCAGTTCACGCAGGAAGGCTTGGCCGCGCTTGCCGCTTAGAGCGTTCCCCACCCTGGTGCGGTAGAATTCCAAGGCGTTGGGGAACGACTCATCGTCATCCTCAGTATAGCCTGATCGGCTCATCGTTCATTCCTTCTCAATCGGACGCAATGGAGTTGTTCGGCACTCGGCAGATGTGGCGTTAGGAGAACACCACCAGGATGGCGCCGGCGACGAACAACGTGGTCGCGATGTACTGGACTGGCCGCCAGTAGAGGGCGGCCAGAAAGCACTCGATGGCAATCCATGTTCCGACGATATAGCCGACGGTATGACCGGTTACCACCTCGTGCCACGACATCGCCGGCAACGGGCCGTCATGTAGAACGATTAGAAACAGGCCACCGACCAACGCCAGAAAGTGGCAGAACAGGGTCGTCGCCAGCTTGGCGAACGATATCACGTACCAAAGCACGTTCCAGACGCGCACCCACGTCGCACGGTCAACCGCCCCGATCGTTGTCAGTTTCATCTCTTCCTCCCTATCTTGTGTTTCACGCAGTCCATTAACTGTGGCCATCAGGTTATCCTCCGTTTATCGCTTTTATTTCGAGATCAGCGAGAATGTTTATGGATGACAGTAAGACGTTCAGATCAGGCTCCGACATATCGACGTCACGGATGATCTTCGCCAACCATCGCCGCGCGGAGGCTGTATTCTGCGCCGCAACGGGACGTCCACGAAGCATTAGCGGCTTGTCGCTCATCGTTGGTGCCCCACACACAGTCATTGTGCTCGTATCCATGCTCAAGGAGCGCGTCTGATAGCATCTCTTGCACAAGCATTCGCCGGGACTGAGTTCGATCTCGTCGTCTTCGACGCTGCCACACCATCGACACGTGAGGTTCATCGTTGGTGCTCCTCCTCTCTACCAGCCAGCACGGACACGCTTGATCACCTCTCCCATCTTGCGGCGCTGCTCCGTGATAGCCGCTTCTGGCCATTGATGCTTCAAAACGCGCCAACCGTGATCGCCGTCGCCATGCCAGATAAGGAGACACTCCTCAGTTTGGTCGTAGGCTGTTGTGCGCTCCAGCGCATCGAACCTGCACCATGTATCAAGCATCTGCTTGGCCTCGACCCACCTGCCGGATAGTAGCTTGCCTATGATGTAGGCAATGGACTTGTCCAGTTTGGGCACCCGCATTTCGAAATCGTTCGGCCCGCGCACGCACCAAGCGCCGGGACCGCTGTCATGGTGACGAGCATAGAAATATGGATCATCCGGCTTATCGCTCATTGTTGAACCTCTCCAATTTGGCACTTGTCAGCCCGCTTGCGGAACTCGTAGATGGCGCTCTCTAACGCTGACCAGTATTCCGAGTCAGGCGTCTCGCCAGCCTCCCATGCGCGATTTTGCTCGGCCATGAACTGCTCCGCCGCAGTCGCGAGATACCGTCCGAACTCTATGGCTCGATCTTTAGTGTCGCGCTCTCCCTTGAGCTTTGCGGTCTGAATAGTGTTAAGGCGGCGAAGCAACATCGTTCCAATAGGAGGTTTATCACTCATCGTTGGTGCTCCCGATAGACAACGCCGGCTTCAATCAGTAGTCCTCCGGCATAAGCCAAGTCCTCAGCCCACGTCGAGAAACCGGACTTGAGTGGAAGCGACACAACCTCAACAATACCAACTTGGATCACGTCCAGGCTACACCGAGTGCACGGCGCGCCACCCCATACGTCGCCGCTATCATCTGTGGCCGCGAGGTAAAGAGTGCACCCCTTCATGGGCACACCGATGCGCGCTGCGTTCAGGATGGCGTTGACTTCCGCATGCACGACAAGGCGCAGTTTTTCCGGCTTAGTATGCAGCCTGATGTGCGTATCGGCTATGCCGCGCGGGAAGCCATTGAAGCCCGTCGACCTAACCTCACGATCTGGTCCAACGATCACCGAACCGACGCGAGTGCGCGGATCTTTAGACATGCCCGCGCACAGCAGCGCCATCTCGATAAAGTGGCTGTCCCACCTATCGCTCATCGTTGGTGCTCCCTCGCCAATCCGCGCAGTTGTGTTCTTCCAGGCGCCGAACTTCCGCCATATCCTCTTCGACACCTCTGGCGTAACTCTCAGCGACGTTAAAGTGAATGCGAGCCTGCTGAGAGCCGGTCACAATCCGCCTCTTGAGCGCCCGAATTCGGAAGCTCGGTGACTTGCCTGCGGCGAGAGGCGGTTCGGCGGTTTCGTTATCACGTTCCTTTGGTGACATCATGGTCTCCACACAAAGTCACCTTTGTCCTCGACGATAGCCGGCTCTTCTGCCTTGCACTCGCATTCCAACCCGACAAACCTGTCAGCGACAGGACGCCAGAAATTCCTCACGACCCCATAGGGGACGTGGTTGTCCTCTTCCGCCCCATCCAATCCGAATTGCTTCAGCACGAACCGTGCTGCGTCCGAGGTGCAACGCTGTGGCCCCGCCGGCGTCTGGCGGCTCACCGAGATATGGTATTCTGGTCCTTTATCAATTTCACCGTCATCGACCACCTCGACCGCGCTGATTACGGAGAGACTGCGCTCTGCATGAAAGTAGCCGCGCCCCACCCCTCCCATTGATAACACGGGTCTTGGAACCCGGAATTCGCGCCACCCACCAAAGCGTGGCCGAAGAGCTGCGATAATACTTCTGTGGCCATCTGCGAAGAAGTCTGTGGCCTCGGCGGTCTCTGGACGCTCGGTGCTCATGACATTGGCTCCGTTTCAACCGTGATGAAGCATGTCCCGTCACACTCAGGACACGGACCATAATCGACTTCCTCATATGGATTGATCGCGCTGGCCCGAAGGATACGACCCTCACGCTGGCACGCTTCGCACGGGACGCGGATAGTTCGTCCGACAGGGCAGTCGCACTCACGGCCGGCCATGCCAAAGCCGTTGTGGCTGAGTTCGCAATCGCAGTAGTTGGCCGTTTGTGTTCCGCTACGGTCAGCCTGCGTGGTCTCAGGGACTTCGCTCTCTCGTGGGGATAAGTGTGCACAGGCCGCCGTAGCGGGTCCGGCGGTTTCGGTGGTGTCTTTGTTCATGACATTACCACAATCGCGCAATCCGGTTTCTCGGAGAGAGTTAGGGTTGTGCCATGTGGCACGATTACGATCTGGTCCGACTGATGACTGCTCGCCGGCCACACGATGGCATACCGATCACCGTTCGGATGCGAAGATAACTGGACCAAGTGCGCCATGGCGACGGTCCTTTGGATCAGGTTCGTCGGCAGTTTCGGATTCACTCGGCATACGTTTCACTCCACCCGAGATTTGCTAGAGCGCTCCAGGTCCATTGATCCAATGGTCCGTCACTCGGGCGACGCTGCTTCTCTTTCCAAATCGCGCTTGCCTTCCAGACCCGGTGAGCTTCAGGGCAACCGCTCGACCCGTATGGCGCTAGATTGGACAGGCAAATTGCTGCGCATTGACCCGCCCCCATAGACTGACATGCTGCTTTCTGTAGTGCGGTAGCCTCGGGATGCGGGAGCCACTCGTCGGCGATTTCTGGATTGCTACTCATTGGTGACACCCTTCGGTTCCAGCCAGTGATAGCAGCCTCGCGCCCTTCTTCACTATACTCGCCGCGGCAAGCGGAGCACTCCACAACCCAATGATCATTGGGTCCACCATGCTCAAACACGCCGCCGGCCACCTCCCCACAAAACGGACAAGGCTTGAGATCGGCGGTCTTTGATTCATCCGGCATCGATGACATCCTTGATCGAGCGCCGCAGCAATTCCAGTTCGGAGATTGCGCTCATCTGAAAATAGCAACCGGGGTGGCAGGGGTTCGGGCTGCGCGGTATGCCACGGCATGTGCCATAGACGCAGTGAAGCCCGTCCTTGGTTGCGGCGGTTTGTGTTTGGCGTTCGTTCACCATTCCCTCCCTTCCAGCACGGCCTCTAGCTGGTCGTATTCGGCTATGTGCTGTCTCGGAGAACCTGAGAACTCGCAAGTGTATCCATGGTAGCCGTCAACGGCTTGAACTGCCGCCCACCTTGCATCGTCACCTTCCGCCATTCTTTTGCGAGCATATAGGATCAAGCCGATGGCATCCTTCTCGGGGATTGTCCCGATGGCCTCGGCGGTTTCAGTCATGGCGTTGCTCCTGACAAGCGGTGCGAGCGATTGCGATCAGAACGTCTCTGAACCCAGGCGGCGTTGCGTTCCGTATTTCGGTTTTTCGTTTTCCGCCAACCATCGCCATCATTCCGATGCGTCGCGCTTTCTCGTAACCGTAGCGTTCCAGCGCGATAGGATGCAGCCGCTGTTCGCACGGCCCCCAGATCAAATCCGGCAAGGTTACATGACAAGCGTAGAGCCAGGTCCGCTTGCCGGCCATATGGCCGTAGTGCCCTTGAGACACGCAACATGACCAGCCGAAAACCCCTGACGGCACCCAGCCCCCTGAGCGCGGCGGTGCGCCAAGCCTGAACACTTCCCAGGCATGGCTATCTGCCGGATGCTCCAAAACGCCGCCGAAACATTGAACTGCACCAAGGGCAGCAGCAAAGCAGCCGGCATCATCGCCAAGCTTGAACTGATGCGGTTTGCGCGTGCTGCCATGCCAGAAGCGCCCCCAGCGTTGGCAGGGAGGATGCGCTACGACAGGGTGCGGACCTGCGTAGGATCGCGCGTCGCGACTGAGAGGCCACGGATCAACGCCAGACAAACCCGAGTAGCATCCACCATCTTCGACGCACATGCCTCGATCCGGACATCCGCCAGTGGCATCACATGGGCGCATCCATCGGACTGAACACTGTAGTGCAGTGGCCTCAGGAGGCTTGGGCTTAGGATCTGGCAATTGCGAACTCCATCGCGAACCCATCGATCATCGCCATAATGCCTCGACGCATCTCCGCGGCAATATCCGGACCGTCGATGGATTGCCCAAGGATCATAGCGCAGGCCACGATAACGTCTGCCTGATTGGCTGTCCGTGCGTGTGTCGTGAGGTTAATTGACGAGACGACGCTCTTCACGCCATCGGCGGTGGAACTACGACGAATAACCTCTGCCCACATCTGGTCGTCGGTCGATTGGTCAGTCATCCCGCTTCTCCTGCGCTTTAAGCCATCCGTTTGCCACCAGCCAATCAGCCACGATCCTGCGCACAAGAGAACTCACCGACCTATCGTCGGCGGCGGCTGCGGCTCGCAATCCGTTGAGCATCGGTGGATTGGCGCGAATGCCAAGGTGGCTTGTTTTATCATCTTCCATAAAGGCGACATTATCCTGAAGCGTTTCACGCTGTCAAATTTTTATTGACCGTCCCACGTCAATTGCCATACGGTGCTCGACCACACCAAAGGGGTGACGATATGCTCTGGCAGACGCAAGGAGGCGGGATGATCGACGTAGTCGACATGTCTGACGTGCATCTCGCAAACTCAATTGCCTACATGAGGCGCCGCATTGCCACCATGCATAAAGATGAAAACAGCATGTGGGGCGGCTACAGCTTTCTCCAGGGAGAGCAGGCACAGTATGCCGCGGAGCAATACTTGGATCAAGTAGCGGAAGACATCAGCGATGCTGAATACTGCCTGCGCGGCTTGGAGGCCGAGAAAAACAGACGGTCGAGAGGTCAAGTATGATGATAGTCGCAAAACGCCACGACTCAGATTGCTTCAGGCTATTGGAGGATGGGGTAATCGTGGGGTTTGCGCTCAGACTTACCAACGGTAAGTGGGTGATGACTGATACCAAAGATCGCCACATGGACTCTATCCACTATGAAAGTCCGAATGAGGTGGCGAAATGCTTCTCAACCGTTCGGCTGTTGGTGACAAAATGATCCGCAAACAGTCGGTCCTGTCATCCTGATGAAGGGAAGTGAAATGTCACGCAATACCGAACCAGTCGAGATCGCCGGCGAAATCCGCCACGAGACGGATGCCGCCTATCTCTTCTTCGATGGCGACAAGGAGGTGTGGCTGCCGAAGGCCCATTGCGAATGGGATCCAGACGCCAGGACGATGGCCGTGGAAGAGTGGCTTGCTATGGATAGGGGCTTGATATGACGGAGTTTGCCGGTTGGGGCATCCCCAGGGACCATGAGGCCATCAGATGCCCAAAGTGTCGAGTCGGTTACGCGGAGCGCGTTTCTTCGAATATGGAGGAACGCAAACTCTACACTTGCGGCAGAGAAAGCGAAATCCTCGAATGCTGCGCTAGAGCCTTTGTCTGCGCGGCGTGCGGCACGCGGAGCGCCGGTAAGGCCGCGGCACCGGAAATGGACTAGCTCCGCCTCGATGCTGGGGTTTTTCGGCCGGCTATGGTGTCGACCTGGAAATTGAAGAGGGTGATTAAGTCGTCGCGGAGCGGGCGCGAGCCTGGTGGGCGACGATCCCGATCCAGCGCCAGAGCGATGGCGGCAAGCATTTCCTCGAACTCAAGCAGACGCATGATCCACAGCGGGAAATGCCCTGCCGGCTTTCTGGTATGATACATGACGGTGGAGCGAGCCAGGCCAGTCCGATTGGCAAACTCGGAGAGAGTGCAACCCAATTTCTGGACCCGTTCGGCGAACTCCTGACCACTGGCGTCGCAGGTTTGTCGGTTAACGTAAACAATCGTTCCAGCAGAAGATGGCACCACCCTCTGACCGCCATCTACGCGAAGCTTCTTCGGCGCGGGAACCGCTGGCGGTGGCAATTCCCACACCTCGATCGGCTTCACATTTACCGGCTTGAGCGTCCGCTTGCGCGTGCTGTGCCCTTGTGGCTGGAGCCTGAACGTGGACGGCCCCACCCCCGAGTTCTGAGGCTTATCTGTCACTATCTCGCACTCCATATCGCCTGCAACACAATTATACTTGTGCCAGAGTCATAGAACATGCAACGGTCCTTGCTTGTCCGTCGGGCTACAAAGACTTAATCCAAGGAGTTCATAAAATGCCTGAGATATCATCACTAAACCTAGGGGAAGTCATCCCATATACTACGAACAATTTACCCTTGTTCTCACCCATGAGCGCGATCCAGATCACCGGCAGCGGCGATCCACTGGTCGCCACCTTCACCATGGATGGCAACGCCAACGTCGCTAATGGGCCTGGACTAAGCATCATCACAACCCCAGTCCCACCGCTAACTCTCACCAAAGCCGAATACACGACGCCTGCCGAGTCCGCAACGGCAGTGCAGGCAGCCCTGCGGCAGATCGAAATCGCGCCACTCCAGCCGGGCGGAGGAACTGATCTCAAGTACGGCTACCAGGGCGATATCACGATGTACATCACAGTGACCGACGTCGTCACCAACCAAGCGGTCACCGTCGCCATTAACGACATGGAGGATCCGCCACCCTCAGATCCCCATACCACGGTCGCGGCCGGACAGAGCTACATCGTACCGCTCGGCATCGATACGGCGGGTGTACAGGTCACTGGCTACGTGACCAATAATGGCACGCTGAACAGCGCAACGATCAACTCCGGTGGCGTGCTGAGTAATGCCGGCACCCTGATCGGCACCGTAGTCGGTTCCGGCGGCCTGCTGACCGAGCAATGGGCATCACTCGATTACGGCACGATCATCGAAGCCGGAGGTCAGGAGCAAATCTATAACGGCGGCGCGGGAGGCGGATCGCATAACGCAGTTATCCATGGCACCCAGTCGATCAATGGCGCGTATACCTATAATCCGGAGGTGTACTCCGGCGGTCAATTGCTGGTAAGTGGCGGCAACATCATCGAAACTTACTATAATGCAGGCCAAAGTTACAGCGCGGTAATCAACAATGGGGGTTTGGAAGTCGTCTCCGGACAGGTCGGCGGCGATGCCGGATACTGGGGCATCGCCAATGGCACCATCGTCATGAGTGGCGGCACGCTGCAAGTACACGCCGGAGGCGAGGCGATCAATGCCGCGGTCTACTCGGGCGGCACCATGGACAACGACTCGTTCTCGATCGGCGCGTCACTCAATGGCACGATGAACGATAATGCCGGCGGCACGGCGACCGGGACCGCGATTGGTGGTGGCGGCGTCATGGACGTGTGGGGTGGCAGCGTGGCGCAGGCAACGGCCATCTCTTCGGCTGGCACAGAGGCGGTAGAGGGCGGCGGGAGCTCGACCGGCACCACGATCGGATCCGGAGGCTTCGAAGGCGTCTGGGGCGACAGCGCGGGCAACATCATCTACGCCGGCGGCAAGGAGGCAGTTTACAACGGCGGCGTCGATAGCGGCACCTGGATCGGCTCGGGAGGGATGGAGTTCATCCGCGCCGGAGGTATCGAGAATGGCACCGTGACCTTTGGTGGCGGCAACGGAGCGTTGACCCTGCAAACCGCCGCCAGCGGCTATTGGAGCGCCGACATCGCCGGCTTTGCCAAAGGCAACTCGATCGATTTCTCGGATATAGGCTTCTCCAAAGGAGAGCAGGACATGTTCTCCGGCGGAGTGCTGTATCTGGCGAGCGGCAGCGAGCATGCCGCTCTGCAATTTGCCGGCGGTTACACGACAGCCAGTTTCAAGCTTTCAAGCGATGGTGCTGGCGGGACGCTTGTAACCCACACCTGAACCTGATACGCATCATCTCGGGCAGGACGCTAATCCTTTCTTCCGTGTGTGAGGGGCTAAGGCCTCCGAGGTGTGAACTCGGGGGCCTTTTCTCTATCCGGCGGCCTGATCTTTGATCTTGTCGAGCCCCTCGATGATAAACTGCTCGATCGCAGCGCTCCTAGACAACTTGCCGTACTGCACGCGGTCGATCTCTAGCTCAAGGCGCGTGATCAGCTCAGCCGGCAGACTGACGGCTATGGAGCGCATGACGCCCCGCGTTGTCGTCTGCCTCATTCCGCCCGGCAGGTATCGAAACCTCTCTTTCTTCGGCTTCTCTTCGCCTTCTGGCTGCTTCCTCGATAGCCTCATAGTGTTCTCCTAATCGATCTAGTGTCGCGATCAGCACACCTGCCGCGGTGTATATCAGCCGGGTGAGCGACCGCTGTTTGTTCGACGCCCTGGCAATCTGACTGAATGACTTGCCCGAGATAATAACGTCAATCAGCAATGGCAACGCATCCTTGCCCACGACAGCCGCCGTGGCCTGCCAGGCGATCAGGTAGCGCACTCGGGTGGGTGTGGGTCCATCGGACGGCCCGAAGCCGCCAGGGGGCATCCCAAGCTGCTTGGCAGCCTGCATGCCGATCTCGCCGCGCTCGTAGTCGGCACGAAACTTGCGCGCGGCCACGCCCTGAGATTTACCGATGATGCCGTTGTCGACCAGGTACTCGACCTGATCGCGAGCCTTGATGTTGTGTACCTGCTTGGCCTCGCGGCGCCGCGGATTGGTGTCGTCGGGATCGCGCCACGTCGCGGTGACCGCGGTGCCGGTCTTCAGCCGGTGCTCCGTCTCGTCGTGCTTGAGGGCGATGATGCGCTTACGCGTCGCGGCCTGCGTCTCCTTGGCGGAGGCAATCGGATACGGCTTACGCTTGATCTCGATTTGTGCGCGCAGCATCGGCCGCGTTTTGCGCGGCCATGGCTTCGGTTCGACATCGACCGGAATATTTTTGATGTTGACGCGCACGCCGACCAATCGAAAGCCAATCGGCCGCACCGGCACCACTTTTGACACCTGGAAGGCGCTTTTCCGACTTTTCGACCAGAATAGGTCTCCCACCACAGGCTCTCGCTTGAGCACTTCGTGCGAAAAGATGTGCTCGAAGACCCCCACCTTTGTCGTCCTCATTCCGTTCCTCTGGCGCCGACTCGATCGAACCATCTAGCACAGATGCCCGATCAATGTTGACAGGTGAGTAGGATATGTGGAAATTTACTACCCATCATGGCAAAAATCAAACGCCCCATCACGGAGCAGAAAATCCGCAGCTACACGTTCTGGACGCCGCACCAGGTCGCGTACCTCCAGGCCCTCAAGGATCGTGACCTCATAAGCGAGGCCGAGGCGATGAGGAGGATTTTGGACAAGGAGATCAACAGCGATTCGGACTGGTGGAAAAAGGAACCTACCAATTAGCCACGACGGGAGGTAATATTTTTGGACGCTATGCCATGGGGTGGCATTGGGACTGACCGATTACCACCGTCGAGCACGCAAGCCGAGCAAGCCCTCCTGGGAGCGCTCTTACGCAACAATAAAGTCGCTGAAAAGGTAGCGTTTCTACGCCCACATCACTTCGTTGATCCAATCAATGGAAAGACGTTCGAAGAGGCTATGAAGCTGATCGGCCAGCAACGCGTGGTCGATACAGTAATCATGTCAACAATCCTGGAGCCAAGCCCAGCCTACGATCCGTTCGGCGGCGTGGTGCCGTACCTGAACGGCCTGACCGTGGCCATGATCGGCATCATCAACGCCAACGATTACGCCAAAGTCGTGCGCGACATGTGGCTGCGCCGGCAGTTGATCGACATCGGCACCGATCTGGTCAACAGCTCATTCGGCACCGAGAGCGCTAGCGATCCACTGGCGCACGCCCGGCGCATCATCAATGAGATCGAGGAGATATCCGCCGGCGCCGAGTCACTGACCGGCAACATGGTCAGCCTGGAAGTCGCGGTCGATGCGGCACTCCAGGCGATGGAGGATGCCAAGAAGTTCGGCGCGTCAGGGATCTCGACCGGCTTTCGCTGCATCGACGCGCGGCTGGGCGGTCTCGAGGACGGATTGGTGTACGCGATCGGAGGCCGACCAGGTTCGGGCAAAGAGCAGCCAATCGATACACCCACACTAACCCCGACCGGGTGGGTTCCGCTTGGCACCTTGGCGCCAGGAGATATGGTCATCGGTCAAAATGGTAAACCAACACGAGTCGTGGCGGTCCATCCGCAGGGGATAAAGCAGGCTTATCGAGTGATATTCCGCGACCTCACTTCCACAGAATGTGGCGCAAATCACCTGTGGCATGTCGCCTCGGCCGGTGGGCGCTCGCGCCTGAAGTTCAAAACACGAACCACGCTGGAAATGCTGGATGGAGGGATGTGCTGGGCAAAGAAGGATGGACGTAAGGGCGCGAAGTGGCGAATACCACTCGTTGAGCCGATAGCCTTTCGCGAGGTCACATTGCCCATCGATCCCTACATCCTGGGTGTCTTGATCGGCGATGGAACTACGGGCGGGCGTGATCTGCGGTTTTCTAACCCAGATATAGATTGGGATATACGCGAACGCGTAAGGCACCGGCTCCCTGTCGGCATTACAATGCGGGAGAACCGCTCGAATTCATGTCCATATTACAGCCTAAGAGGGCCAGGAAGACGAACCTATAGGGCGCTTATTGCGGCGATGGGCCTCAATGTAAAAAGCGGCAAAAAATTCATCCCCAACGAATATAAGTTCGGGTCCATCTCGCAGCGAACCGACCTGTTGCATGGACTAATGGATACGGATGGATCGTGCGGCGATCGAAACCGAGTGAGCTTTTCCACAACATCTCAAATGCTAGCCGTGGATATCTGCGATCTCGTGCGTTCATTGGGAGGAGTTGCAATCATCCGCCAATCCGACCGATCAGCCGACGATAAAGGAATTGAATACAGCGTAAATGTGAAGATGGCGACATGTCCGTTTTCCAACATCAGAAAATCCTCTAGGTGGCGGAACCCACCCCCTCCATCCAAGTATATCCACGACATTGTACCTTCCAGACTGGTCGAGCAGCGGTGCATCACCGTCGCAGCCGAGGACGGCCTGTACGTGACGAACGACTACATCATCACGCACAATAGCTCGCTCGGCCACCAGATAGCGCTGCATGCGGCTGGGAACGGTGTGGGCGTCCTGGAGCTCTCCCTGGAGATGTCTCGCACCCAGTTAGGCCGTAGGGCGCTCTCCATCGCCTCTGGGGTGCCCCTAAAGCGCATGAAGGAGGGCACCGCAACCATCGAGGATGGTGTGGCTCTGCATCACGCGCGGGGGAAGCTCGCGAAGCTGCCACTGACCATCGATGACGCCATGGGCCAAACGCGCTTGCAGATCGCCGCCAAGATCCGCGCGGCGGCCCGCAAGAAAGGGCGCGTGGGGCTGGTGCTGGTGGATCATATCAACCTGATCAAGGCTGAGGACGGCGACCACGGACCCACCCATTCGACCGGCGAGAACAGCCACATGATGCTGCAGATCGCCAAGGACAACAACGTCGTGGTGATCGAGCTGGTGCAGCTCAACCGCGGTCCGGAGAGCCGGGAGGACAAGCGTCCCAATCTCGGCGACCTGAGGCAGAGCGGCGACATCGAGCAAGACGCCTATGCGGTCGGATTTGCCTACCGGGATGAACTCTACATCGGCGGCGACCCAATCCAGCAAGAGGGCGAGAACTTCGACAAATTTCAGGCCCGCCAAGAGTCGCGCGGCCAACGAAAGCTAAAAAGCGCAGGGAAAGCTGAGCTGATCTGGGGAAAGGTTCGAGATGGGGAAACCGGCACCGACCATTTGTTTTTCGATGGAAAAACAACATCGTTCAGCGAACCAGTGGCCGACGATGCGCCGCTGTAGCGGTGCGACACCATGACCAAGGCTTGGTACAAGCGCTATCCGTCGGACTTTCTCCACGGCACGGCAATGCTCTCCTGCGAGGAGAAAGGAGCCTATACTGTTGCGCTCGACCTAATGTACGAGCGCGGCGGACCAATACCAAATGACGGCGTGTGGATCGCAAGAATGTGCGGCTGTTCAGTTCGTAAATGGACCCAAACATTACTTCCAGCACTTATCGCCGCAGGAAAACTATGGATTAACGATGGAAAGGTCAGCAACGGAAGGATGGAATTCGAGACCCAGATCAGTGACGAGCGGAGCGAAACCGCACGCGAGTCGGGTCGGAAAGGGGGGCTCGGGAAGGCCGAAAGGGCAGCCTCCAAAAAAATTATCTCGGATTTATCTCCGATTTATCCCCCCGATAAATCCGAGATAATCGAGACAGAGTTGAATGAAAACAATGACATGGCTCTAGCTGACTCAGAGACTCAGAAAGAAAGAAAGAAAGACAGACAGACGGCGCGGGCGCGAGAGGACGCTTGCAGGACGCCGGAGGAATATGCCAAAGCTGCCCTGGGCTACGCCCCCAGCGACGTGACGGTAAATTCGATCGGTCACATCGTCTGCGGCGACTGGGATTTGGATTATGTCGCCGACAAGGTCTTCGAAGCAGCGCGAATTGATCCGGCGGCGTGGCAAGGCGATCTGAAACCCGTCATCCGATGGCTGCTTGCTGGCACCACCCCGAAGGACATCGTGCGCGGGATCGAGCGGCACTACGCCCTCGGGCGTGACCCCCCAAGGTTCTCCTTCGCCCTCTTCGATGCTTTCATCATCCGATCGCTGGCGCCGGCGGCGGACTGAGAAATAAAAGCATTGCGGCAAGGGTCCATGATGGTATTAATCGGCCGCGACGGACCAAACACGGATCCTCCCCCAACAGACCATCGTCCGTCATGGACTACCCCAATGAGGCCGGGCCTCTCTCTGACCGAGATCCACCCTCGCGCCGCCCGGCCTCATATATTTCTTGACACCGCTACCGACCATGAGCATCATCCCAAACGACAAGCAGTTTCCTCTTTATAAAACGAGTCCCATGCTGATATCGGTTTCTGCTTGTCACAGATCGGAACCGACCAGGGAGTTACCATGATTTGTCCACACTGCGGCCAAACGCAAGCTGAGACGGCTATGGGGAAGGCGCTCAACAGCGCTGGCTTCCACACCCCTGCGCAGCGTCTTGAAATATTGATGACCGAGGTGTTCGGCAAGTACCCTGGACTTGATGGACCTGACCACGAGAAACGTTACAAATACATAATGGAAGGTCAGGTCGAGGCTGAGTGGTTCACCAACCTCCTGATGAAAAATCACCAACCTGGTGTCATGTCGGGATGGGTTAGCGCATTGCTCCGCGCACAGGGGGAGAAGCGGGCGCAGGCAGCGAAAGCTGCTTCCCAAGAGCGGCCTTCTGTCGCAGCGACCAAGCCAATACCCCGCCCAGTCGTGGCGGGTGTCACCAATCAGGATCGGCGGGCCACATCACTCTCGAAACCCATCACTCTTACGCCCGTCGGTCCTGATCCCAAAGCGAAGATCCAGGCGGCTAAGCCCGTTACCCCACCCGTGAAGCAATCTCCGAAGATGACGATGACATTCGCGCAATCTCATCGTCGGTACAAAGAGATCAATGACAAGCACAAGGCGGCAGAGGATGCTCGATTGAGCGCCGAGATCGATCGGAAGAACAAGATCGAAATCAACAAGAGAGAGCAGCGCGAAGCTGCTATGTTCAGACATCGTCTTGGCCTTCGCAGGACAGACGATGGTAAGCTCATTCTCAATTCGAGTATGTCTGTGTGCTTCTCGTTCAGTTCCAATTTAAAACAGAGATCACAAACCGATTGGGAAGACGGCGAGGCGATAAAATTGCTACTGGATGCCGCGCATGGATGGAATGATCAAGATGGCAACCTGCTCAAGGATGTCATTGATGGTACGGAACAAATGGATGCGGCTGTAAAAGAGGCCCGGGAACACTACAAAAGCCGCAACATCTATCGTGAGATTATGGAAGATGCGTAGGGCGAAACAGATCGGTTTGGTGGAAACGCCAGACCGGCAGCAGGATGCCAGCGGCACCGCGAGCACCATTTTCCTCTCGCAACCTGCTGCAAATAATAACGATACCCGCACAATCAAAGCGATCCTGGATGATTTGGTTGAGTTGCAGAAGTACCGCAAGTTCTCGATCAAGGGTCAGCAGATGTGCGACCGACGCACGGAGGCGCTGATTGCCAGTAGCCTTGGTTATGACCTTCAGCAGAAGGATCAGGACCAAAAGGCCAGGAAGGCCATATTCCTCCGCGCCGCGGAAATACGGGAGTCGATCGAGGGCGCGGATAGAGCCGTTATCAAGGCTAATGACAAGTGGCGCAAATTGGTTTTGAAAATCAAGGAGATTACCGAAATAAAGCACCACAAGGCGCTGCTCAAATGGGACGCGGCCATGGAGAAGCGGCGTCCCGGCGATAATAAGCCGACACCTCCAGAGCCAGTTCTCGCCTACCCAGACCCTCCTGTCCGTGAGGTTGTAGCGCCACCGACGCTACCGGATGACGTCGTGACATCAAGACCCGAAAAAATGATCAGGTCGATACTGGCCAGCGCCACCGCTCGATCTGTCTACGACAATGACAGAAGCGATACCGAAACGGCAATGATTAAGTTGGCCGGCTCTCTGCCGATCTACCCGTGGGCAAGTGAGATTAGCGGCTTGGGAGAATTGGGTCTTTCGATCCTTGTAGCAGAAGCGGCTGGTTTCGACCTCGATGAAGAGGGAGTCCCACACCGTAGGGCCATCTCAGACTACAGAACAGTCTCGGGGCTATGGAAGCGGATGTGCGTCGCGGTCATGCCGGATGGCACCAGACAGCGCAAGAGCCGGAATGCGGCGGACGCCCTGGAGCAGAAATACAAGCCGGCCAGGAGGTCTGAGGGCTGGGTGGTGACCGAGTCACTGCTCAAGAAGCAGGTATGCGGTGAGGCGAGGGCCTGTCGCGAGGCCCTGTTGGCGGACCCGAAAGCGTCGACGGCCCTCGCGAAGCGAGGGATCGATGTGGCAGAGATCAAGACCGCCAAGGCGCTGCATGATCTGACGGCAGAGTTCGGCATCGAGGCTCGATCCTATGCCCTTGGCCACTACGGCGATGTTTACCTGCGGCGCAAGGCACACACCGCGATCCGGGTCGAACTCACGAGAGAGTTCCCCGACGTAGTTAATGGGCACTTCAACCCGGAGAAATGGACGCCATCGCGGTGTGACCGGGATGCGAAGCGTGTTATGTTCAAGGATCTTTTGAAGGACATGTGGGTCGAATGGCGCCGGGTAGATCGAGAGGCGACCACCACCCCACTTCAGGATGCCGCAGATTGATGCGGCGCAGCGATGGCCCTGAACCCCACGATACCCGTGCGTCGCTCGCCATCGCTGCAATATTCCGACGTCATGTCGGACGAGGCTGGGTCAGATTGGGGTCGAACTCCAGGTGTCCCGCGCCCAGCCTCACTCATTCAGTTCGGGTCCAGAGATGGGTCCGGCGACGGAGGAACATACACGAGTCGATACCCCAGCAAGACACCTCCTTTCCGTCGCAAACATTCGAACGTGTCCGGGACCAGGGGCGTTGCGATATCCTTTCGAGCGGCCGTCTTGGACGCTATGCGGTGGGACTTTTCGTATCTCGTGAACCATACCTGGAGCGTCCCACCGCAACCTATCCGGCTATGCCGGAGCGCGAGGCTTGCCAGAGAGAGAGCGACAACCAGTGTCATTCAAGCGAGCCTCGCGCACAAAGATCGGACCGGCCGCAAGGTCTGTCCGTGGGGAGGCAGAAGTCGATCGAAATCCGAAGACATGCCGTCTCCCCACCCAATCGGAGTTGGAGCCACCGCTCAATCGATACCCACTGCAACTGCGCTTCAGTCTCCGACCTTATCACGAGACGCCGCTGGGCAACTGGCGGCTGCGGCGGTGCCACGGAGTCGGCGACACCCAGGACGCCAGCGCCCGCCGCAAACCATCCGGGAAGCCGGAGAGGCTGGGCCATGGAGGGACCAATATCCCCGGTAATAGCGCCCAGCCTCATTTATTCAGATCGGGCGCAGAGATGCGTCCGGCAGCGAGAGATCCAAAAGATGCACGAGACCCCATGCAATTTCGGTTTTCCTCGCTGCGAACATCCGGTGGAGACATCGGAGCGATGATTGGAGCAGTTAGCCTGCGAAACCCACATTCATCCCTATCCAATCATCGCAAAACTTGCGCGGCCTGCCGGGCGCACCTAGCATTTTAAAGCAGGGGTGGCCGGTTCGACTCCGGCGCCGCGCGAACCATGGAGGGTGACATGCCTCACGAGTTCTGAATTACCTCGGGTCCGCGGACCTCCGCAGTGAACTGGGCTTACTGGATCCAACTTCACATTGATGCGGAGAATGCAAGAATGTCTAAAACATACTTAAAAATCAAACTGATGAGCTTGGCGGCTGAGGCAAAGATCATCCGACGCCAGGAGCAAAAACTGGTCAAGCGTCGGCGGCAGTTGCGCGCGGCCGGCAAGGAAGTGTCTGAGACATCGGACGTCCTGGTCGGCCTCCACACCCATCGTACTCTGGACGTTCGCCGGGAGGCCCGCGCCGCCCATTTGGCCTACGGCTACCTCCGCGGCACTCACGCGGGGGACATAGCTTTATTTTGCAGACTATAATGGAACTTCAAAAGTCTCAAGGCGCATTGACTCAGCATATTTTGGATTTAGGCAAATCGATTGATCAGAGAATGCAGAAATTAGATAAATTAGACGATCTCCGAATTGAAATAAAGGGTCTCTCAACAATACTTGATGCTACATGTAAGCAACTAGTCGAGGTGAAGGAGAAGGCCGACAGGGTGCACACTTGGGTGGTCGGTGCCGCTGCGGTGGTTTCCGCAATTGTGATTGTTGCAACAATTGCTTCACGTTTTATACCAGTAGGCATAACGACCTCTGTCGTTAACTATCCAGGACCGGTCCCCAGCGAACACGTTCCAGCGAATAATAGATGAGGTATTATCTCTGCCAATACCCAGCCCAATTCCGACTAACGGGATGCCTCAACGCGGCGCTGGTTACCGCCTCATGCAACACCCCGTTCGCATCCCGCCGAGTATCCTCCTTCCAAGCCATCTCGTCGGCGTAGGCGCCCAGGTATTTGCCGCTGATGTGGTGAGCGATTTCTCCAGCCGTTGCCGAGTTGCCGTTCTTTTAGCGAACCTAGGAAGGCCAAAAGATCTTCATGGGCAACGATCAACCGTTTATACATCGCCGTCTGATCCGGTCGATGCTTGGGGTGATCAGGAGGATAGCGGCCGATTTGGCCGCGAAGCCAGTCCAGTTGGGACTGCACCAAATCAAGATGCCGCTTGACAGAATCTGAGTCTTCTGGCATAAAAAGTCCGCCTATCAAGGGGATGGGTCTGCGTCTCAGCAGTTAATATCCCACCCTGGGTTATGTCATATGCAATCCGTCAGCCGCAGTTACCTTTCCGGGGGCTGCGGCTGATTTGCATTTTGCGGCATGCCTTCCCGAGCCGCAACTGCCTTACCTAACGCCGCCAAGCCTCAACAAACCCTCCGTATCTTAACTGCCGACCATCCGAAACGGAGCGTGCCGCACCTAACCAAATCCACAACTGCCATACCAATCAATCGTAACGAATCGTGCCAGACCCTAACGCAACGATCCACGCCTCGACAGGCCTCATGTTGAACTGCCATGCCAGAACTCACCCGACCATTCCGGATGAAGCTGCGCCGAGCCCAAACTTTCCAGAACTGTCTGATCTCATCATGATGTGACGGCGACAGATCGTTTGATTATTTGCGTCGCCGTCCCGGTGGGCGTTTGGTTTGTTGTGGCGGAGATGGAGCGATTTCACCGCTTTCCATCTGCCCTATTTCGATGTCGATTTCTTCAAGTTTCTCGGTCAACCATTGTCCTATGGACTGATCTGGTCCGTTTGGGCACGGCGTGACATGGCAGTTGTGGCGAGGTGGGTTGATGGGTTGTTGTGGCCTGGTGAGGCAGTTGGGGCCTGGTTGGGTGCGGTGCTGCCTGGGCTGGTACGGCGCGGTATGGCAATTCAGATAGGACTTGGGACGACCTTGGGATAGGTGACGTCTGGGAGTTCAGATCGGGCCGTTGTGGTTCGTCCGGTTGGGCCGGGTGCGTTCCGGTGTTGAGGATAAGGCAGTGTAACGCCGGGCACGGCAGTTGAGGATAGAATGCCTTGGTTTCTCGGGCCAAGGTCAGGTCAGTCTGGGCAGTTGTGGAATGATGAGGCATCGTGAGTTACGGCCGGGTTCGGCGCCGCGTGAGAGGTCTGGCAAGATAAGGCAGTTATGGTGCGGCGCTAGCCAGGACGTATGGGGTATGGTTTGGCGCCATCTCGGCAGTTCAGGCGCGGCCCGCGAGGGCCAGGAGAGTCATGGCGAGGACGGGCATGGCAGTTCACATGGGGTGCGTTCAGGCATGAACAGGAAAGGCCTGGAGTGTTCGGGTCAGGCAGTTGCGGTATGGACAGATGGAGTGTGGTTTAGCTTGGTGACGCATCTAAGGCCTTGATAGAAACCTCCGTTCGTTGCTCTTTGCGAGTTGGACATCGGACGGAGGACGCTTTCAATGTCAGGTGCTTTGGATCATCATTCACAATGATCCCCATCCGATGCAGGCAATCGATCAGCGGCTTCATTCCGCCAACCAATCCATCGTAGTCAGGCTCTCCGACAGAATAGCGTGCAATCGTAACAATCGCATGCTCGATCGGTGGCCGACCGATCGCATGCGGTATAAGCACCGCAATCTCATTGGCTATGGCCTGCTGGAGCTTCTTCCGCTTGGCCCAGTGGAGCCGCAGGTAAGGGTTCAGTCGTGGTGTCGGTTTACTCAGCGTGAAGCTGATGACGCCCTCGCCGCCGGCTACCGGGACCGGCGGGATACCCTTTAGCTTCTGCATGCGCTCTTGATGTACGCGCAGCCATTGCTCGGTGAAACCCACCCTAGTTGCGCACCTCCTTACGAGGTAAATAAGCCAGTTTCTCGTGCGCGCCGCAGTAGCTCGCCAGCGTCAGGAATGTGGTGTGCGGTCGCTGGACGCGGCACAGGTCAGCGTCGCAATAGATCGACTTGCCGATAACCCACATACAGCCAGAGCCATCCGAGCGCCGCACCGGCAGCGACTTGGCTACCCGGGGCGCGGGCGCCGTCTCCTGATGTTGCGGTGCAACAACCTCGCACACGACAACAGCGACAATCTTCTTTTTCGACGGCACTGGGGTGACCCAGGCAGGCGCCTCGATGATAGCGGTCGGACCGGAGGATTGGGTCGTCGCCAGGGCGCGGACGGGCTCAGGTGAAAGGGATGGTAATGGCGGCAGCTTAAATACGGGAGGAGGTGGCGGAGCTATTGTTTTCGGCTGTGATATCGGACGCTCCAAGCCTGGCGGATAGCGCCTGATACAACTCGGCCTGGCAATCCACTTCATCCTGGTACGCAGCCCGACAATAGCATTCTTGCTGACAACGAGGCCGTATCTGTTGGATATGGTGGTCGCAATTGCTGACGTGGAAATTCCATCATACCACATTGTTTCAATGTGCTTCACGATATGCTTGCAGTTGTCATTAGTCCAGGTGACAGCCATCTCAGCGTAACCTCATAGGTCTGGTGGTTGGAAAAGTACCCCATTATAGCTTTTTGCTGCTCCGTAACTCTCGACCGGCGACAGTAGTGGCCAGCAGCTTGTCGAGCGTGATCATGTTTTTTCCTAGGCCCTTCTCCTTTGCTATTCTGATGATGGACATGTGATACTTCAGAGGTATCCCCTGCGTTGCCCAATGCCGCACGGTGGGGATCGGTAAGCGGAGCGTCGCAGCAATCTCACCTGTCCCGCCGATTGCCTTCATGATGTTGCCGGCAAGCGTGCCCGACTCTCTGTTTTCGAAACATGTTCGGTTGCAATACAGCCTGCTTTCAGCTACGCTTGGGGCAAGCCACATGACATGCCCACACGTACCGCAGGCCACTCTGACCCGACGCGAGGCCTGCCCACTAACGCCATCAACCAACTGGTTCATGAAATTTATGCCCCCACACGCAGGAGATCATACGCTCGTGATTTGGTCGAGACAAGGGAGACGGTGATTGGAAGCCAAACGGGAATTAACCAAGCCACAGACTGGCACTTATGTTGTGCTGTTTGTCAAAAAAGGCCCAGACGTGCCGGTTAGGCTGCATAAAATTGACGGCAATTTTACCGCCGATGTGTTCGGCATGCCGCAGCCAAACTGGCTTGGATACTTCTATCCGGAAAGCAAAACAATATTGCCGCCGTCATATTCTCCGGATGAGGTAGGGGAACTTCTGCTTGACTGCATCATGAACGGAAGCCTGGATCGGCACCCGTTTGCCCGGATCCTGGCCTACGGAGACGAGTGCACCCAGGCACGGCACGATCAACTGGTGGCGCAGTGGCAGTGGGCGCAGGTTCATGCCAAATGGCACCCATGTCTTCGGCCGCGCGAGCCTATAAACCTCAGAAGCCTGCCCGCCATGGGCGATTACGTCGTAGGAGTGAAGAATGGACGTGGAAAGAGACGCCGCCCCGCCACCACCCTCGGGTGACAACTATGAGGCCGTGTTCGGCAAGCTGGACATGCTCAATTTGGTCGACCTCGTTCGACTGAAGTCGGAGCTACCTGAATTTCTGCCGGGACTGACCGCCCGGCAGGAGGAGTTGCTAGCGTCGGCGGCAGCATGGATCGCCAATCACACGCCGACCACGAAGGACAAGCGCCCGGTCATCGTGAACGATGAGGACCGTGACAGGACGGCGGACTTCGTGAAGCAGTTCAAGGAGTTCAACGACAGGGACGCCGAGCCGCAACGGAAGGCCATAAAGGACAACGTCCTCAAGGCCGGGACCACGATCGATGACCACTTCAAGGGACTGAAAAATCCCTTGGACAAGGCCGTCCAGCCATTGATCGACGCCCTGTCGGTCTACCTCAAAAAGCAGGTGGATGCCCGCGGAAAGGCCCTCCTGGCTGAGGCCAAGCGGCAGGCGGACGAGGCCAACCGCGCGCGCGAGCGAGCGGAGTTGGCGGCCAGTGACGTGCAGGCGCGAGACTGGAATGACCTGGCCGATGCAGCGCAGAAGTCGGCCGACGCTGCGGTGCGCAAGGCCAACGCCGGCACATTGGAGATGTCTCGCGGCAGGACCGACAACAAAGTGCAGATCGGTCTGGTTACCGTCTACAAGTGGGAGGTGGCGCAGATCATGGACCTGATCATGGCTATCGCCGCCGGGCGAGCGTCGGTGGAAGCGCTGGTGGTCAACGAGTCCTGGATGAACCACCATTGCAGGACCAAAGACGGAGAGGTGCCGGCGCCGGTACCCGGCATCCATATCTACCCCACATACAAGCCGAAGTAAGGAGGACCGACATGGATAACGAAGGAGCCATCGTAACCGTTGAGCATCCGACCGCCACCGATGTTGTCATCGCGGAACAGCGCGGCGGGTATCAGGTCGCCATGCTCCAGATGTTGGAGCGGCTGGCGCGCGACCCGAGCGTGAACGTCGCCTCGCTCGTGGCGCTGAACGAGATCAGGAAGGAGGAGGTGGCCGACGCGCGGCGCCTCGAGTTCGAGGATGCCATGGCGCTGGCCATGAACGAGATGGAACCGATCCGCAAGGACATGGAGAACAAGGAGACACACAGCAAATACCCGTCGCCAGCAGCGATCGATAACGCCATCCGTCCGATCTACACGAAGCATGGTTTCAGTCAATCGTTCAACTCGATCGAGCCACCGGAAGGCAAGGAACTATGCCTTGAATGCATCCTCTCGCATCGCGGCGGCCACACCAGACTCTATAGTCTGGCAACAGCTATTGATGACGTCGGCATCAGGGGAACCAAAAACAAAACACCGATCCACGCTCTGGCGTCTGCTGTCACTTTGGTGCGGCGCTACCTAACCGGGATGGTATGGAGCCTATCGTACTTCGGTGACGATGACGACGGCAATCGAGCCGGCAGATCCAGCTCCTACAAACCGACCTTGATGCAGGACAGCGCGCCGAATGATGATCGCCGACCGACCGATCGTCCGCCGAGCCGGGTTGAGGCGTGGGTTGCCGCGCTCAAGGCGGAGAAAGACGGCGATAAGTGGCTCCTGCTGCTGAACAAGCTGGCCGACGGATGTGAAAGCGTAACCCATATGCGCGAGCTCCAGACGCTCGACGCGGTGGTTCGGGTCTACGACAGTGCACCGCCCGATATCCGGATGAAGTTCAACAACCTATGGGGCCGCACGGTCGCCCGCCTGTCGCCGAAGGCTGACGATCCTCCCGCGGAAACCGAGAAGCAGGAGCCGGCGCAGCAGACTGAGATGGACAAGGTGGCCGCCGAAGCCAAGTTCGATCCGGTAAACATCTATCCAGTCGATCAGCACGGCGAGGTATTGGCTGCACTGATGTCGCCGATCCAATTCTGCAATTGGATGTGCACCCAACTCACGACGCCGGGGATGGATATTCCGGCTGTGGTCAATGCCAACCGAGAGAACGTCATCGCCGCCTCAGAGGCCAGCGAAGCGGCGCACAAAATCCTCGACGAAGCAATCCGCGCGGCGGTAGCGACTAAGGAGACCAAGGAGACCAAGGAGGATCCGGATACCGGCTCAGGTGCGGCTGCACTGGCTGAGACGCTCAACAAGCCGGCTGATCCAGCCGCGACCGCGCTCAAGGACAAGGCTTACGCCTGGACGATCAAGGATCAGATCGACGCCCTCACCCGCGAGTCCGACTACCACAAACTCTGGAAGGATGTCGAACTGCTGGACTGGGCGAAGCGCATGAAGGCGACCAATCCAGAGGTTGCGAAGTTGGTAGGCAATGCCAACGACAAGGCGCGCAAGCGGCTGGGGATCACGCGCAAGGCTGCCTGATTGGGGGATCGAATGCGTCTTCTGACACCAAAGAACACCCTCTTCGTCGACACGGCCATGTCGGACAATCAGTGGCACTTCGACGAGCCGCACGAAGGGGGTTTCGCCGACGACAACCAGCCGCACATGGTGCGGTTGGCGTGGGCTCTGGAGAGCGATGGAGAGGAGGGTGATGTTCTGCGCCATGCCTGCCACCTCGTGGGCTTGCCGGAGGGTGCGCGGATCACCGCGGAGCATGCCATCCGCACGTCAGTGTTCGAGCACCAGGTCAGCGCTCGTGGTCAGCCCATGATCGATGTGCTGGAAGAGTTTTTCGAGGCGCTGAACGAAGCCGGCACGATCGTCGCCTACAACTGGAGGCTCCAACGACTGGTGCTGGAGCGGTCCATGCGCTCGGTCGGGCTCAACCACGAGCGATGGAGCCACAAGACCCACTGCATGAAATCCGAGGGCGGTCCGCTGGTTGGCATCCAAGGGATCGGTGGACCTGGGACATTCAAGGAGCCAACGTTCTTCGAGATCACCGAGCTGGTAATGGGATCGGTATCGATGGTCTCGACCGACCCGATTGCCGAAGGGATGAGCCGGATCGATCGGCTGCGGGCGTTCTACCACGAGCTACGGCGCAGAAAAAAAGCCGGGTAGCCTTACGGCTCCCGGCTGCAGCGAGTTGTCATTCAGCCAACCGACACATCGGCCGCATTGACCTATAAGTCAATGGTCAGCGGGTCGGATGACCTCCGTTGCTGATCACCGCCCGCGCGCTGTTCACCGCGGCAGTGGACGGCGGCGGGGCAGAGACGGGTGGCGGCGCCGGCATAGTGCTGTTCAGGTAGGCCTCGACGCCCTGCAGGACGACACCCGTGGCAACGACAATGGTCTTGTCCTGCGACGGCATGGGTACGGCTTCGATGATCGTCACCGCCGTGTTCAGGCCGCCGAACACCCGCTGCATGATCGGCAGGCTGGTGGTGAGCGCGGTGCTGGCGGAAACGGTTGCCAGGGCCGCTTGAGCCTCCGCCACATCATCCTGGATCGTCGTCGCCTGCGCCTGGGTCAGGCCGCCGGGAAGCGCCACGAGCTGTGGCAGGATGCCCATGATGGTATTGCCGGCCTGATCGAGGTCGGTGATGACCTGCGCTGGGGTAACGGAGGAACCTGTCGTCGATGTCGTCGTCGAGCAGGCGGAGAGCAGGAGGGCGGCGCCGATACTCAGCGCCAAACTGATCTTTCTCATCATGGTGGGGCACTGTTCCTTGTGCTTCGGGTGGGAGGGATATTGCTGGTGGGTGGATCGCCAACGGCTGTCACCGGCATGGATAGGATTGGCGCCGCGCCGCCGGGCGTCAGCGGCACCGCCGTAGGATTGACGGCGAGTTGCTCAAGGCCCTGCTGACGCACAACCTTCTGCGCCAGCAGCTTTTGGATCTCAGGATCGACCGTCGATTTGTAGAGGCGATCGATCTCGGGCCCGGCGTGATCGAGCACGTACTGCAGGCGGGTTTGCAGGTAGGGGCTGAGACCAAGCTCCACCGATGGGTGCACGGTGGTGATGGCTTGGCCGATCGTGGCCTCGGCATAGCCGGCCGAGTTTGTGATGGCCTTGTCGATGATGGTGGCTGCGTCCTTGTTCTTGACGTACCTGCCGACCAGCGCCACGCAAACGGCCAGCACTGCCGGGAATACCAGGGTGTTGAGCAGCGATAGAGTGATAGTCGTGGCATCGATCGTGTTGCTGACCACGACTGGGTCCGCTGCGGCGCTCATGCAATTCGTCCTTGGATAGCCGGCCAGGCGCCTGCAAGAAGGGCCTGGCTCATGCGGGTGTATCGTTCAGGGAGTTCGCGCGCCGCGTCGCTGTCCATCAGCTCGACCGCCATGGTCTTCATGTCCTTGGCCTGCACCGCGGCCAGCATTTTGACAAACTGGTAGAGCTTGCCGGTATTGAACTCGACCATGGCCAGGACATCCCCCGGCACCGTGTTGATCACGCTCGAGTACCATGGATAGGCCTTGTTCAGCTCAGCCTCGACGCAACCGAGATCGTAGATGAAAATCATGTCCATCAGCGTTTGCGACATCGGCACAGCGAGATTGTGTCCGTAACCGACGGTCAAGTTGCCGCCGTTCGGCCCCTTCAGCACCACGACACCCGACGAGTCGTCGTAAGGGGATGACATACTCCCCTCATCAGACTGCAGGTGCGCGATGCCGGCGGGCGTCACATCAGGCGACCGGTGCAGCCGATACGGGCGGCGCCTCGAACAGGGCTTCGAGCGCGATGCCGATCGGCGATCCGATCCCAGTGCAGGGATCCGGCCCAATTTCGGAGTCGTAGGTGCCGTTGTTGCCGCTGGTGATGTCGCTGAAAGCCTTCTGGTTGGCCCAAAGCTTCGCTCCAATCCAACCCAGCTTGGTGCCGAACGACGCGAGCAGACCTGAGTAGAGCGGCGCGACCGCGCTAGTGCCACCGACCACCTGAACCGCACCATCAAGCACGATGTTGTAGCCGGTCATCGGATCAGCGTTGGCCGACACGTCCGGCACCATGCGCCCGAGACTGGATGGCGGGGTGGGTGCGCCGAGCATCCATTGCTCCGCCGGGAACAGGGTGCTGAAACCGCCGCCAGTGCCTTCGCCATCGCTGTTGCCTGGGTTGTTGTTCCAGACCACCTCGGGGCCGTTCGATGGCTTGGAGGTGCCACCGCAGCCGATCACGTGCGGCGCGGAGGCCGGCATGTCCACGTTGGCGGGGGTGGATCCGCCGTCACTGGAGTCATTGTCGCCCGAGGCGGCGAAGATCACCATGCCGGCACCGGTCGCCGCGATCGCCGCGGCTTCAAGTGCCGATGCATCCACCTTGCCCCAGTTCGCTTCGTCGGCGCCCCAGGATATCGAGCACACGTCACAGCCATCGGCCGAGGCTTTCTCGATCGCCGTGGTAATGTCCTGCGACCAGTACATGCGAAGCGTTGCGGCCTCGCCGGTGGCCATGGTGTACGCCGCCGCCGCTACCTGGATGTCGAGTGCGACCTCGCCGTCAGCATCGTTACCAGGGCTGTTCTTGGTGCCGTCCACCGACACGTCAGTGATGTTTGGCGGAGGGATGCCCATGGTCGTGAAGGCTTGGTCCACGTCCGCTTGGTTCCAGCCGCCACCGAGCTCGATGATGGCGATAACACCCCCACCCGGAGCCTGGGTAGGCCAGCCGTAAGCGGCGCACAGAGCAGGCATATCCCACGCCTGGGGTGGTGGAGGGGGTGGCTGCGGGTTGTGCGTGGGGTGATGACCGCCACGATGCGCGACCGGCGGGGCGGCGCGCGTACCACCGCCATGGACGGCTCTCTGAAAGGCTCTGGTTGAATGGCGAAACTGAATGTACGGGTGGCATTTATGCACAAGCGTCACTCCCCATTGGTGACAAAATCAGTAGAGATACGGATGGCCGAAGATCGCCATGAGGATGAGGATCGCCACCAGCAGGCCAAGAATACCGCCAAAACCGCCACCGCCATAGTATCCACTTCTGTGACCCCAGTAGCCGCCACCACCGAACAAGACGATGATAACAATCAGCAAAACGAGCAGCATTTCTTTTGTCCTTTGTCGTGGACGATACTCGCGCCTAGCACAACTCGCTGGAGTCGCCATAGAAAAAGGGCCGATCCCGTAGGACCGGCCCAGATTTCTATGAACGCTTGTGCGCTACAAGTTACGGTTTGTGGGCAGCCGGATGAGCGGCACTCGGGGTGCCGGTGGCGGCCGGTGCGCCCGCGGCGTTGAGTTGCCCGGTCAGGGTGGCGATCTGCGCTTCGGCCGCATCAAAGGCGGCTGCCTGATCCGGCGTCAGGGTGCCCATCTCGGTCTGCAGGTCGGCTAGGACTGTGGCTACGGCCGTGCCAAGTGCGGTCACATTGGCCTGCAGGGTAGTAAGTTCGGATGCTACTGTGTCGCTCATGGTTGTTAGCTCCTGAATTTCAGATTGGATTGTGCTCAAGGCTGCCTGTATCGCAGTCATCTGCGCCGCGAGGGCAGTCAGGGTGCTAGAGTTGACCTTGTCTGTTGCCTGCAACGCAGCCACGGCAGTCGCGTTCCGATTGGAAGCTGCCTCAAGCGTGGAGATACCGCTGAGTACCAGCGCTAACTCCTGAAGGATGGCCGTATTCGACGACTGCTGTAGCGGAGACGCTTCCGACACCGACTTCCCTCCAGCTTTCGAGACGCCGGAGCCTTAACCAAAGACCCCGGAGTCTTGTCAAGTTGTGGTTTAGTGGCCGTCGTTGAGTTGCGGTGCCGGGAATGGGTTCGGAGGCGCGTCAGGAGCGCGTTCCGGGGCGGGCTTGGCCGCCGCCATGTTGACCCGCACCGCACCATGCGCCGGAGTTCCCAGGTTCATGTTCATGATGTGCTGGTGCTCGCCGTTCTTGACCACCACCGTAGCGCCCTGAGTGTCGGCCACGCCGGTGTTGGTCAGCTTGAGCACCTTGACGTCGCCGTCCTGCACGACTTGGGCGCGAGTAAGCTCTGGGTTCGACGCGACGACGGTGATATTGTCGGCCGCTGTCGCCGGCGCCCAATCGCCTTCCCCGTCATGCGCATGGCCATCCCAAACTTCGACCGGCGCGACAACGGACTGACCGCGATGCAGATGATGTGTCATTTGATATCCTCCTACAGAGTCTTAACCTGGAACGGTATGCTCCAGTTTCCTACGCGGCCTGACGCAAATGTCACCGAGCATCGCAAGGTGTACATGACCGGGATATACAGCGGAGTGAACTCTCCGACGGTAATCGAAACGAGATAACCAAGAGTGGACGGCATCGATCCTGGAACGACAAAGCTGTCGATGAAGGTTGGACCTATGAAATTCAGGTCAGGTAACCCAGGTGTTTCGGCTATCCCGGTAATTTCAGCCCATACGATTGCGTCGTTGGCATAGCCACGAACTGACCAATCGAAGGTGAATGTCTGCTGATCGGACGGATCAAACGGAGAAAAGAATTCCGGTTCCGCCCGGTAAATCTGGTTATCGAACACCCCGTCCTCCTCACGCGGTAGCACAATGCGCCGGATCATCGGCGGCAGCGTCGATATATCACCTGGAGGGGGCAGGCGCACGACGCGAGTGCGTTGCGACAATGGGATGTAGGTGTGAAACCACGTGGTGATCCTCGTCACCGTCGATGACAACACAACGAACGGGGCCTTCTGCCGATTGCGGACGGCATTGATGACCTGCCCCTGCGCCCACCCGAGCACTACGCCGCCACTGGCGATGATGATCTGCGGGAAAGAGCCCTGGGCGTAGCCGGCAACGATCCCGACCGAGCGGGAGAAGCGTGTGGACTCTGGTGACGCGGCACCAAAGGACCGGGCTGACTGCCTGGCCAACCTTCCGGATTGAGATCCGGAAGCCCCAAAGGCACGAAACATATTCCGGATGACCTGCAAGGACTGCGTCGAGGCGGTGTGAACCTGATGTCCGATCGAGCGTTGCAGTCTTGGCGCTTGTGGGTCGGTGGCGCTGGCCGCGATGTTGCGCGACAGCATTTTGGCTATACCTGAGGCTTGCTGGGATCCTCGGCCGAGGGTTTTCGAGATGCCGCGCAACATCCCGGTCGATTGAATGTTGACCGCGGTCCGGACGGCCGTCATCGCACGCTTCACACCGAATGACTGCGCGTCGACAGCGTTCAGGCCCTTACTAGGCACCTTGTGCAGACTAATGGTCTCTGGGCTAGAGGTTGATACGGTCTGGAGTTTGGCTCTCCGAGCGACGATACTGGCACTCTCAGCACTGGCCGCACTGTAAGACCTGACCAGCGATAGCAGCCGGGAATAGGATGCGGACTGTGCCGACGCCGCACCGTGAGTTCGGACCAGCAGCAAGTTCCTGGCAAACGATCCGACCTGGGAAGAAGCCACGGAGGCGGATTTGAAGATTGCCAGCACCCGAGCGGCCGACTGGGTTGACGCGGCTTGTGCTCGATAGGATGTGGCGAGCGTCCGGCTGATGGAGAAAGCTTCGGTACTGGTCGAGCCGATCGGGAACTCCACCTGCTTGATCAGACCAGATGATGCGGCATTTGATGCGGCCAGGGCTAGTTGGTTGACTACGCCGGACGAGTAGGTGATCCGGATCTGACCGATGGCGCCGGCGCCGCCCGTGCTCGGACCTAATCCAGAATAGAAGACCGCGCCACCACCGCCGCCACCAGGTGCGCCGCCCGCGCCCGCGACATCGCCTGGAGCACCCACTGTGATCAGCGATCCGCCACCGCCACCGCCTGATGTGGCCGAGGTGCCGGCATTACCCGGGCTGGTAGCGCTAACAGAGCCGCCGGCGCCGCCCGTCGTGGCGTCACCCTGCCCACCCGCGCCCGTCGAGGATGCATTGCCGTTACCGTCGGGCCCAGCCGACCCACCCCCACCAGCACCCGTGGAAGCATAAGCCGCGCCCGCGCCGCCTGTGTTCTTAGTGCCGGTCCCAATACCCGCCACGCCACCCGCGCCACCCGACGCCCCATTCGACCGCGAGCCGGCCGGGGCTGACATATAGCCGGGGGTGGATTTCCAAGCCGATGCCGAGGTGCCAGCCTCGATCTGCGCGCCGGCCACCCGAATGGTCAGGTTGATGGCCTTGCCGGCGGTCCAGTTGAGCTGAAGGCCGGAAGATATCTTGAGCCCACTGCTGGCCGTCGTGGCGTGACCGCTGGTTTGCGCTAGCGTGCCGGTCAGCGTGACGGTGTCGGTGATGATCGCGGCCAGGAAGCCGCTGGCCGACGTCCAGTCATCGGTAATGACCTGAACGCTGGTGATATTGGTGGTCGAGCCACCGACTAGGGCAAGATAGACGCTGACATTGTACGCGGTGGACGCTGAGCAGACCAAGAGCCCATCGAAAGAGAAGTCGGCGTGCGTGCTGGACGTGGTGCCGGACCACTGCACATCGACAAACGGCAACCCCGTAGTGGCGTCGACCCCAACATTGACGATCGTGCCGGTCGGCGTGCCGGTCGAGGTCCAGTTGGTCGGCAACACACCGACTGACGCGCCCTGCTGCAGCGAGTTCGTGAGGATGTTGAGGTTGTTGTTCGACCAAGTCGAATTGCCACCGGAAACGCCATCACCGCCGGTGCCGCCAGCCCCTCCGGCCCCCACGACGTAAGGGACACCATTCGTAATGTCGTTGGTCGTGAGCGTGTACGTCGACGAGGTGTACGCACCGCCGCCACCACCTGAACCGAATGCAGAGCCGGAACTGCGCGCGCCACCGCCGCCTGCAGCGCCCCACCCCTCAATGGTGACGGTGCTGTTGGCCGCCAAGCCACTCGGCACAGTCCAGGTGCCGGAACCGCTGGTGTTGAGCAGTACGGTGGTCATGGATCAGCGGGCGGCTGGTTTAGAGTTGGCCGCCATCCACTCACCCCGCTCTAGTTTTTTGGTCCGATGACGACGCCACCCATCGACGCCGGGGTATCCCTGGGAACAATCGGCAAGGAACTTCCGAATACTTTTTCCCATATGTAGTATATCTGCTGTTTTACGGTCGTGAATTGAGTTTCAATCTCAACATTGCCAGAAGCTATTCTAGCTATCTCTGCTTCTATTTTAGAATTTCTATCTTCTTCAATAGAAATTCTGCGATTGAGATCGATCCTATCGGTGTTGCTGCGCTGATCGGCCGCCGTGCTGTTGGATGAAGCGATTTCGATATTCTGCAATCTGGGTGCTATATTGGCTAGTTGAGCCACCATGGCCGACTGCGCATTGGTAAGTGGCGCAATTGCATTGCCGATCTCAGCGTTGACAAAAAAGACAGCCAGGCCGGTGATCATGCCAAGAGCCAGGAGGCCGGCGGAAGCGAGACCTACGATGATGGATGAAGGAAACTTCTTGGCCTCAAGTTTGACGCTGAAATTCTCCAGGGCGACATTGAAACGACTCATGTCATTACGAAAGCCAGTGGTAATGCTCTCGATATCAGACTTCCACTCGGCCGACATGTTGGTTTGCTGACGCTCAAGATGCTCAAGGTGAACCTTGAGGCTGGAGACGTTGTCGCGTTGGGTAGCGAAGCCATCGACAACGTTGGACAGACTATCTTCAAGCCGCCTCAGCGTATCATTCTGCTCGTTTCCGCTAGGACGTAAGGGCGTTGTCCTCCTTCGACGACGTGAAGGTTCGGTAGCCATATCCCCATCTCCGGCGCGCCGTCAGATCAAAGTGACTGGACCCGCACTGGGATCGAAAAACTGCTCCTCGAGCCGGACGCAAAAGTCGCGGTGCAGCGCAAACTGTAGGTGGTGGGCAATGATAGTGGCGTAAATGGTAGGGCGGTCACCTCCACAAGATAGCCGTTGATGAACACCGGCCCGAAGAAGGTAAAGCCGGCCGGAACGGAGGTCACGGTGGCCGAGACAATCGCGTCTCCGGGAGCGGCCCTGGCCGCCCAATTGAAAGCAAATGTGGTCTGATCGCTCGGATCAATCGGCGCGAAATAGGGTGGCTCAGCCAAACCCCCAGCGGGTGGCAGCAATACCGTTTGCTGATAGGCCCATGGTGCTACGAAGAGATGATACCACGGCGTCGTGGAGCTCGACTGGCCCTGCGCGGCGCCGAGGATGCGGCCGTGTGGCGTGGAGGTGGTGAAGGCTTGGGCGTTGCTCGTAGTGAATTCGCGCGCGGTGCCCTTGCCGATACTGACGGATTGCGGGCTGTAGATGCTGATGATCTTGGCGATGAGCCGCGCCAGGATGGAAGCGTTGCCCTGCGCGACGGAGGCTGAGTGGCCACGCGAGCGCTGCACGAAGGCAGTATTCCCGTCGGCGGCGATCAGGATCTTCACCCGGCTACGGATGAGTTCCGTCGATTGTGGCGAGTTGCTGTTGAGCGGTCGCGGCCGCACCGCTGAGACGAATAAACCCAGGACTTCCGCGCTAAAGATCGATCGTACCAAGCCGATCGACTTGATCGCCGCGGCCGCGTTGGCGGAGGCCAGCGATCGGATGGTAGACATCTGTCTGGCGAGTGCGGCGACCTGCCCCTGTGCCAGCGCGATAACCTCGGGAAGGATCTTGGTCACGTGGGTGGACAGATGCCCGGCGTTGGCATCGCTGGTCGGCAAAGATTTGGCGCGGATGATCGGCGTCAGCAGGCTGGCGGACTGGGCATCGACCGCACTGCGCGACGACAGGATACGGAGCGTGCCGGATATCATGGCGGCAATGGAGGTGGCCGCGACGGACCTTGGCAGCCCGGCTGAGCGCCGGGTCGATGCGGCGTTTGCATCGCTGGCCGAGAGCACCTTGCCGTCGGTGCGCTGTAGCGCGGCGCTCTCGGCGGAGGTGGCGTGGAATAGCTTGCCACTCCCACGCAGCAAGGACGGACCGGGAGCCTGACTAGCGTGGAAGTGGCTGCTTATGGCGCGCAGGACAGCCAGCGTGCCTGTCGTTGCGACGCCATAAACCTGATGGAGGGTGCGGGCGCCGAGTGGCGAACCGAGCGCCTCCGCGGAGCCGATGGAGAATGCCTTGCCGGTTTGACGGGAGAGTTTGGAGCTTTCGCCGTCGGTAGTCTGAACAACCTTCCCACGATTACGTATGGCCGATGTGGCTTGGCTTGAGGCGGCACTAAAGTGGCGCACGAGCGAGCGTAGGATCGCTATGGTCTGCGAGCTGATGATGCCGCGCAGCACGCCGACCGTACGCACCAAGACGATGGACTGCGTGCCGGCGACGCTGGGGATGGCCTGGCTTAGGCCGCGGCCAAAACCAATCACCTCGGCGGAAGCCACATTGTAGCCGGCCGGTGCGACCAGTTTAAGCAGACTGGCAAAGCGAGCGCTGTGACTGGCTGCTACCACGGCGTGATACGGCACGCTGTTGAATTGCGCGGCGAAGGATGGCGCAGCCACGCTGAGATTGGGTGGCGTCGTGGCGCGCAGGATGCGTTGGCTTGAACTAGAGGACTCGGCCGATCCCGTGGACCCGGACTGGTGGTAGATGTGCGCGCTAGCGCTCTTGACCATGCTGTAGGCAGCAGCGCTGGCGGCAGAGATCACTCGACCGCGATTGTTGTGCGTGTTGTGCGCCGACTGCGGGCTGACGGCACCGGTGAGAGTGATGAGTTGCGGCCCCTTGCGGGTGCTGGTGGCAGCCGTATCGCCGTGGGTAGCGGAGACGCTGAGCTGATGAGTGACCGCGGAGGTCGGGAATTCCTCGGTTAGTTGGTAGCCGTACAGCATCCACGGCTCCCGTCAGAGACTACCAATTTACCACGTTCGGCTTCACTCCCGCCGCCAGAGCCGCGCGCGGTGGACATAGCTTGTTCTGTTTGGTCGCCTGCTTCTGCCAGGAACAGACGTCGGCGAACCGACAGTCATAGGTCCGCGGTGGGTCCGGCTTGCGGCGGTTGGCCACGGCACGCTCCACCAATCTGTGCTGGAACCCAGTCGAGCACCCCACGAGCCACCAGGGACAGCCACCGTGGTCGATATCGTCCTGCTCGGGGCATGTGCCGGCATAGATCCCGGCGTTCGGCGAACCGTCATTGGCGATCAGCGGGCACATGGAGGCCGGGCAGATCACCTCCGGACCGCCTGGATCGAGCGGCTTGGAACGCTGCGGCTCGGTGGGCCCATTCGGCGGCGGTTGGCCTGGCCGCAGGTCGATCATGCCGTTGACCATCGGCGTCGGCAGGCAGGCCTGGCAGTACCATTTCCCACCGAAGGATCGGAATACCCTGGCTTCGAGCGGGGTATTGCCGCACTTGGAGCAGTTGAACTTCTTGGTGCCTGGATAGGCATCGCGCTCAACCATTCAGAAGTCCAGATAGCCCGTATCTTTGGGCTTGGCTGCCTCTTTCATGCATTCCTTGCACGGTGGATTGTGCGGGAACTGAAAGCGACAGTTCAGATACTTCAGCTTTGATACCGGCATTCCGGCCTCTACCCACGCTTGATACCCAGCGGAGCACAGATCGAACGCGTTCGCCTCCTCCGGTGTCTCCTGCCGGACCTGGTAGTTCGAGAACTCGCTCACAGGAACCTCTTTTAGGTGGTCAGGCCTCGGTACGTTGACGGTATGCATGACACATCGTCCAACAGGCTTGGCGAGCCATGGTGGTGTACCGCCGGCTCCTTCCGGTCCTTGTCAGCTTCGATGAAAATTCTGTGGCTATCGACGTCCACCCACACTCCGATAGGATAGTTGGAGGCACCGGCGCTGATTTTATGGCCACGAATTTCTGCCGAAAAACTGTTCATTGCTTCTTGTACTCCGCCCAAAAGGTGCGCGCGGCAAACTTAGGGTGCACGCGCTGGGCGTCGAGCTTACCACCATCCACCGGACAACCGAAGTGGTCCTCCAGCGGTTTACAGATATCAATCCCATCATTGACAAAGCCCATCTCGATGGTCGGCACGAAGCGGATCAGCTCGTTCATAACCAACAGACGTCCGCCGGGCTTCAAGGCTGTATGTAAAAGGAGCGCGTCGTCGGTCGGCTGGCCGGAGTGCTGCAACACCCACAGGCAGATGGCGTAATCGAATTGGTTCTCAAGCGACAGCAGGGATTGCGGCTCACAGGTGCGGAACTCCCGCCGCCGGACATGCCGGGAGGCGATGGTTCGCATCGACACGCTGGCGTCCACCCCGAGCACGCCACAACCACGAGCCTCGATGAGCGCCTTGGACATCCGCCCGGTGCCGCAACCATAGTCCAGCACCGCTGTGGTGTGGCGGGTGTTGGGGAAGCGATCGAGGATGAAGTCCAGGGTGTACTCGGTCTCCTCCACCCAGCGCTTCTCGCTTCGAGTGTGAGTTTCTCCATCCGTGGTGCCAACCTCCCCAAGCGTCATGTGCTTGGCCTGGTTCAGGTTGGCAACGCGGTAGGCATCGGGGTTGAAGGTGGCTTGTCTCATGACATCCTGTAATGCGCCCACCAAGAGCGCGCCGCTATGTCTGGGAGAACTCTTTGGGGATCGATCCTGCCACAGGCAATCGGGGCGTCGAACCGCTGATCTAGGATGGCCCTCACATCCTGACCGTCGTCGATGAATTTCTCCCCGACAACCGGTACGAACCGAGCGGTCTCATTCCAAACTATCAAACTACCGCCAGATTTTAGCGTGCGATGCATAAGCTGGACATCATTGCGCGGATCGGCTGAGTGCTGGAGTACCCAGAAGCAGACCGCAACATCAAACACGCCCGTCATCAGTGGCGATTGAAGGCTGACGTTGTCGCATGTTCTGAACTGCTCGCTGCGAACGACTTGTGCCCCAGCTATCATCCTCATTGAGGGGCTGGCGTCCACTCCAATCACCCGACAGCCAGCGTGATCGATGAGCGCCTTAGCTACGCGCCCCGTACCGCAACCATAATCCAGAACGATTGTAGATCGATCGATGTCGAGTCGATCGGTCAGAAACTCCAGAGCGTATTGTGTCTCAGCTACCCACCGAGCGTGGGTCTCGATGCGCGTCTGCTCGTCGTTTAGGCCGCGCACCCCGACCGTGACCAGCTTTGCCTGATCAAGGTCGGATACGTCGTAAGCATCACGGCAGAACTCAACCCTCACCAGCGACACACCTTGTGATGGCGAGTAGGATGGGTTTCATGACATGATCTCTTTTTCCCGTGCGGCTTTGGCTGCGGCCCGACCATAAAGCCCAATTCGTCCACGCCGCCAGCCTTCCGGAATGGGATCGGTGTCGCTTTGACGAATATTGTTCTGACCATCAGTAATCCAGCACTTCCCCTGCCGCGAGGCTATAAGGGCTGCCCGAGATGCTTCGTTACTCCAGGCTGCACTACCTCGCCGAGATAACTCCTCTGTCGTTAAGACCGGCCGTCCCTTCTTCACATACCGAGGCGCCTTCACGGTCACGATCCGTGGTTTTCGCGCCTTCTTTTCTCTTGGCTCTCTGGCGTCGATCAGCTTTTGCACATCGAACGTGCGCCCAGGGTTCCAACCCAACGGAGGATTTTCGCCGATTGGGACGCGCTTATTCGTGACCCCGTCGGTATACCAAGAGAACGGACGCCGGTTCTCCATCATCCGCGCTCGCTTCTCTGGGTCGTTCCAGATGTCAGCGTGACCAGCTTTGATGTTGGCTTTTGCCTGGTCGCTGCGTGGACCTACCGCTAGTGCGCGTAGCGTTGTGGCGTGAGCGTCGGCCAGATAACGGCCAGCGTGCCACCCAATAGGAACCGGCTCTGCGGATGGATGCAGCTTGCTGGAAATCCCATCGTTAATCCATACGTGCGGATTGGCTGCCATACCCGCTCGAACGAGCGCCAACCTTGCAGCGGACTGCTCTGGGGTTTCCTTAAAACCGAGACGGTGCTGTCCTGCCTTGGGATTATTCTGCTGCGCGATGGACATTCTCGCTCTAGCCTCATCGGAATATTTGAGGCCGAGATTGCTATCCGCTGCGGGTCGCCCATTGTAGCATGAGTTTAAGGTATCGATGTAGTATTGCTCACGAAGCACCTTGTCCTCATCAAGGCACTCTTCGATGATCTCAAAGAGAAATGCCGCCTTCCCGTGCTTGGTCCACGATCTTTGTAAATAAGACGCGTGGTGATCCCCAAGGTTGAGGTGGTAACGATGCGCTCTCCATCGGGCGGTAGCCACCATACTCGTGTGTCCGACATAGCATTTATCGGTTCCGACCCGAGTGATCCTGTAGATGAATGCCATACATTTCCTCCGTTCATTCAGGCAGAAAATTCCTGATGAACGTTATGTATGGCATTTTATTCATGCAGTCAATCGGAAAAAGTTTATACAAAACTCTTGCCAAACCTAGAGAAACCTAGTATAAATGCTAGGTTAAGGTGTCCGAGAACGTGAACGAAATCGAATCATTCGTGTTAAGTCCAATCCCCGCGAAATCCGCATGGATGAACATGTTCCCGCCCTGCGACGCGCCGTACGTTGCCGTCTGCCCGGTGGTCCAGCCACCCGCACCGCCGTCACCACCCGAGGTCACGACGCTGGATGCGGCCTGAATTGCGGCGGTTGATCCCAGCGCGCCACGAGAGATCGACAGCGTGGTCGAGTTCGCACCGGTGACCAGGATCGTCTCGTTGGCAACCTGCGCGTAGAAGTTACCCGTGGTCGGGCCGATGTTCGCGGCCAGCGTCATCGACGTGGCAGATGCCGTGATCGATGCTGACAGGGTCGATGTACCGCTCAGCGTCGTGGTGTCGAACAGCCCGGCCTCGGCGATGGTCTTGCCGGCGGTGGCGCAGACGATCGTGCCGGTCACCTGATACGTGTCGCCCAACTGCGTCGTGGTCAGGATCGAGCTGGTGCCAGCCGTGCGCGCCTCGGTCTGCGGCCCGAAGAGATTGACGTTGGCATTCGCGGAACCGGTGACGGCGGTCGTGCCCCAGCCAATGTTCTTGGCCTCGGTGCCATTGCCCTTCATCCTCTGCCAGAGGATGCCGCGGCCGGAAAACGTGGCTACAGTGTTGTTCGACACGATGGTATCTCCTGCGTAACAATTGGGGGAAAGTTCAGGCGCACTTAGTCAGTGGGCTGCGAACTAGCCCCTGGGCTAAAGCTTCTCGTCCGCCAGTTTATTGAGGGCTGTGCGGAGGTTGTTGATGACGTGGCGCCAGTCGCCGATGGTGACCTGGCGGAACAGTCTGGCGCTCGGATACCAGGGCGTGGTCTGGCCATCCTGGCCCCAGATCCAGTAGGGATCGGCGCAAAGCATGACCCAGGTCGGCACGCCGATCGCCGCGGCGAAATGTGCGACGCTCGTGCATACGGTGATGACGACGTCCATTTCCATCAGAGCGACGCCAGTGCCGACCCAGCCCTCTTTCTCGATCTCACCACCCAGATCGCAGATCAGGTTCTCGGCGCGCAGGCGGGCGATGTCGGCTCGGCCGGGCCCGCACTGGAAGCCATAGAAGACGATCCTCGGATCCTCGGCGAGCGGTAGCAGTTCTTCGAGCGGAATGGATCTGTCGTGGTTGCGGCGCTGCTCTGGGTTGCCGGTCCAGACAATCCCCACTTTGAGTGATGGCAGGTTTGGTGACGGCAGGTTGATCGTGGTGCCCTTGCGCGCCTCCAGAATGCGCTCGCGCAAGTACCCGGGGTCCGCCGGGATATTGTCCGGCCGCGTGCCGTGTATCTCTGGCAAGGTGCAGATGTACGTAGCGTAGTCGATGTCCTTCGGCCAGGGCAGGCCGACGTTCATCAGTTTGACGATCTCGCTGTAGCACCAAAACACATTGATCAGCGTGTCGTATGGACAGAACAGGATACGGCAGGTGGGCCACATCTGTTTCATCCAGGCGAAGTACCGCGCGAACAGGTAGCGATCACCAACTCCCTGCTCGGCCTGGATGTAGATCGTTTTGTCGGCCAGATCCTCACCGTGCCACAGCGGTGCTGGGAGGTCTGGGTAGAGTGATGTGCCGCGGTGCTCGCGGCGCACGTCGTAAAGGGCCAGGCCCCGCTCCCAGTTGCCCTCACGCAGGTATAGGAGGGACAGATCCCAGAGCGGTCCCTTGCTCTTGGGGTCGAGGTCAGAAGCCCGCTGGAGATGGGTCTCAGCCTTGCCGTAGTGGCTCACAGCCGAAAGAAACACCCCATAGTTGCCATGGAATGCCGCCCGCTCCGGGTCCATGCTGATAGCCAGGCGGAACGCGCTCATGGCCTCGGCATGCTGGCCGTTCTGCCATAGGGCAATGCCGAGGTTGCTGATGATATCCGGACTCGATGGGAGGAGGGCGGTCGCTCGCCGCAGCATGGCGATGACGGTGGGGATGGCCGCGCGGTGCTCAAGGACGGCCATGGCAGCGTCGTTGAGCAACTCCGCCTGGACGTGCTCCTCGCTCTTGTCGAAGAGTTCAGGATGCTCCGCGATCATATCCATGCGGGGTTAAGCCGATGGGGCTGCCGGCGCCTCGGTCGTCTGACTTAAGTCGGTGCTTACGGCCACGGGGGCGGGATCATCAGCCTTGCTGAAGCTCATCTTGACTGTGCCGCCGGCAGTGAAGACGGACTTGGCCTCAGCAACTTCACCTGCTTTGCGGAAGCGCAATACCATGGATCCATGCTGGCCATCTTCGTGGTGAAGCTCGACCTCGAACTCCTGGATGTGACCAATGATGGTCTCATCCTGATAGGCCACCGGCACCTGCACGGGGTGCGACGAGGCCCGGTTCACACGCAAAATCACGTCGGTCATGTTCATTCACCCTCTGGAGAAAATTCTACGCCAAACCCTACCGAGACTTACCCGTTGCTGCGGCGTGCGATCGGCGCCGCAGTGCGGACACATCGGGCCTACCGGCTGACCCTCCCGCGGATCACCTTCAGGCACCCAGCAACCGATCCAGTCTTTTTTGATGCGCTCCTCGGAACACCAAGTGCCAGGAGCACCGCATTTGGGGTTGCGGCACGCTCGGTTGACCGTAACAAACAGAGCTTGCTCTCGGTAAACCTCTCCGTGCGAAGCGTGGCCGGTCATACTCTGATTAGTTTCCAAGGAAAGCTCCTGGCTGTCCCCGCTACCTGGAGCAGGGTGACTCTGATGCTTTGGTCTGACGGCTGCGGTGGCGAAGCCGAAATCTGATTGACCGGCGGCACCGGGCCGTAGCTCTCTTTCCAGGTTAATCGGAGGGTTCCTCCACTTAGCGTCATCACGTACATCCGCAGCTCAAGCACGTCGCCGATCTGCATCGCCGAGATGTCCACCTCAAAATAGTACGTGGCATTGGTGGTATCGGTCGTGAGTGTCTGCTCGGTGCCGACGACAGCGGTTTGGGTGCCATTGGAGCTGGAAGTCCACGCCACCGGTCTTACCCCTCGGCCACGGCGAACAGATAAACGCCACGATCTTGCCCATTAGTGCGTCCGATGTCAGCATGCGGTGGCGTATGCCACGGTTCAATGCCGGGGCCATTCACGAAGACCAGACCAAGCATCGCTGCCTGTTGGCTGATGGTCTCGTTCAACAGGTCGAGTTTACTCGCTAGAGTCATAATAGCCTCCTCAAAGCCGAACCCCGTAGAGTGTAAGGCCGAACACGCGCTCCGGGCTGGCGTTGGTGTTGCACTGGGCGCGGGCGGCGATGCGGGTTCCGGCTGGGATTTGCATCGGGATGTAAGGCGTGACGCCATTGGCGAAATAGTTCTTGGCCGACCAGCAATACGCGATCTGGAGCCAGTTCGGCAGGAAGATCACCTCCGAACCGGAGCCGCCGATAGCCAGATCCACCAGCCAATCGACCACATGGTTCGTCGATGGAGTGCTTTGCCCCTGGGTGTCGAACATCAGCATGAAACCGGCGATGTCATTGCTCGTCCCTGCGGTGATCTGCGCGTACGAACCCTTCGTATTCGCCGTACCACCAGGGTCGACCGCTTGCCCAAGGTTGGTCGTGTTGTTGAACCCATAGGTATCGATGGCGCTCACCACACCGGGCGACATGTACCGGTCAGCGAACAGAGTGCATTGCACAACCTGCGCGTTATCGGTAAGCAGGCTACTCGATAGTCGGGCGGATATGCGCGTGCCAAGCGGCACTGAGAACGGGAACATGTAGGAGACCTGCTGCGTCCCGTACGATCCCATCCCAAGATTGCTAATGATCACCACTTCGTTGCCAGAGGAGCCGATACCGATATCCACAGCAATTTGGCGCCCGGACTGACCCTCACCGGCGATCGTGATCCTGATCCACGACGAGTCATAAACCGTGGATGCTATGATCTGTGTCCACAGGGCCTTGGCGTACGTCGTGGTCGTGCTGCCGATGACGACTGTGCCATTCGATGCACTGGACGTGACCGAGCCAGCATCAGCCGCTTCACTGAATGCGAAGGCCCCACCCCATGCGCCGGCCATCAGGCGTCCTTTTTAGCCAGCCGGAAAGGCACCCCAGCCTTCTGCAGCACGTCACCAAGATTGGCTTCGGTGTCGATCCTGGTGGTCAGGTCAAAGCCATAGCGCTGACGGTTGGCCTCGCGCCACTTCACGTACTCCGCGTCATCCGCGCGCACATAGGTGTCCCGCCTGCTTGACCAGACCTGCGAGGCGTCGCCGGTAAGGTCTGACTTTGCGTCCACCTTGTGCGGACCGTTGCCGCCGACGATCCAATAGTGATCCTCGGGTTTGAACTGTATTCTGATCATAGATAAATACCACCCGTCGAGCCGATCGAGAGAGGTGTTGGTGAGCCAGCGGAACTCCCTGGGAAATAATTCGCTCCGCCCCCAGAGGTCTGTATGGTAGCGCCCGTGCCCACGAAATACCGAGGGCCGGTTGCTGACCCAACGAATGTCGAACCGGATGCCTGGATGGTCGCGCAATCAACGGCGGTTATGAAAGCGCCGCTGAAGGACAGGCCGGAGACGTTGAAGCTTTGACCGGGCATCCAGACATAGCCGGTGTCGGCAATAATGGATGTCTGGACACTTCCTGTAAGTGTGATCCCAGATCCTAGGATGATGGTTGAGGCTATGCCGGCGTGAACATGGGAGTTTCCACAGCTTCCAAAAACGCAATTGGATATTGTGATAATTCCGCCATTACCCTGAACGGCATAACCTGAGTCTGCGGTGAAAGCATTCAGCGTGCCAGTGGCAGTTAGGGTAAAGCCACTTACTGTAACAGTCGATCCCTGCCCGGAGCTGACGCAATTCGCATTGGAGGCGGAAAGAATAACGCTTGACGGAGACGCGGAATTCCCCACGAGATTGATGGGCCCAGTCAACCCCAATGGGATACCGGGAAATGTCGCGATGTATCCGTTGGTAGGAATTCCACCGCCATATGAACCGTTGGCGACGTTTATAGTGCAGCCGAAATTGTTGAAGTCATATCGACTGTAGAGCGCGTTGATCGCCGCCTGGATCGTCAGGAACGGAGCGCCGGCCGTCGTACCGAGGTTGTTGTCATTCCCAGTCGAGGCGTTGACGTACAAGGTGAGCGGAGCGCTGAGTAGGGTCCGGACCGGCGACATATTCACGTACGGCAGAACGCCCTGCACCTCGCTTGCGAGGTTCACCTTGGGTGCTTGACCGGCAATACCGCCATGGTGCGACGCCATCAGACCGCCAAGGAATGGCGCGTATGGATAGCTGCCGGAGACATTGGTGCCGACGCCGGGGCCGGCCTTGAGGATCTGCGATGTCGTGATCTGCGTCTGACCGCCAGCGATGTCCACCAGATAGAGCGGCACCCAGCCGGCAGTTGGTGTCGGAGGCACCTCGGAACCAGTGGTTGCGGCGGAGCCTGAGATCACCTGCAGAACACAAAGGCCCTGACGGACGGTGTTGATGGACTGTGTCGTGGGCTGCGTGGGGTTGGCGACATTGTAGAACGGGGCGATGCCGCCATTTGGATCGTTTGCCCTGACCGCATCGAGCTGACTGAACTGCGCCTGGATCAGGTTCCACTGCGACTGGCCAGACGATGGCGCCGTGAAGGTGATCGTCTGCGCTATCGTCGAGCCCTGCTGACATATGATCGTGCTGTCGGCGGGGATGCTACCAACTCCGAGAGGATCGGATGCAGCGAGCTGATAGATGCGGCCGGCGGTAAGTTGCACGCTAAGCGACGCGGCGGGCGTCTGACCGGCCACCAGGCCAGCGACGACGGTGGTGCCGAGTCCACTCATTACGTCCTGCGCGAGCGCCCCGAGACCCGTCAGGACGTCATGGAAACCCTCTACGAAATCGAAATCCCGCATCTGTTCCATGGGATCGATGATTGGACGATCCATAAGATGCGATCCTACTGGTAAGTCTGGTTGGTGATCGTGATGCCAGCGGCTTTGGTCACGATGAATTTAGAGCTATCCGAGAAGTAGACGGTAAGCTGTTCGGTCTGCACCCCGGCGGTCGGCGGCACTGAATGCAGGTTCAATTCATTGCGGTTGATCACCCACGGCAGGCTCAAGGCGGTAGCCGCGTTCTGCACGCTGGCCAGACCCCACCCGGCGCCGGCTGGATTAGTGTCCCAGTACTGCTGGAAAAACACCGCGTCAGGCATCTGCGTCTGCAAGGTGGAGATCAGTGTCGGCTCGGAGAACGTGGTATCTCCCGCAGTTACCGAGCCGGGTCTGAACTCACTGATGCAAACCGTCTTGCCGAGAGCCGCGAGGGTATTGTAGTCGGCCTGCGCGGTGGTCGGCGTCGGCGGCGGTGGTGGCGGCGTCGTGCCACCGGCGCTGCCGGTCACGATGTAATCCGTGGGTGGGGATTTATAGCCAAGAGTCGTATCCTCAATGACCATGTCGAACGTGCCCGACGAGGCCGGGGCGAACGTGAACTGAAAGGAATTAGTCCCCACCAAGGAGGGGCTTCCAGGAAGAGCCGCTTGCCCCGATCCGGCGCCGAGATCGGCCGTGAAGTGCGCCAAGGTGACCGGGTAATTGGTATCCACCTGGACGGTATAGGTCTGGCTCGGTGGGATGCCGCCGCTTGGAAACTCGGTGATGACGATGATCGGATCAGTCGCACCATAAGCCCCGATCGGATAACCGTAGACCTGCGCTCCCGAGCGCATGCCAGGATGGACCGGGCCTGAATTCAGATCAGGCCCAGAGAGTATGTTGCCACCGCCCTTGTCCCAGACCACGGCGCCAATGACCGGCACGCCGATGCCAGTGTCGATCTGGTTCCACACCCGCTTCATGCGCGGAAAATAAAGCAGGTCGTTGCACGCTGCCTCATTGCCGGTATGCGCGGCTATTGGCAGGGTGCAAAGATTGGTGCCGGAGTTGCCGCCACCACTTACCTTGCCGTTCGTATAGAGCAGACCGACACCACCGAACTCGCTGTGCATCATCGGCTTCTGGTCGGCAAGCGCTGCTTGCACCAGGCTGTACAAGCTCTGTCCCTGTCCACCGTTGGGCTGGGCGGCCTTACCATCCATGAAATCGAGATAATGACTGGCGTTGTTGTAGGTGTAGCCCTGGCCGCCCTGGGTCGCCGCGACATTGTAATCGGTTGCCCAGAGATCATCCGTCGCGCCGGCGGGCAGCGTGCCAGCCGTGGCATTCAAGGTGAGCGGCGTCCCAGCAGCGTACCCGGGCCAGTTGGAGAGGTCCACCGGATACCAGTTGCACGAATAGAAATCGACGCTGAGAATATCGTAATAGGCAGCTCCAGGCTTGTAGTTTGCAAGCTGGTTATTCGCGTCGAGATAGTTCAACGCACAGGTATCGAAGGCGATCAACAGCGTCTTGCCGGTGAAGGTGGCGACCTTGGCGTAGAGCACCGTGGCCACATGCTGGAACGCGGCCTTGAACTGCGCCGCCCATGCAGTGTTGCCGCTGTTATAACCTCCAGGTGTGGTCTGGATATTCGACTCGTAGTTGAGACGCAAGATGATCGTGTTGTAAGCATAGAACATGTTGGTCATCATCTGCTGCCACGTACTGTCGTACGTGCCAGCGGCATTGCCGGCGAGCGTCATGCTACCGTCAGCAGTGGCCAATGATGTTCCAATGACCGGAATGATCCCGGTGGCTGGAGCGAAATACCCCCCGTAGCCAACGGCTGTGCTTACCGAGTAGTACGCATTGGCCGGCATATTGGCCAGCGTGTCGAAGCCAGTATAGCCACCGAAGAATTTGACCGGCAAGCCTATCTGGCGTTGCCACTGTGGGTAGGATCCGCCTGGGGCGCTGGTGAACAGTCCCATCCCGATGCGAGGCATCCCGGCCCCTGGCGAGGCTGGGATCCAGGAGGCAAATGCCATCGATCGTGCCTAATTCGGAGTCGGGAAGGCTACGCCGGCTTGCCCGGCAAGTGGATTGTTGCCGCTATTCGACGCAAACTCGGGCCACTCGGTAGCAAACGCCTTCAGCATCTCAATCCCCGCACTCGAGCCCCAGAACGACATCCACAAGCACTGACCGTTGGCAATGCCATTGTAGGCCTCGCTTTGAAACCAAGTGATGCGCTTGCGCAGATAAGCTGCCGCTTCTGGGATATTGGGGAAATCCGTGGCGGCAGGATATCCTGGAGCACCGTAGATATTAGTGCCTGTGTTCTTGCCGGCGCCATTGACACTGAGGTCATCACCCTCTGTCGCGTATCCCTCCGGAACGCCCCACATGCAACCATTCTGCAGCGCCCAGACCATACTCTCGAATGTGCCCCAGCCGCCCGACCAAGGTAGTCTGGTGGTTGGACTGGAGTTGTAAGAGGTCTGCTGAGACGAGCCGCCGCCACCCCTGAAATCAGCCGCGTAGTACTCCGAACCGATATCGGCGAAGAAGGCCTGCACGCTCGCTGCGGTGCCGGTGGTGGAGAAACTCCCATTGAATGGAGCGGATGCAGCAAGAGCATCGTATCCATGCTTCAGATTGGTGGTGTTCGCGGCATATTTGTTGCCGAAATACAAATCCGGTCCATGCACATCGACCAGTTTTCCCCAGCCGTCAGCCGATTGGTATGAGGCTGTGTCAGGATAGAGTAGGCGCGGGTCGAACCATCCGCTCTGCAGGAGGCACGGCCCCCAGCATTTCCATATGGTCATGCCGTTGGCTAGAGCGAACTGTTGCACGACATGAGCAAATCGACGCCATGCCTTAATGTACGCATCAGCAAACGCAGCTTGTCCGGTCGGGAGGCCGGAGATCGTTGTGGCAAAGCTTTGTTCTGACTCGCCTCCGTAATAGCCCCAGGCCGCACCGCCATTGGATACAGCCGCCGCTCCGTACTGCGATGATCCAGCGCTTTGCCCACCCGGAGTGGTGGGGAGATTGTCCTCCCAACTGATACGAAGAACGATCGTCTTGTAACCGGCCGTCAAAAACGTCTGCATGTAACTCTGGATCACAGAGTCAACGGAACCGGACGCGATCGAGGCGAAAGTCATCACGCCATCGGTGGTAGTCAGCGGAAGTCCGGCGATGGGGATGAGGTTGAACCCCAGCCCCGTCTTGTTGAAGGCCGGATAATTGTTCCAAGTCTGCAAATATCCGTTTATGCCGTAATTATATGCCCCTGAACTAGCAAAAGATCCAGTATACAGAAGCATATTTGTCGGCTTACAAAATGCCGACGTAAAGTTGCCAATGGCAACCGTGGCTAAATCCTGAGTGCCTTGGGTCTCGTCCCCTGGATAGGTCAACTCCATCCCCCAGCCGAGATAAGGCAGGCCGGCTACCGAGGTGGCGCCGCCAGTCGCGGGCGCGGCATTGACGGTGTACGCGACACCGAGCGAAGCGATGCCCGTGCCGCTATCCTGCATGTACGCGGTGTAACTGCCGGCGGCGGGGGTTGGAATGCCGGTGACCACCGCAATAAGATTGCTGCCGGACAGCGTCACATTGTAGCCGGCCGATTGAGCCGAGACAAAAGCCTTTGTGGCACCGACAGAAATCTGCACATCGGCCGCGCTAGTCCAAGGTAGCGTTCCCGTGCCTGTGAGGCTGAACGTCTGGCCATTCGTAGGATCTGGAATAGCGCTCACCGTGATCACGTCGGTCGGTGTGACCGTCGTCGTGGTCGAGGTGAACAAATCCAATCCAGTCATATCGACGTAGCTGTTGCCGGGATAGCGCGCGGCGGTCTGGGTGGATATCGAGAACGGCGACTGCGCCGTCCAGAGCCAGAGGATGTTCTGCAGGCCCTTTGATGTGGTCAGATAGTTCCAGGCATACTGCCACAGCGCGACGTACTGCGCGGCAGTCAAAAACTGGGTGCCCCACCAGAAGTCGCCGGCGTTCGATCGATAGAACGGTCGCAGGATGACCACGACGCCGGCCGTCTGGAGCGCCTGCAGGCCGGTGGCCACTTGGCTGAGCATGTTGACCAGGGCGGTGTTTGTCGCCGTCCCTGAAGTCAGCAGGTCGGCCACGGTAAGGGCCGAGAGATCAGTGCACACTCCCCCGGTCGTGGGGTTCGGCATCGACAGGCTTAAGGTGCAGATCCCACCCGCGTCCCAGTAGGTAATCGCGTTGGCATTGAACGTCGTCACCGCGGCGCCGGTGCCGGTCGGCGCCCAGTAATCGCCACCAATCAGCCCAAGCCATTGCCCATCGGCCGATTGGATCGCGCTGATAGGCGTCAACGGCCCAGTGCCGATGTACTCACCGGAGATCGAGCCGATGCCCTGCACCGAGCTTTGGATCTTGGCGAGCATGGTCTGGGCCGGCGTGTTGCTCGGCGGCGGCGTGATGGTTGACTGGGTCGTGGCCGTAACCGCCGGGGCGGACGGCGCCGAGTCGCCGACGCTATTGAACGCGAGCACCTGGAAATTGTACGCGGTACCCTGCGTCAGGCCGGTAATGACCTGGCTCGTACCCGGCGTCGTCGAGCCGTAGTTTGTATAGGCCGAGCTGGCTGCCGTCTTAAATTGAACCTGATAGCCAGTGACGGTGGGACCGCTGCTCGGCGGCTGCCAGGAGAGAGCGATCGAGTTGGTCGTGATCGCACCGACGCTCAGGCCAGTGGGTACTCCAGGCGACTGCGGCGTGCCTGGGACAGTGTACGTGACCAGAGCAGAGTCCGCTCCGTCTCCGGCTCCATTGGCGGCATAGACGACGTAGTCGTACGTGATCCCCTGATTGATCCCGGTCAGGGATATCGAGGTGCTCGTGGTGGTGCCGACGACAGAGTACTCCGCCGCGCCGGTCGGCGACTGCATGACGACGTAGGTGTACGGGCCGGAACCAGTGGCAGGTGGGGTCCAGCTCAGCCCGACGGCGGTGCTCGGAGCGGTCGCGGCTGCCGTATACGTACCGCCGCCATTACCCGCCGCGGCAACCACCAGCACAGGCACTTGCTGCGAAGCAATAGTGACAGTGGAAGACTGGACGTCGATGACCTGCACCGGATGCGAGATCGCCGCACCAAGGATCCAACCGATTGTCGCGATCGTGCCGGTGCTGTCCCACGTGATACTGCCGCCGGTCGGTGGCGTGTCGGTGAACGGTGAGAATGTGATGCCGTTATAAGTAATGTTGCCGGTGGTATCGTACGGCGTGAAGTAGAGCGTGCTGATATTCGGCTTATAGTTGAAGGCGAACTCAACAAAGAACTCCTGCCCAGCCGTTTGATTGGGCAGCGACGACGGCATGGTGATGGACTGCGCGCCGGTGGCGACTGTCAGGCCAGTGACCTGACCCGGCGCCGTGACCGTTGGCGTCGAACCATGCCACGGCGGGAAAGTGCTCGGCACACCAGAAAATGAGAATGCTCCAGAGCCGGCGTTCAGCACCGCGACACCACCAGACTCACCGGTCGAGAAGCAGATCGAGAGCGGTCCGGAGACGGTGATCGGAATACCGCCGGTGCCAGTCGCCGGATTGGCTGTGGCGCTGTCGTTCCACGCATTCGACCCATAGGCCGCGCGCATCGTCGGGCTGGTGAACCATACCAGCTTGGCATCATCGTCCACGCAACATGTCACCACGGCGCCAGCCGCGTCGGCTGCCGGGGCGTTGCCGGATGGCGTCAGGACCGCGGCGTTGTTCTGCCGGATCGTGGTCGGCACAATCGCCGCCTGGGTGACGATGGTGCCGCCACCGGTTCCCGCGCCGGCGTCTGGGTTGGCTACGAGCTCCGGAAAGGCTGTGGCGAATGTGTTGAGCATCGCCTGCCCTTGACCCTCCCAGAAGGAGAACTGCAGGAAGACACCGTTGGCAATACCGTTCTTGGTCTTGTCCTGGAACCAATCGATCCGCGAGCGTGTGTAGGCGGCCAGGGTAAGTTCGTTGGCCCAGTTCGCCGCGCCACTAAACGACAGGCCGTTGTTGAGATTGCCTTTCGGATTAGTGCCGCCATCGTACTGGTCAAGACCACCGAACTCACAGAACATCACGGCGAGTCCGTTCTGGAGGGCGAATATGAACGTTTCGTACATCGACATGCCACCCTGATATCCGATCGGGGTGGTCAGTGGATTGAGTGGAGCCTTGTAGCCGTCCGTCCAGTCAGCCCAGTACCATTTGGAACCTTCATCGGCGCCGAATTGCGCCTGCGTTGCTCCGGTCGAGGTGACCGTGCCGGCGGTGAATGGCTGCTGGTTGATGTACCCAGAACGAAGATTGGTGGTGTCGCCCCAGAAATTTCCGAAATAGAAATCCGGCCCAAGACAATCGACCAGTTTGCCATGCCCATCGGTCTGCACGCTATCGGGGTACGAGTCCCGCCAGTCGATGCTGTCGCTGGAGATGATGGTCGGGCCCCAGACCATGGTCAAATCCATGCCGAGGGACGCCGCATGCTGCTTCAGGTCATAGGCGACCGCTCTCCATGCGGCAATAAAAGCGTTGGCATAAGCAGTCCCGCCGCCGTAGAATGTCCACGGACAATAAGAACCAGCCGGGTAATTACTTCCAGGAGAAGCGTCTTGACCAGCAGGAGTTGTGGGATAATTGTCCTCCCAACAAAGTCTTACTGCTATCTTCTTGAAACCTGCATTATACCATAGAGTAAGTATGTTATTAAAGTAGGCGGTATTCTGATGAGCCGCTGCACTGGCAAAGGTGACCGTGCCATCAGTCGTGGTCAGTGGTAGGCCATAGATCGGGATGCATGGCTTGGTCAGGGTGCCGGGAATGGCGGCAGTCGTGCCATTCCAATACGGGTCAGCCTTCCAGCCATTGATATATGACTGGGTGTAATAGGTGATGTTGCCCTGGGTATCGAAGGCACCCGGATAAACGAGGCAGGTGCGCGGCGTGCAGAACTGCTGGCAGAACCAGATCCAGGTCGGATCCGGGGCAGTTCCATTACCCGGATAGCAGAGATCGACGCCGACACCCCAGAGCGGCAGACCCAGGACGGATGCGGTCGCAACCGAGGCCGGGACGTTCGCTGGATAGTAGCCGAGTCCATTGGCGTCGTTGCCGAGCTCGGTAGTGTTGAGCGAGAAGCTGCTGTTGACCAAGCCGATCGCGACGCTGTCCGACACCCCGCTGAGGGTGACTTCGAACGCAGCCTTGCCGCCACTGATCTGCTGCGCGCTCAGCACGCCCTGGCGGCTCGCGCCAACTGTCGATGAGCCGCCGGCGGTGGCTGTCAGGTTGCTGTTGGTGATGGCAATGGTCGAACTTGCGCCGGTCGGCTGCCATCCCGTTACCGTTGGAGCGGTCGCTGCGGTGGCCGTGGTTAGGATGGTCGAGAACGCACCGTCGCCAGAAGCATTGAATGCTTGCACCTGGAAGTCGTAGGTGGTGCCGCTCGACAGCCCGGTGATCTGAGCGTTGCTCACGGTCACGCTCGGCCCGGCCGTAAAGGTATTCATCCCGGTCGGCGAGTACTGGGTGTTGTATCCTGTAGGCGCGGCTCCGCCACTGGGTGGCAGCCAGACCAGATTGACCGCGGTGGTGGTGGCGCCCGCCGACACTACGCCGGTCGGCACACCCACGGCGGTGACGATCGTTTGCGTCGTGCTAACGGTCAGGATCGCCGAGTCGGGGCCCTGGCCAACCGAATTGATGGCATAGACCTCGATATCGTACGAGGTGCCAGGCAAGAGCCCAGAGATCGTGGCTTCGAGGCCTGACTGTGCCGGCAGACTGGTCCAACTGGAGGCCGCAATACTGAACGAGATAGTCGCTTTGGCCACCCCATCCGTCACCAGCAGAGTATAGTTTCCGGCCGCGAGTCCAGAATGGATAAAGCTGAACGAGGTCAGTGTGACTTGCGCGCCAGAGGGCATGCTCTGGGCTGGGCCGCCGTTGTCCTCGTAGACCAGCGTTGGGATCGCGGTGTAATTCGTCAGCGTTCCGGTGACGGTGAAGGCGGTGTTCGCCTGCGTCGTGCCGATGCCATTCAGACTGATGGCTGGGGCCGACGCGAGTGGACTTACCAGCGTGCCGCCGACCGGCAGCCAAGGACCGTTCGGACCGGTCTCGTAGTACCACAGGTTGGATGTGTTTTCGTACCACATCTGGCCGCCGACCCAGGCGATCTCAACGACGCCGGATGTCACCGGGGCGAGGGTCTGCGGCTGATTGTTCGATGAGACGACAAGGGCTGTGGCCGCCGTCGTGCTGGCCGCCGTTGCGGTGTACGTTCCGCCGCCACCCGAAGTGCCAACCTGATAAGTTAGCTCAGCGCTGAGCGTGGTCGGGGTGGTGTTGGTATCCTCGACCTGGAAATAGTGAACCGCCTGCGTGCCGCTGCTGATCGGGATGGTGGCAATGGTCCCGGTGCTGTCCCAAGTGATCCCCGTGTTGGCGCTGAATGGGCCGAACACCACGCCAGCGGAGTTGGCCGAGTACTGGAGATTGGCACCCTTCACCGGCACGTAATCAAAGGCGGCTTGGACATAGAACGTCTGGCCAGCGGTTTGCTGCGGCAGGCTGGCGGGCACAGTGATCGAGTTGCCGGAAGACGCGGCGACGCCGAAGATCGTCCCGGTCGAGACGTTCGTGCTGGGATAAGATGCCGCGGCACCGAATACCGTCGCCGGCGCGTCGGCCGAGGTGAAGGAGAACGCGACCGATTGGCCGGGCTGCAGCGGCGTCGTTGCCGTCCACTCGATCCCATAGCCGCCGGCCGCCCCGGTGACCGTCGCGGTCCAGCCGGACGGCGTGCTGGGCGTGGGCAAGCTGGGTAGGTAGTTTTGGCCCGGTTGCCATGCGTACCAATAGGTCGCAATCGGCACCGAGCCATTGTTCAGAAGCGTATCGACGTAGGTGTACGTCGATCCCGACAGGCTGTTCGTGATGTTCGAAATGGCACTCAGGCCAGAGACACTCGTCGCCGTGCCGACCAAGCCATTGATCGCGACCTGCGCGCCAGCCGTGATGGTGTAGCGATTGCCCCCATTGTCCGTCAGGGAGCCCGTGGTGCCGGTAAGCGTCGATTTGTCTGGCGATGGACCGCCGGCAACCGCAGCAACCGTATAGGCGCCGGATGATCTTTGGTTGGTGCCGTCCGAAATGACGGTCGTATGGCTGCCCGAGGCCAGGCCGGGATGGGAGAAGCTGAACGATGTCGTGGTGACGACGGCGCCGGCCGGGAAAGCTGTCGGCACGCCCGCGCCATCGTCGGCATAGGTCAGCGTTGGCGGCGAGTTGTACCCCGAAAGGACACCGCTCATGGTGAATGGTGTCGAAGCGGCCGGCTGCGATGGTGTCGCGACAATTATGGTGGGCGTGGCCGGCGTAGTGATCGTGAAATTGCCGGTGGTGACCGAGATCGCAGTGTTATTGGCGTCGCGCACCGAGATCGTGTGCGCACCCGCCGCAAGCCCAGAGGGATGCGTGAAATTGAACGACGAGGTTGTGACGGTGGCGCCGGTGGGCAGCGCAACATAGGTGCCGCTGTCATCCCGGTACTGCAGCGTCGGTGCCGTGGCGTAGCCTGAGATCGTGCCGGCGACCGCAAAGCTGACATTCGAGGCCTGATTGGTCGGCGTCGTGATGCCGAGCGCAGCCCCACTGGTGGGCGTCGCGGTCCACTGCGGGATCCACGTCGTGCCGTCTGTGCTAGTAAACAGCGTCGCCGAACTGCCAGGATCGTCGATGGTAACCTGGCCGGTGACAACGAGATTGGTCGTGTCGACCGTGCAAGCGACAACGTCAGGGTCAGTCGTGTGGATCGGATTGGAGTTGCCGCGCCAGCACATCCAGGCCTGGGTCGGCAGTGTCGGCCGCACCAAGGCAACCGACGTACCCACCGCGCCAGAGGCTAGGACCGGATACGATACCTGTGCCGACTGCAGCGCTTGACCAGACTGCAGACCAGGAGCAGCGGTATCGTTGATCTGAAACAGCTTGGCCGACGACGCGTCGTAATTATACAGACCGATGGTCAGCAGGGCGCGCGGCGGACTCGCGCTGGTGGTGGCGAGGGTAGCGCTGCCATGTGCCGTGGTGGCAGCAACAAAGACCGGCGGCGGACCGGCGTTGTTAAATTGCAACGATGCGATTGAGGAGGGAATGTAGGAGAGGTATCCGAGTCCGCTATAAGCGGTATTGATATTCTCCGGACCTGGATTACCAATCGTAATAATGTTGATGTTCGCCGTGATGGTCTGAGCGCCCGCCACGAGCGTGGCTGGCTTTGGCACCGACAAGGTGAACGGAACGTATGTTATAGTCCCAGACATGCAGTTTCCTTCGTCCTACGGCGTTGGACGATACTGAACGACGTACGTAAATGGAGGAGTTCCCGACGCCGGCGGGCTCCAGTCCACGGTGAGGTCATTGTTGTCGGCTGAGACCAGGGCGAGGTTCAGCGGCGCGCTTGGGGCGATGGCTCCTGAGGCTGTCGCCACATTGGATAATGTGGATGACGCCGAGCCTGAGCCTGCGGTATTCGATGCAACGACGTAAAAATCATAGGCATCGCCCTGCGTCAGGCCGGTGATCTGCTCGGTTGTGGCTGAAACCGCCGAACCCATCGGCGAGAAGCTGTTCGCTCCATGCAGCGAGCCATAGACCTGATAGGTGAATGGCGTAGTGCCTGTGGTTGGTGCCGTCCATTGTAGAGTGACCGAATTCGGTCCTGGATTGCCGACAACGGCCACTGCGGTCGGCGCACTCGGCGCGAGTCCGGATGTCGTTGCCGACACGCTGGTGGATGCCGTGGTGCCGCTGGCATTCAGCGAGAGCACCTGGAAATTGTAACTGGTGTTCGACGCTAGCCCGAAAATTTGCAACGAAGCGACCGTGATCAGGCTGCCGATATTGTTCCACGTCGACGATCCGGAAACCTGCTGCTGCACCTGGTATTCGAATGGTCCACTGCCGGTGACAGGAGGGGTCCATGACAGTGTCAAACCGGTTGGGGTGACACTCGATATGGTCAGATTGGTGGCTGATCCAGGCACGACACCAAGGTCAGGCGTCGTCACCTGCAAGATGGGTGACGTACTGGTTCCCATAGAGGATTTCCTATATAAAACGAGGCGCCGAGACCTGCCAGGGTCTCGGGCGCCTCTAACCACCAATCCTTGACGGAGGACTGAATGGCTGTGTCGATATTACCATCCGCAGAATACCTGCGCGAATGCTTCCTGTATGATGCCGAAACCGGCAATCTGATTTGGCTAGAGCGCCCAATGTCTCACTTTAGTTTGGCGCGCATGGCTAAACGAGCCAATACGATGTGGGCTGGTAAGGTGGCTGGATACAAACGGATCCAGGACGGAAGGACCGTCATAGCCGTGAGTCTCAACACGGATTTATTTTTGGCACACCGCATCATCTGGAAAATGATCATAGGAGAAGAGCCGCCCCTGGAACTTGATCATGAGGATCGAGATCCAACCAATAACAAGTGGTACAACCTTCGAGTAGCAAATAGATCACAGCAATCCTGGAACAGGAAGCGCCACTTCGATAACAAGAGTGGAGCAAAGGGTGTTCACTGGTATCCAAAAACCAAGAAATGGGTAGCCCAAATTCAAGTTCACGGGAAGAAGATATTCCTCGGCTATCATCCCTCTATTGAGGGGGCTCATAAAGCCTACGTGGATGCCGCAAAAAAGTATTTCGGCGACTATTGGTCAGACGGATCCTAGAGGTTCGTTGTTACGACTTCAAAATCGTATTCCTGATCCGGAAGAAGATTTATTACGGTCACCGTAAGGGCGCTCATTCCGACGAACAAATTCTGCCAAACCGTTGTGCCAGTCTGACGATAGTTCACCGAGTACGTGAACGGGAGAGTCCCGACGGTAGGTGGCTCCCACTCCAGCGTGACAGCGGTCGCCTGTACCAAGAGAGCGGAGAGGTCTTGCGCTGGCCCTGGCGGGATGAGCGCCGTTTGCACGGTGATTGGAGCCGACGTGCTGGCACCGGCCGAATTTCTGACGACGATCTCGAAATCATAGACCGCGCCAGGTGTCAGGCCGGTGATCGTCGCATTGGCCGAAGTGATGGTCGGGCCCGAATAAAATTGCGTGGTGCCATCGACCCGATAGAGCACGACAAAGGTGTACGGCGGCGTGCCGATCGTAGGGACGTCCCAGGTCAACGCAACGCTGGTGGTGCCAAGGATCTGCCCAGACAGGTTCAGCGCGGGGCCAGGAGGCGTCAGGCCAGTGACGGATTGCAGAGCGGCCTGGGATAGCAGCTTGACCCAGATCGTTGTGCCATAGGCCCTTAGGCGATTGAGCGTGTTGTTGAGGGCGTCCACGTCAGCCGCCTGGATAATGCCAAAGAAGTACCCCGGCACGTTCCAGTAGGCGGTTCCCCAGGTCAGAATGGGGTTGTTGGCACCGATCGCCGAAATCGATGGGGGGGTGGTCTCGATGTATCCTTGGTAGCGCGTGCTGCCGGCCCAGCGTGCCGGATTAGCAACCGTATCCACGCCCCAATAGCTGTTGGCTCCCCACCCGCCGGTATCGGTGGGGTTCCAGGGCTCCATCATGCGGGGCAGTTGCCCGGTCAGATCGATTAGAGCGTTTTGCAGGGCTTGTCTGGTTGCCGCGGGCTGGAAAAGCTGGGCAATGATCTCGGAAGCGAACGTGGCATCCGAGGCGCCGGCCGGTCGAGGAAGTGTGCCGCCGAGAAAATCGATTGAGGCCAGGTCAAGCTCGGGGGATGTCGCTGTGCCGATCCGCTCAGCGCCTAGAGCGTACTGGATCTCCGATTGCACGAACTGAATTTGCTGCGCGACGGAAAGCAAGAGAGCAAAGACGTTGCCGGATTGCTTGGCATCGTCGCCTGCCCATCCTCGGGGGAATAGATCAGCCAGGCGGTTGACGAATTGCTGCGGGCTGATGGTCGGTATCAGGGTGCCGGACATCAGTAATTGGTCACGCTGATCGACGCCAATGAGGTGCGAATTTCCTGTCCGGTGGCGGCTGCCAGGTCGGCGGACAGGCCGTTGATCGCCACGCTGGCGGGGTTGACGGATGCCACGCCAGCCACGCCGGCGGCGGCGATGATTATCGAAGAGGCGTAGAGCGTATCGCCGGGCGAAAGAGAATTGACCGCAGTCGCCACGGCGTTCTGTACCGCGACATTGACGAGCACCGCAACCGCGGTGCTGTCGAGATGGATCGACAGAACGATGACGGCCTGCACGGCGCTTGGAGCAGTGACGAATGGTTGAACCGAGAACGCGCGCACCGCATCGACGGCGCTGAAAATGGAAGACAGCAGAGAGGCTGGGGGGTCGCCGGATCCATCGTCGGCGACCACGGTAAAGCTGCCCGGCTGCGTTGTGCCGGCTGGCGTGGTGTTTTCCAGGAGCGAGATCGAGAGGCCTTGCTGCACCCCCGTCGCGGCAGCGCGGATGGCGGCCTCGGTCGCCTTGGCTAGGGTGGCCAGATAGAGCACGAAGCGGCTGCGGAAAGCGGCGTCACTCTCACCGTCCACGCCGTCAGATATCGGCGCCGGGTTGGTGACCTGATCGATCCCCGGCAGGCTGGAGCCGAACTGTACCAGGGTGTTTGTCAGCACATTCGACGCCGATCCACCGACGACAGCCTGGATCGTCGCGGTGACAACTGTCTGTCCGGCCGCCAGAACGTACCCGCCGGCGGTCGAGCTGTAGGCTGACTGCGTAGCGTCGGCGACCACTTGATACGTGATGCCACCGCCAACCGTCTGCACGACAGTCTCGATCGGCACCACAACCTGCGTGCTGGACGGCTGCAGTTTGATGAATTGCTCCTGGCCGGCAGCAAAGGTCGATCCGAGCCGGACGAAATTGAATTGCGCCATCCAGCTATCGAGGTCGGCGCCGGTCGCAGTTTGTGCGCGCGACATGAACACGACGGCTTGGATCTGCGCTTGTAGGAAATCCAATTGCGAGGCGACCGATTGCCAAAAGGCCAGGAGCACATCGCCATCGGAAAAGGTCGGTGCGGTATCCGTCTGCGCCGCCCAAACCGCGACCATGTCAGAAGTCAGGCCGCTGATCGTTTTGAGCGGAAGCGTCATAGCAAGCCCCTAACCCGTCATAGCAATGGAAAGGGAGCCTTGCTGGCCGGTGATCAGTGTGACCGAGACGTAGACCTGGATCGTGTCGAGAGCCGGCCGCGCCACCGTCACGTTTGGCACCGAACCGGGATCCACCGCGGCATCGGAGAGGCAGGCGTGCCGGATGCGGCGCGTAAGATCGGCGATATAGGCCTGGGTCGGGTTCTGGTCGATCAGTGCGCCGGCAGACAGGCCGTAAAACGGTGAGAAAACGTAATCAGGTGGTGTGGTCGAGCCGTCTGGTAATTGCACCGCGCTGTTGGTCAGGAAGTTCCTGATGATGCGCTCGCGCACCTGATCCCAGCCAATGGCGAGGGCCACTGATCCACTGGGCGTCAGCACCAAATCTTGGTTGTACTCGAGGTAAAAGTCAGTCATCGCTCACTCCGCGGTGACGACGCTAGTCATCGTGTTTGGGCCAGCCTGCTGATCGGGTGGCGGCCCCTCACCATGCGTGTGACTGTTGAACAAGGCCTGGAAAGCGCTGGTGCACAACGTCAGCAGAGTATCGCCGGCGGCCTTCCCGAGCATGATCGCTGTCGCAAAGACACTCACTGTGCCCGACGCAGCCATGATCGTGGCGTTGCCTTGATTGACCGTCAGATTGACGTTGCCAGTGTTCACTGTGGCTGAGAGCCCACCCTGGATGTCGGCGCTAACCTGTCCGGCCGCCCAGATTTGGATCGTGCCATCCTGTCGCAGCCTGATGAACGAGTTTGCTCCGCCCGCCTGCGCCGGAGGAGCGGAGATGATAACATCGCCCGGGGCGCCCGCCGTCGCCGAGGTGGAGAAGCCGTCCGACTGCTTTGGGAGGTCGGCATTCGGCGGTGTGATCCCGCCACCGTAGAACATGCACGGGACCGCGCTGACACCACGCTGTCGGTCGAACGTTGCGATCAAGACCTGCTCGCCCGCCGTCGGATTATCTACCGTGGCGCCACCCTGATAGATGACCTGCACCCCGTAGCCGTTGCCGGCTGAGAGGGTGCCCATCGGCATCCATGGACTAAGCGTCGGTACTCCATCCTCATTGGTCAACGACGGAATGATACAGCGCACCCTATGGGTCGCCGCATCATATGAGGCGATGTGGCCGTACCTGAATGGCGTTGCCTCCGGCTGCGATACCGCTTGGCGCATCATGTGGACGAGCTGATCGGCTGACATCAATAACCCTTGCGGACGAAGAGGCCGTCTCCTACCTTCATCACCCTTAGCTTTTTAGATCGGTGGTATATTATGGGAAGGACTCCAGACTTATCCGACCAAGAGTTCGGTCGGTTGAGGGTTCTATCGTTCGCTGGTCGGGATAGGGCCGGTAGAGCGCGTTGGCTTTGCCAATGTGAGTGCGCCAAAGAAGTTGAGATTAACGCATATCGTCTTCAAACTGGACACACGAGATCATGTGGGTGTTTGAGGATTGAGGCCTCAGTCGAAAAATTACATGGAGTACACACCAGACAAACGGCGCATGGATTATCAAAAACAAAAGAATACAAAAGCTGGAGTAGTATGATGCATAGATGCAGCAACGCACTAGCGCACAATTACTCTAACTATGGCGGTCGCGGCATAGTTGTATGCGAGCGGTGGTTTCAGTTTGAAAACTTTCTTGCTGATATGGGAGAACGTCCCATTAGAACTTCGTTGGATAGGATCGACAATGACGGAGCCTATGAACCGGGTAATTGTCAGTGGTCTACCCCAGTCACACAAAGCGGCAATCGCCGGAACAGCCGATATATTATTGTCGAGGATAAGCGCATGACAGTTGCCGAAGCCGCTCGACAATATGGAATTGATAGAGGTGTTGTTCGTGTACGATTAGGTATGGGATGGTCGGTAAAAAAAGCGCTATCTACGCCAGTTCGAGCTTGCATCAGACGCGCGAATTAACCCTCATCTCCTTTGCTTAAACCTTCAGAAGGGATGTTCAAGGCCGTGACCTTGGTGATCCACCCATCATGAGATCCACCTCTACCTCCGGACGGAAGGGTAAAAGTGTGATCATAATTCGACACATAAAAGGTCGATCCAGTGAAATCCGTTTTGAGGTTCTTGCCAGTGAGTGTGATCTTCTGGGTCGGCAGTAAACTTGGAAGCCCCTCGATCTGTGCCGACAGAATGAGTTCTCGCTTGGCAATATCGGTAGCGATGGACTGCGCCTTGATGTTTGCCTGGTCAGCGCTAAGCCCATCCAGATTGAAAGAATAGAGCGGGATCTGCGTCGTGCCCAACTTCGCTCCAGCTTGCTGCAAAGCGAGGATGTTATTGTCCGCGGTGACCGCTGCCTGCCCCGTGCTCAAACCACCAGAGAGACCGTGTTGGCCGGCGAAATTGTTGCCAATATAGGTCGCTCTGCCGAGCGTGGTCTGCGCCTTAGATGGATCGTAGGACATGACCAACACACGGAACGTCGAATTGCGCCTGGGGTGGTGGGTGATCTTCAGGTTCTTGCAGGGGATCTGACCATCACCTGGAGCTTGGTTCCAGGATAGCTGGATGGTATCCAGCCCGGCTCCCGGCTCACCGAACACCAGGTCTTTTTTTGGCGTGACGTAGACGTCGTACCCGGTGTCACGCGCAAGCTGATTGAGGATCGTCCACATACTCTGGGGCACGGTGATGAAGGATTGATCAGCGGAACCATAGAGCGTGCCGACCGTTGGATTGAGGCCTCCGGAGGACAGATTGAGGATAGGATTGAAGCCAAATTCGTTGGCGATCGACGCGACGATGTTGCCGACCTTTTGGTTTTCGTTGCTAATCCCGGCAGCAGACACCCGACCGGGAGCCAGAGGCCTCTGGGCAGCTTGGATGGCGTTCGCGATCTTTGTCAGCACCCGCTTCTGATCAACCAGGACACCGGCCCAGTCGCGGGCATGGACCACCACTTCGTCGGTGTCCATGTCATATTCGGTCGTTATGTATTCACCACCAAATATCCGTGTCTCCGTCGTGTTGGGCTGCTGCTGGGTGCTGTAGCCCCCAGCCGGAGTTGATGGTTGGGTAGCCTGAGTGACCGTCAGGTCGACCTCGGTAAAGCCAGGAGAGCCGGACGTCAGGGTAAATAGATCGATCTTCGCTGCGTCGAGCGCCGCCTGGGTACAGTGTAGCGTGAGGTGTCCAACCGAACCATATGACCCACCGGTTATGTTGAAGCGATAAACCGGCACATTCATGCCGCCGATCGTGGCAGCGAAGGTGATATCGGTCATGAACTCGGGCTGGGCGGAATATTCAGCGTGTAGGAGCCGATCGGCTGCGGGTCGGTGAGACCGTTGGCGGTCGCTATGGTGCGCCAGTCGGAAGCGTCGCCATAGTACATCGCCGAGAGGACGTAGAGGTTCGGATTGATGGTCTGGATCGTGGTCTGTGGCGCTGCGGCGGCCTGGAAAACGTTCTGGATACCAGACACACGGGCCGCCACGTCAGTCGCCGGCGAACTCACGGCGGGGTTTGCGCTGGCCTGGTAAGGCTGCAGGGTGGCCAACCCCTGTTGGGTGGACGCAAACACCGCCGCCTGCCCAAGCGGCGCCGTCTGGCTCGAGAAGCCACCTGATGCCGCGATTGTCTCTTGGACTTGGAGTAACACCGCGCCCGCGACGCCGCCGATGGCGATGGCCGCGGCTTGACCGACAAAGCTTGGATCTAGGCCGTACTGGATGAGCGACTGCAAAGCGAGGATGTGCAGCGCTAGCACCGTCCCGAGGTTCCCTGTGGTCGGCAGGGATGGGGCGCCAGAGCTGATGTCGAGCCGAGGCTTAAATTCCAGTTCGTACTCGAACAGCCATTGGCTGCGTGCGGTCGGAGTGAACTTGACCACCCGTCCGAGCCACGCGTTCGGACCGAAGGAGAGTTGGACCTCGTTGCCGGTGTAGAGGATGCGCTTGACCGCATTCATCCGGTCGGAAGCATCGGCGCCATGGAACTTGCCCGACCACTTCTGCTCACCAGGAAAGTATCCGTATGACTTCTGCTCAATGATCCCGCCCGGGTACTCGTGACACGAGATCAGTTGCATGCCAGCGAGGTCTGACAGCCGCTCCGGAACTTCGAGGTTCGCCTCGTCGAAGATGAAGCTGTCGAGAACCAGAGGGGTCCACGCCATCAGAAGCCAATCGCTCCAGGGGTAGTATAGGGCGACGCCAGAGTGCCTTGCCCTTCAGATGAGGCATTTGCCACATGAGTCGCCAGGTTGCTTGTAATCCAACTCACAATGCTGGACTTCATCATTTCGTCGAACACGCCACTAAGGTTTAGCGTGAAGTTGTTGGTGACGTTGGGCGTCGTTACAACCGGGACCGCATCGGCTCTAGGTCCGGCGCGGCGATTGAAAACCATGCTCTCGATCTTAGCGGAGCCGGTTTCTGTCCCGGCGTACGACAGGACTTGATCAACCAAAGCGGCGACTGGAAGAAAGCGAGCGAGCCCCATCAGACTCGCTCCCCATGCGCCACCAGCAGATCCAGTAACTCCTGTCGCCGCACCAGTCGCGGCAGCGGCGCCCTCTCCAGGAATTAACCAATTCCAAGCAGCGCGCGGCCCAGCAAGGATCTTATTGGCCCCCCACATACCAGCGCCCAATGCAGCGGAGGCTGCGACCGTAAGACCACCCCAGCCGCCCGCCGCCGCTATAGTCGGATGCTCCTTTAGAAAAGTATTGAAGCCAATGAGGTAATAATTCAACGTCTTCATAGCATCATTCAAGCCAGGGAGCGTCCTGTCGGCCAGTGTCGTGCCAATATTGCTAAAATTAGCGAGCATCTGTTCGAACTGCTGCATCGGTGTGGCGGCGATAGCTGCCTGCATAGAGACCGCAGACGGCGGATTTTTCATGTTCTCCAAGAAGGTAAGTAGCTTTGGGACAAGGGTTGGATCGGTGAATAGGGCCGCCTCACGCGAACCGCGAACCGTGAAAGCATCCCGCAGGATTTTCAGGTCTTCGATGTTCGTGTGCTGACGAAGCGCCAAAGCAATCCGGCGCATCATCTCGTCACTATCTACCTTACCTCCTGGGGCGACCCTGTCTTCCACTTGCCCAGCCTCATTATAGAGGCCGAGTTCTTTCATCGCCCTGACGTGAGCGGTGCCACCCTTCTCCCTGACCTCGTGAAGCCTGCTTGGTTCCAGACTAAAGGTCTTCTCGAAGGTGCGCTCAAGATCGCGGGTCCGACTCGCGGCGAGGTTGGCTGAAATTGGGCCGCCGGTTTGTGATAGGCCGGTGAGCATTTGACCGACACCGGTGCCGGCCGTCGTGCCCGTAAAGCCCATAACCTGGAAGAAGCCAGTCAGCGCGGCGATCTTGTCGGCGTCGATGCCAGCGGCTTCGCCAAGTGGAACGGAGTACCTCAACACCCCCAACTCGCCAGCCACGGTGTCTCCAGTGGCAAGAGATAAAGCGAGGAGGTGGTTTAGGCCCTCCTCCAGCGGCTTGCCGCCGTAGCGATGCGTCATGTGGGCATATCCGACACCAGCCGCCAAGCTGCTTTGCAGACTACCGCGGTGGTATTGCTCCGCAACCTCAGCGAACCGCAGGCCGGTCGGCAGCATGGTCTCGAATTTCTCTCGTCTCTCTTCCGGTGTGGCGAACACGGCGCTGAATTGGCCCGTGATCCCAGGGAGAGCATTTGCTCCCTTGGTTTCAGAGTAAATCGTTCCTCTTGTACCTTCAGAAACCTTGCCTTTGAGCTGCTCCTTGAGGGCCTCAAAGTTGGGATCGTTTGGATCATAGCCCATTTCGACAAGGGATTGCTGCAAGGCGAGATCCTTCGTGAAGGATCCCTTCTCAGCCATAAAACCAAGACCGCCACCGATGATGGGCATCATGCCATGGAACACGCCACCGATAGCGCCACCCACCATCGCGCTGCGATTTGCGGCATTCCTTGCTTCGGCGTCGCGTTGAGCGTTGTCGTACTGTGCTTGGCGGCGTCGATTAGCCTCGACGACATCCATATCTCTATTTTCGGCGGTAGCATTGGCAAAATCATCACCCTCGCCCCAGTATGGTCGGGGAGCAGGGCCATAAAGGCCATTGTCCTCACGAGCACCGCGCTGTCGATCGATAGCAGCGTTCTGCTGTTGAGCAAGGGCGTAATTACGATTGTAGATTTGATCTTCGTTGGCATTCATCCAACGAGCGTTCGCCCAGTCTTCACCGAGTGGATCATTGGGATTTCTGCGACCACCCCCGCGACCACCGCCAACGCCTCCACCGGGCGCCATCCCACGACTAGCTGCATCGGCCCGACTGAATGCCCCAGCTAGCTCATCCGCTTGCCTGACGAGACGTTGCATCCCCGTGCTGGTTTCCGCCAACCTAGCCTGCATTCCACTGAATGCCTGTTCGCCGATAGTAGCGAATTTGGCGTTGAGCGCGGTGGCCTGTTCGGCCAGTCGGCTGAATGCTTCACCAATTCTGGTAAGCGCTGGTGTAGCCTCATCGACGATGGAAAAGATAGCACCAACTTCGTAACTAAGAGTTGCCACTTTAGGTGCTCGGGTTCAGGAGGTTTATAGCAACTCTTCCGGCAATCTCTTCGGCTCCCTTGGATGCCTCCATCATGGCCTTGGCCAAGAATGGACGCGGCGGGATCGGGCGCTTGGCTCCAGGCGTGCCCATCTCCTGCCATAGAGCAACCTTGGAATTGCTGCCGACGATACCGATCAGGCCGACGGCGCCACTCTCGATGCTATCTTTCAACTCGCCGGTGTCGCCTCTTAGTGGTTCGAAGCCAAGCGACTCGGAGAAGCCTCGCTCTCGCTTACCCCTAATCCAAAAACCATGGTCGCCACGGAACCCCTCAATGGTGGGCTGATGCAATTCCTCCCAGGTGTCCTGCGGCTTGCCAATGTAGCCCTTTGCCAAGACCTCCGCCGTCCCGGCTACGGTCTCGACCAGCACCTCAAGCTCCGCATGACACCGCATGGCCGCGCGCTCGAAGTGCGCCGCCATCTCGTTCAAGGTGTACATCGGAACCTCTTAGGGCTGCCGCAGGGTGCGGATAGGCGGAGGGGATATCTCTCCGGTCTTCCAGTCGATGACGTAGCCATCCTGTTTGAAGCAGGCGTAATACATGCACATCCGATCAAACTCATCGAGGCTCATGACCTCCTGCCAAGTGCCGAAGCCCTGCCTGACCAGATAGACGCCCTGCTGGAATATTACGTCCTCAATTTTTTTTTGACGAGCGGCAACTCAGTCGTCAGCAGCGGAGGCCAATGCTCTAGGTCATAGTAGATCAGCAAGTCGATCGCTACATCGCCAATCTGGTTAGCGAGTTTGGTGCGTGTGATCTCGTCGATAACGGTGGTGGGAGAAACGCCATTGATCGACCGGATACCGAGCAGAATGCGTGTGAGCAAGTACTCGGAGCGGCTGGTGTCCCGGCCGGCATAAATGCGGGCGACTCGATCTATGGTGCTGATATCGGCCCGCGGACCGTACTCGATGGTCAGGCCATTGGGCGCGGTAAACTCGATGGTCTCGATATTCTCCCGGTGCGGCGGTGGCTCTGGCGGCGGCTCGTCGGTCGGCGCGGTGCTGTGCGAAAGATCGGTGCGCGCCTGCTCGTGGATCTGTTTGCGTCTTCGGAGGATCTCTTCCCGGTTAGCTTTCTGACCCTCCGCCGCCTGCCCCATCGGGCCTGGCCCATCGGAGGTCGGCTGCCGATTGATCGTGATCCGCGCTTCAGACGCCATAGTGCTCCTTCACGAAAAAAGGGGGGCTCCTCTCGCTGGCTACTGCCAGCACGTGAGCCCCCCTTTTCCCAGGTTGTTTGGCGTAACTACGCCGGTAGATTATTCAGGAATACCGCAAGAGTTCCAGAGCCGTACATCTGCGACGCCTCGATCGACATCTTGCAGTCGACCTCCTTGGTGCCGCGAAAATCTCCGAAATCCCAATCGTTCAACTGCACACCGTCGAGCTGATATTCATCCACCGAGCCATCCCGGTTGCGGATGTTCATCATGATATACATCTGGCTGATGATACCGGATGTGTAATAGCCTTGCGACAGGTCCATATAGAGCTGCGAGAATGCCGGCCCTGTGCGGACAAATGTCATGGTTCCGCGTAAGCCGTTGGGGATACTCTGGTTGACCGGAATGCCAGAGTTGCTGATTGGGGTTACCTTCATCTTCACGTCTACTGATCTGATGTCGAACTGAGTCATCAGACCTAGCATCGCTTCGTTGAAAACGTCCCCATAGGCGTCCATGATAGCGAAACTCACATCGCTACCGACATTAAATCCTTGTATCGTCACGGCAGCCATATGAAACTACCCTCTTAATTTGGCTGCAGGGTTGCCTGCTGCTGGGTCAATGATCCCGACACCTCAACCACCGTCGTGCCGCCCTGCAATGACAGAACAAAGAACCTGACGTTGGAGAGATATTTGACCTGCCAGAGCGCGAACATGTAGTGCTGAGAAACCGAAGCTGGAGTGTTTATGCCGAGCCCAGGCTGCGCGTTCGGTGCGCTACTGAATGTGCAGGTCACCAGGAAGTCGTCGATCTGAGGAGTTGCCCCACCAGTGAGCGAATTCAAAAACTGGTTCGATTGCAGAGCGAAGCCAGCGCGCAGTGGGTCTTGTGACGATTGACTCTGCAGCTCGTTCACATAGGAACCGATGAAGTTCCCCGCCGACCTGGCAAGCCACATCGTCATCCTCCAGTACTCCGCCGGCTTGGTGGCGGCAACGAGCGATGATGTCTGGCCGTGGCGGATACCAAATACCCTGCCGCGCGGAATTGGATTGGCAACGAGCGTGATGCCGGCGGACTCTAGAAGTCCTATCTCGCTAACGCTGTACTGCTGGTTTCCAGTCTGTGGATTGTTACGCTCCGTGCCGATGACGAGATTGACCGGCTTGTTGCCGGGCGATTGCGCTGGACCAAGTGTGGCCCACGTGCCGCCGATGACCGGTGAGGCAGGCACGAGACGCTGGATCGCGTTGATCGTGTCGTAGAAATAGATCCAATCCTTGGTGAACATGATGCTGGGGTCGGCGACCCCGGTGTTGTTCGCCAAGGTGATGGCCGAACTGACGGTCTGACCGCTGGCGAATGGGATGATCCCGGAGGCGCCATAGGACTGGCAGAATTGCAAGATGGTCGCTGCCGCCGCGATATCCGTCAGACCGCAGATCCAGACTATCCCTACTGCCGGGTTCAGATCCCCCAGGGCATAAAGACCGGTTGCAGGCGTCGTGGTGCCGCTTCCGAGCAGTATGGCAGTGGTAACGCCGGTACGGCCGTCGGTGCCACCTGAGAACGTCGTCGTGCCGGCTGATGGGGCGCCAACACCCGGAGCGACCCAGGCCGCCGAGAAGCTGTTGGAAGGCCCGCGTGCCGCGCTCTGGCCGTTGTTGATCGCGCTGACCAAGGCTTGGGAGAAGCCGGCGCTCGGCAGGTTGGTATAGACCTCCGACAAGCCTGTAGGCGGTATGAGCGTCACATTCCATGTGTTCGATTGCGTCCCTGCCGTAACCACCGCAGTGCACAGATTGCCGAGCACGCCGGTATAGAGAGCAGTGACAGCAACGCCGCCGGAGCCACCCGAGCCGGACGCCAGCGTGATGGTTTCAGAAGCGGTGCCGGTGACAGACTCGCTCCAGGTGATGGAGGGACTGAGCGATGCCGGCCAGTACAGGGTGACCACACCCGTCGCCGCAACAGCGTACACGCCGACCGCCGCAAGAGCCGCATTGGCGTTGATCGCCAAGGTCAGGCCAACAGCCTCGGACGTGGACGTATCGCCGGCCCTGGTCGTGTAATTGACGGTCACCGGCGAGCCGGATATGGCGGACGATGTCGCCGTCAAATGCATGACGTCGCCAACCGTTAGGCTGCCGGCTATCGTGGCAGTTTCAGGCGTCGCCGCCGCGGCTACCGCGATCGTGCCGGTTGCCTCGGTGTCTGTGCCATCGGAAACGCGCACCGCATAACCTTCGAGGGTGGCTTGCGAGGTGGATTGACCGAACGCGAGATAAAGGTCGGTCGCCAGATCATGCACGTCGGAGACAGAGGCGGCAGACAACTGACCGAATTGCTGCGTTGCATCCAGGCCAGAGCCCATGTGCACCGGCGTGTTCTTCGGCCCCCACGACGCGGTGCCGACCATGCCAACCACATCGGTCGGTGTGCCCGTGATGAAGTTCGGTGGTGCGACAATGGAAATGTAGGCGTCGTCGGTCGTCAGAGCCGGGACGTTGATCTGCCCCGAGGTAATAATCTGGACCATGCTGACGCCCCTTTACTGTGCTAACCAACCCTGTATTGAAGTATAGGCGCTAGCACAGAGTAAACTGTATCGGTGGTTGTGATGCCATACTCGACGCAGGCAAGAAAATCCCTGCGGAATGTGTCGCTCAATGTTGCTTCATCATGCTGAACATCACCATAGTACGTCATTCGTCCCAGCGTACCGTCTGGAAAGGTCAGTCCGAAGTTCGCCTCGGACTGCGCGATGGCCAGTTCGATCTGATCCGCCACCACGCTTCTGTCGTCCGGCGTCCTGGTCCAGACGACGATCTGGAAGTGTCGGTTGCGCCGGGCGATCTCGGTGGTTTGCGTACCCGTGTTCCCGGTGTTTGCCGCGACATGCATGGAACAGTCTTGCAGCGAGGTCAGGGTGACCACGGGGCCGGAGGCCGAGGCGCTGATCATCGAGCCAGCGATGTTGGTTCCCAGGTCAGCGCTGCTGTTGATCAGTGTGGCGCATTGGGCCGCCAGGGTGGTCAGCGTATCGGCAGCCGCCGCAGTGGGAACAACGCCGAAATTGTCGAACAGGGTAAGCGGTGGACGGAAGACTAGACCCATAGCGTCACCAGTCACCACAGAGCCGCCGAGCGCCAGGGTGACCGTGCCGTATGGGCCTATGCTGTTGGCCGATAGTGTGGCCGTGAGGTTGGTCTGAGCGCTGCTCTGACCAACGATGTTCGTCAGCCAACGCGTCGTATCAGTGCCCAAACCGCGATCAAAGATGGTGATCAGAGCAGTTGGATTGACGCCTGCGTTGTTACCCTTGCGAACGTTATCCTGCAGCGCCTTGGCGCTCGGCCAACCGATGCCGGCCCTGACCGTGATTGGTAGGCCACTGGTATCGGGAGCTTGAGAGATCAGGCCAGACGTGGCCCCAAGAACCATCGACTCGATGCCGCTCTCGACCGTCAGGAGCGTTGCCATTTAGGTCGATTGCGAAATGTAACGCTGCATCATCAATTGCGAGCCGACGACACCGACGTCCTGTCGATACGGCGATATGACGCGGTAACGGGCATCATCCTCAGTGATAATGGCGTCGCCCTCGCTGGCGGTGTACCCGGACATAGGCGGGAGATAGCAGTAGTATCGCGGAACCGGGATCATGCCGGGCGGATCGGGAGGCATGTCGTCGCCTCTGGACTGCCTGTCTGAGGTGCCAAAGCCAGCCGGCACCCAGGAGGCTACGCCACCAGCTTCTCCCCATGAGAAGGTTCCTCCACCCATGATTAGAGGGATGTGCGACTCTCGAGTAGGACGCCACAGCAGCGCCCCACTCTGGCTGGTGGCAGGCAATTCGTTCGGCCGGTAGACTTGCACCCGGCGATCGATCCTGGCACCCATCGGCGCCCGTAACGGTGGATGCCAAGCGAGAGAGAAGCCGTTCAGTTCGATCGTTCCTGGCAGGCTGGTTGCCCGATCGCCGTAGGCAATGCCAGGAAAGTATGGTGGATCGGACTGGATAAAAACATCGCCCAACCAAAACGGCGAGACGTCACCCGTGATCTCATACCAAACCACTCGCTCCGAGGTCATGGATACCTCGGCATCCTGACTGCGCACGCGGTTGCGGTGAGCGCGAAACTGACTGGTGATCTTGTACCAGCCGATCGGAAAGTCGCCGTTGGATGCTGGTGTCAGGCGATAGACGTTGAAGGGCTGGCCAAGGGCTCGACCCATCGATCCGAGTTGTTGATCGATGAGGCGCTGAAACCCCGCTGTGGTCATATCTCGCCGCGCCAAATCCGATCGAGAATTTCATAATCAAGGTGAGAGTTGACAGGAAGTCGGCCAAATCCAAGCCACATCTCGTAGTGACGATTGACTCGATATAGTTCGATGAAATAGCGGATATGTCGGATCAGAGGTAACCGCTTCATCACACCATCCAATTGGCCATAAAGGGTCGCAGGATCGACTTGATATCGCGGTCCATGACCGTGTCGCTGAACCGCTCGATGTTGGTCTTGCCGGCATTGAAGCGCTTGATCTGTGGTCCCATCGGACTCGCCTCCAGCGCGGAGACGATCATCGAACAGGCGACCTTGATATCCGCGGGATACCCGGTTGCCGGCCAGCCACCAACATAGCGGATCTTGACGTCGGTGAAAGGCGCTAGAAGTTGGCCGCCAGGGATCCAGATATCACCGGAAGTGGGGTTGAGGCTGGATGCCGGAATTGAGAAATTCACCCACGAAGGGGGCCCGCCGAGGGCCTGAACCGAGGCGAGGAGGTTCAAATCGTAGAAGTACCCAGCCTCCTGATCGGTGCGCCTGCCATAGCCATAGCGTCCGACCCCACTGATCAGTTGGGCGATTGGCCACTGCGCCAGTTTGGTGATCGAACGCTGATAGGGAAACTGCTTCTCCTCGGTGATCGCCAGCCCGAGCTCAAGCGTTACCGGGTTCGGTGAGGCCGTGTGATTGAACTGAACATTGGTCAGGACCATGACCTGGTTCGAGACCGAGGCGATGGTGCAGACTTCGGTGACCGATGGCACCAGGCGATCAAGGAGAACCGCCTCGCCGACCAAACTATCATTGTCACCGACATAGTTTGGCAGGGGCACTTGGACATTGGCGCCGGCGGAAATGGGATTGACCGAGGTGTACGTGGCCGACGGTGTCATGAAAGCCATGTACGCCGGCTGCCCGTTCGCATCCGTCTTGTAGATACAGCCCTCAGGACGCCGTAGGAAATGGTCGATCAACTGACTGGCGCGGATGACCTGCGGACCAGAGGCGAGAGGTACGCCATATGTCTCGTAGTCCGTCGGGCCATCCAGATAGGAGGGGAGCGGCATCAGTCTGAATTCATGATGCAGGCGAAAGCCGCGATCGTGCCAGTCGAGCCAGAGGTGTTATCGACCTCGATCTGGAATGTCAGGAAGGGCAGATCGTCCGTGATATCGACGATCAGCAGTGTGCCGGACACGATCGACGTGGTCGATATCGGCCGCGCTATGGTGCCGCCGATGTCCAGATAGCGGGTTATGATCAGGGTGCCGGCTTGGTTCATCTGAACCGCGACCGAGATAACCTGATAGCCATCAGCGAAGATGACGCCGCTTTTCCAAGACCCAGACCCGGCAATGGTCTGGCCGGCAGTCAGAATGCCATTCGGCATCGCGACGGCGGCGATCTGCATCTTGCCGGCGAGACTGATCGGCTGCTCAAATCCGCCGCTGGTTTCATAGTCGTGCGCGGCTAAGGGCATGCGACTATCCTATGCGAACCGGTATCTATGCTGCGGTCGCTGCTTCACGGCGAAGCCATTCTTGACCAAGTACTCGGCCAACGCCTGATCCCTCACGGTACACATCCCGTCCTCGAAAATCAGATCGAAGTTCTTTGGCCGGGGCGGGATCATTGAAGCGTCCCACCACTTCCCGTTGTCAGTTTCCAGCGTGTACTGGTTGGGAAGGTGCCCCGCCGGCGAACAGCTCATGAAGTGCTTGTCGCCTGGCGGCTTATTGGGAGATCCCGAGAGATAGACGATCATCAGCTACCTGCGGTTGGGGTTAAGTGCGCTGGATGGCCACCACAGCATGCGCATACGAGGCGCCCTTGGCGACGATGGTGTCGAACTGCACAGCCACGTACTGACCGGACAGGGCGGCCGGCAGACCAAGGCGGTAGAGCTGCGGATCAGGGTTCTGCGTCTGACCAGAGATGTACGGCCGCTCGATCATGCTCTCGGTCAGGATCGCCGCGTAATAGTTCTTGTAGCCGGAGGTCGGTGCGCCGAAACCGTAAGCCGAAGACGACGACGACGGTAGATATACGTCGGCGATGATCGGCAGCGGGCCAGCCTGGGTGTCGATGTTCTTGACGGTGACGCCGGCGACCACGGTAGAGCCCATGGTGATGTTCGTCGCCTTGGCCTCGGTATCGAGGTAGTGCCCAAGGATCGGGTTCATGTAGATCGCGGTCGGCTTCACTTTGAATGTGGTGTTCGCCATCATCTGTGCGACAGCGAACTTAATTCCATCGACCATGGAGGAGCCAGGCAGCACGCTGGACTGCTGGGTGATCTGTGTCAGCAGGCCGACATACTGATCCGTGGTAGCCGTGGTCAGGGAGGTGTCGGTGCCGGTCCAATAAGCGGAGGCTGCCTCCACAATGATGCCGTTGACGCAATCCTGGATGTCGCGCGACTCCAGGTTATCGAACACGCCCTGCTGTTGCGTGACCTGCACGTCGAAGAGGGTCAGGTTGATCTGGTTGACCAGCGCCTTGATCAGCACCGACCGCTCAACGCGGGTCGGTCCAGACGGCGTCGGCGTCAGGTTCCTAGGATCGGTAAAGCCACCCAGCCCGATCAAGAGCTGCTCGATATAACGATGCGGGTGACCGGTGGCGCGGCGAGCCTGAATGCGCTGGCGCAGGACGCCCTCGCGGCGCACCATGTCCAGGATCTCACGCTCGTAGAGGTTCACCTCGATCGCGCCATTGCCGAAGAAGTCAGCAGCGGCGGCAACGCGCCCAAGGCTTGCGCTGTTGGAGACGGCGGACCCAAGTTGCGTCATGATCGGGTCGCCGCGGCCAGCCCAGCGCGCAATACCCACCCGATTAGAGTCGGCTATGGAGAGCATATCAGAAACCCTTCTTTCGGGTGGTGGTGGGATTGGCGCTGGATTAGTTCTGGTATGCCAACAGACCAGCAGAGGCGAATTGCTTCTTCAGGTCCATCCGGATCGAGAGATCCGTCACGCCGGCGTCGGCCAGGATCTTGTCGATCTTACCGACCGGGATGGTCTTGCCATCTTCCGGCAGTTCGATGCCGTACTTGTTGAGCGAGGCCATTACGTCGGAAGGAACCGTTTTGCGGGTCGGTTCCTGACGATCTGCATTCGACGCCGCCGTGATGTCAGCGACCCTGGTCTGCATCGAGGACACCGCGTCGGCGAGCTGAGCGCTGACCTGGGTCAACTTCTCTTCCAGCGCTGTCTGACTGGCCTTGAGCGCCTTGTACTCCGGCGTCTCTTCAACCTTCTGCGCCTGCACGACGGGAGCGGCCGAAGCGAAATAACCAGAGTCGTGATAGGAGTCTGGGATCTTGCCGCGGGCGCCGTCGGCACGCATCGAGTCTGCCATCCGGCGTAGGTGGTGAGCGTGACCATTGCCGGAGACGGAGCCAACGCCATCCTGCTCCATCTTCTCGGCAGCAGCTTCAAGGCGCATAGCGTGCGGCTCTACCTTGCTCATCGCGGCATTGACGGCCATGACGATGTTCGGGGCCTTCTGCAGCTCAGCGAGTGCGGCAGCCTGCGCAGCAAGAGCGTCCGTAATTGGCTTGAGGCTCTCGGCCAGGAGACCCTTAACGGCGTCTACAGCTTCAGTCATTTCGTGCTCCTGTGCAGCCGCAGCGGCCAATGAAGTGTTCATGTACGCAGCGTCGTTTTTCATGAGGATCGCCGCGCCGGTGAAGACGCAGGATCGAATGACGATCGGATCGCCCATGGGCTGATCGACCTTCAATTCCTGTGCTTCGAAAGAGAAACCGAGCTTGTCTTGCTCAAGGTGGATCTTGATAGCTTCGCGCGGGAAGTCGGCCGCATAGATGAAACCTTCGATCATCAGCGCATCGCCTTCGATGTGCGCGGATGAAATGAGGCCGATCTTGTTCTGTGCGTCGTGCCCGTTCAGCTCTTTGGTGATACCGATACCCATCCCCATCAGGGATGGCAGGGCACTCTCGGCAGCCGCCCTGGTCAGCATAATACGTTTGCCGAAAGCGCCATTTGGCGCGCGGTCGGACGGCGAGTCGATCCGGGTCAGAATGCCAGAGAACGGCATCCGGTTGGGATGCCCCTCGATCGTCGGCAGGTTGAGCGACACCGCCTCGAACCGCATGGCACTGATGGTCATCAGCATGGGGCGCGCGGGGATGTCGGCGGCGGGATTTTGCTCATCAGCTCCGGCATCGACCGAGATGCCAAACTTCTTGGCTGCGCGATGAATGCGCGCCATGGCGCTTTTCTTCTCAGCCGGAGTTAGTCCCTCAGTCTGATTGAAACGCGCCAAGGCATTGCGCACATGAGCCGCATCATGGATCGGAAGTTTGCGCTTGCCCGGCACAGCGAACTGTTCGCTTCCGAGACTATCCCGATCCTTGGTGTCGAGAACCTTGGCATCGATGTCCTCGACTTCCTCGGGCTCGACTTCTGGCGGCATGAAATTACGCCGGCGTGCCGGTGGCCGTCACGGTGCCCTTCAAGGTCAACGTGCCGCCCGCATTCAACGCCGCCACATTGGTGCCGGCGACCGTGAACAGCAGATCGGTGCCACCCGAGGCGATGGTAAGTTTGCCGGTCGAGCTCAGCAGGGTGGTCGCACCCTGGAACGTGGGGTTACCGTTGGTGTCCAACAGCGCCACGTTCAAGCCGTTTGACTGGTATTGCAATGCGTTGCCGATCTCCTGCACTTTGTCTGTGCCGAGCACAACCAGTGCGCCACTCTGGATCCCTAGACGAGTAGCGGCAATGAGCGGTTGCCCGTTGATGGTGCCGATCTGCGAGCCTGGATCGATCGTCGAACCAGAGGAACCGGAGCCACCGGTGGACGACAGCGTCAGGGCGTTCTGCAGGTAGCTGTTGAGAACGATGTTGACCGTGAGCGCGAGGAAGTTGCTCGGGACATCCGTCAGAACGGTCCAGTCCCAGTAGCAAATGAGATTGCCATTGGTCAGGGCGTCGAACATAGCGCCCTTGGTCAGCACACCACCAACCGGGCCGGTCGGGCCGGTGATCTGGGTGACGCTCTGCGTCAGACCCGAGGCAGCCGTGCCCGTCAGGCTGACCGCTTCGCGCGTATAGGTGGTCGCCTCAGAGAAAACTCCGGCGTTGGTGATGCCGATGCCGAGGGCGTACCAACCGGTGAAAACAGCCATAGCGCGAACTCCTGTCGGAAATTAGATGAAGCGGCTGAGAGCCCGCAGCTTCAACATCGCTGTGGCGTCAGCCCCGCGCATTGCTGCCGGTAGCAGGGGAATGATTTCAAGCAGACGGGCCTCAATCCCAAGCAGGGCATTGAAGGCGTCCGGATCGCGCTGGCCGCACGAAATGGCGGCATAGTTCAGCGCCGCGCGCGCCCGGATCTCTGGGTCACCGGTAGGTTTGCGGTCCGGATGGTCGCCGGGCGCATCCGGGAAGGTCTTGTGGTATTCCTCGCCGTCCGTATCGCCGTCGCCTTCGTATGGCTCGCGTTCCTTGTTGGGCCAAGGCTTCGGTCCAGCGATGACCGCGCGCGGAGTTTCGCCGCGGAGCCGCGCCATGGCATTTCTCTCGTGCATGGTATCCCTCAAACGGTATAATTCGTGGTTACGTTGGCACCAGAGACGCTCATGGTGAGAACCACGGTGTGAGATCAGGAGGCCCCTACACTGAATAGGTAGCGCTATCAGTTGCTCCAGTGACACTACATGTCACTTGTACGGTATGGGATCCTGAAGTATTCGGTACAGAATGTAGAATGTATGACCACAGACCGTCAGGAAGATGGGTGTATGACTGACTTACTGGATTAAATGTTGTCCCATCAATCTGGAATAAAAAATCTTCTATATTTCCAGTCTGTTTAGCTACATTAAAAGATACCGAGTCACCACCAGAGCTATAGCTTAATGGTAACCAAAATAGAACGGCTGGAGTTGGAATTTTCTCTATTGACGCAGCGATATCAGCAAGGTCGATTGCTGTGACTCCACCAGTCGGTATTACCGTGATGTCTGCGCTGGCGGTCATTGATGCCTCATTAGGAGAAGAGAAAAATCTCGATTGTCTCACCGGTAAGGTTGCCGGAAAGCGCAGCAACATTCAGCGTAAAACCGGTGTTGGTGGGGCTGCTGATGAAGGCGACAGCGGCCTCCTTCATGCAGGGAATAGCGATATAGGGTGTTGGAACCGGCTCCGTCCAAGTGACTGCAACGGTCGCTGTGCTGGCACTTCCGGCATACGTCGCCGAGACTGAGCCGATGCAAATCCTATCCGCGAGGTTCGGCAGCAAGCCGTCCGGCGAATAGGCGGTATGAAAAGCTACGCCCATCAGGGATCTTCCTCGGGTTCGAATGATGCGGCCAGGCGCGGTGGCGCAGGCCGCGGATTGGCTCCTGCGGCAGGCTTCGCTGGACCCACGGTCGGCGGTTGCTGCGGTCTCGTCTTGTTGGAGGCGAGATCTGGATCGTCGATTACCGCTGTACCCTTGGCCGCCTGGATGGCGATGTCGGCGTCACTCTTGGTCATGTCACCCCAGGCATTCTCGGCCGGGGCTTCACCAAGCTTTCGGCGGATTTCGTTCGGGGTGAAAACGTTCGCGCCGTAGTACCGCGTCAGGATGGTGGAGGTCTTTTCCAGGTCTTCCCGCTCAACACCCTTCCACAAGAACCGAAGTTGAGAGAACCCAAGAGCACCCCAGACCACCTTGCGGGTGAGAGCGTTGGCCAGCACCGTTGCCATCGGCTTGATAGCGTGGATCCACTCTCGATCCTCACCAACTTCGGCCGTGCTCCGGTTGACGTCACGTTCCAGGTTCAGCGACATGTTCGAGATGTCGAACGCAGCCGCGACCTCGGTGCGAATGAATTCCTGGTATTGCAGATAGAGCGCTTTGTCGCCCTCAGGGTAGAGCTTCTGCACCGCCAACCCGCGAGTGCGCCCAGCCCCAGCCTGCCCGTCCACCAGTTCGGTGCCGATGATCGGGATCTTGCCCTGACCTTCGATCTCGTTGGTCCAGTACGTGCGCCACGTTTCGACCATGCGGGTCGAGACTTCGCCAAGGTCGATGGCGAACGGTGGCAGTGCGTTGCCGGCCAGCTTCGCGGCGAATGAGGCTGTGGCAAGCTGGTTCGAGATGCTCTGGAAGGCAACTTCGAGCGGGCCGTAGCCAAACGGCGAATGAGTCGATGGATTGGGTCGAATGTAAACGATCTCGTCGTCACGAAGCTTCACGCCGGGCTGCTGGCCTTGGGTGAAGTTGCCGCCATAGCCGAGCGTTTGTAGGTAGCGCGGCTCGTTCTTACCGCCCTTCCAGCCAGGGAAGATGTTGATCGACAAACCGTCCACCGGCCACAGGAACACCGGGCGATCCGGGAACTCTGACTTGCCAATCTCGATCACACCGGCGCCGAGACAGACATCGTTGATGACCTGGCTCAACAGGGTGTTGAAGCTGTCATCGTCGTTCGGCAAACTGAAACACAGCGTGGCGACTTCGATCTGTCGCCTGATCTCCGAGTTGGGCGATATGCCCTTGTTCGGAGCGATCTCCCACTCAAGCTGGGATAATGGGTTCTTAATCGTATTGATCGCGCGGCGGGCGATCGGCGTGTTGGAGAAATAGCGCAGGTTGCGCGGGGTTGGTTTGTAAACAACGCGACTGGATTGAGTGTACGCGTTCTGCCCAATCATGATCAGATTGGGGAAGGCGATCGACTCTCGTGTCGGCTCCTTGGTCGGTCGACCCAAACGCCGGGGCCGCCAGGTGAAGATATCCTTGACTGCCACGAGCGCCCTCCGGACTAGGGCGCTATGGCTTTATCGCACACGCCCAGTCTTGCCTCATGACCAGCACGTCGAACCGCGCATGGATTGCCTTGCGCCCGCCGACTGTATCCATGTCGTCAAATGCCATAACCCCGCCTGACACCATGCGCGGCCAGAAATTATCAATCACCGCCAGCACGCTTTGGTACTGGTCGCAGTCACAATGCACGAAGGCGACTTCCTGCACATCATCAGTCAGGGTGCTGGGGAAGACGCCGGCGTGAAAGATAGCGTCTGGAATGTAGGCCTGAACGTGCACCAGAGAGGTGTTGGAGAAATCCCCGACCTTGTGTGTATCGAAGTCCTCAGCGTGCGGCATACCAGAGAACGTGTCGTAGAGGTGTAGATCCCGCTTTTGCGTCCTGGCAACTCTGGATAGATACCAAGCCGATCCGCCCTGGAAAACGCCAACCTCGACGAAGGCGCCGGGAGGCGCGTCGAAAGCGATACTGGTCAGACAGGCTATCCTGGCTTTGTGGATGACCGAATGTGGAGGTGTCACAGGAGGCGCGTTATGATCGGATCGGCGGGGCGCGCAAAGGCGAGAACCAAACTATCCCCACGGTCAGGGCTGCGGCCGATACGTTCGATCAAGTCCTCCTTGTCCTCTACCTGCAGACCATTCGTTTTGTAGGTGTACCGCGGCGCGGTGAGGTCGTTGAGCAACTGGCGGTCGGGCGGAATGGCGAGGTCATCACCAAGATTGGGATCAAGAGCTTCTCGCAGTTTCCACCACCACTCAGTCTTCTTGCGGGTGAACCCAAGCTGTCCGCTCGAGTCCCTGGCAAAACTACTTTGCCTGGCATCCATCGCGTAGGCTTTGAGGCCAGAGGCTTTGGCCAAGTCATAGACGCTGGCGCCAATATTGATGACATCGATGTTGATCGAGGGCCGCTCGCCGGACGGGATCGCACCAGCGATCAGCTCCAGCACCCTGAAACCATCCGGCGTTTCGGTGCCGGGAAAGGTCATCTGCTCGTCAAACCAAGGTCCGTAACGGGCCGTAATTACGGTATAGTCCTTGCCGCCGCGCGCCACGTCAACGCCGAGCGAGTCCATCCTGATCCGGGGATCGAGGTCTTCCTTCGGCTTCCAGCGCGCCTGTGCCTGCAACACCCACTCAGTCGGAATGATCTGCCGCGGATGATCTTCGTGACCGACCAGGAAGTCGCCATGAAGCATCTGGCTTCGCAGCGGCTCCGGCATCGCCTGGAGCACCGACATGTACCCGCTCTGCATGTAGACCGGATTGTCGGTCAGGCGAGCGCGAATGAATGTTCGGCTAAGCGGTTGAACCGGGTAAGGCTCGCCAGGGACATAGATCAGCCCAGGGCCATCGACCTCGGTATCGATCATCCTGCCGGTTTTCTTGTCCTTGATCTGCGCGAACCAACGAAGTTCACCGTCAGCAGCAGGACGAGAATGTTTCGGATCCAGCCAAGGTGACCAGAACGCGGTCACCCAGTAGCCCTCTTGGTTTGTCGGCGGGTTGCCAGTGGCCACCACGCGAGACCGCTGACCCCTTACGTCAGAGCGGTTCCAGCCCATCAAGAACCGGAACTGGCTCTCGTGAAAATGGGTGATCTCGTCGAAGCCCTTCAGGTCATGTGGGCGACCCTGGTAGGCTTGTTCATCGCCGAGGATCTGGCAGGCGCCAAACTCTACCCGGCGCCGCTTCTCGCCAACCTTGAGCCGCCAGATTTCCTTTTGGCCATTGAAGGTGCCGAACGGCAGATAGAGCGTTTCCGCGCGCTCCCGGAGACCCTGTAGCTGCTTGAACGATCGTCTAAAAATAATAGACGAAGAATGTTCCGTGCCACTGAGTCCAAGAAGGAGATCGCTCTTGCCTCCGCCGGCTGCGCCGCCGAAGAATAGGATATCAGCCTTGCTCTCCATTGCCCGCGTCTGAGGGCCCGGGAACGGGGTCCAGATCAACGGCTCCGCTGATTTCGAGCGGCGCTCCATTTCGACCGACACCTCGGCCAAGAGCGTTTCCCTCTGTGAGGGATCTAAAGACCGCAGCGAGCGCAGTATCGTCGAGGTTTCTGATTGTGATTGGCTCACCATTCTTACCCGTCAGTTCTTTGCGGGTAACTTCCTGCCAACCACCGAATTGCCGGAGCCATGCGAGCATCGCACGCATATCGCCGCCCATCGCGGCATTGACCAATCGAAGCGACACCGCGGCATAGACGTAGTCTTGGCCCATCGCTAGCTCGCTGCTGAACTGCTCCTGCAGCACGTCCTCGGTAATTCCCAGCATGTGAGCCATGGCCGGGATGGTCGCCTTGGTCGACGACATCATCCGAACTTGCATAGCCCGCTTGCGGGCGAGTTCGGCGTCCTCTGGCGGCGGCCGGATCTTCTTTGGCCTGCCTCTGGGTCGACCGGTTACTTCACTGCGCGCCATTGGCGATATTCAGCCGCAGCCTCGACGCATTGACGAAAAATAGTGGACTCGGCGGTCGGCGCGGGACGCAGCCAGACCGGCTTATTCAAACCACCGAACATCGCCTTAGCCCTGCGAATGTCAGCGCTGTCCCGAATGGAAACCAGGATCTCGTCGGCCCGCTTGATCGTGTCGGGATGGATGCCAGCCCAGTCGCTCATGGTGTTGGCGCGCAGGGTGGTCCAGGATCCCTCGACGTCGGTTCTCACATGGCCAGTGGTGTCGATCTGCACTCGACAGCCGCCGGTGATCAGATCGCGCACCAGCATGGTGAGGTCGTGACTGGCGGGCTCCGGACCGTGGATCACGATATGATAGCGGTGGTGAGTAAGAGCGAGTTTGGCCAACGTGCTTGGCCCAACATATGAAAACTCAGGGCCGTGGAATTTCTTTCCCAGCATCTTGTTGAGGCTGATTTCGTTCGACGGATCGTACTCCCAATCCGCGATCGGCTGGAGGGGTCCGTCTTTCCCGGTCGGTACATCGATCTCAGGGTTTTGCATCAGCCGGATCATTAGCGCCGGCACACCAGCCCATTGACCATCTGGCTGGATATTGAAGGTGACTGAGTTGACCGGCAGGGAACTCATGCCGCGACGTCGCTGGTGGGTCGATCGAGCAGGAGCTCCTGGTAGGTCTTGCCGGTCTCCTCGTTGACCGCCTGTTCGCCGGTGAAATCCTGCCAACGCTGGATGCTGACGTCGATCATCGCCGGGGAGATATCGATCCCGACACAGGTTCGTTGGGTCAGTTCGCAGGCCATCAAGGTCGTGCCACTGCCGATGAAGGGATCGTAGACAACTTGCCCCTCGCTGGTGTTGTTCTCGATCGGCCGCAGCATGCATTCGACTGGCTTCTGGGTGGCTGAGCCGGTCTCATTCGACGCCTGCTTTTCGATAGTCCAGAGCGTCGTCTGCTTGGTGCCGCCGTTCCAATTGGCCGTCTTGTTTTTCCGCACCGCATAAAAACAAGGCTCATGCTGCATGTGATACTGGCGCCCTGGGCTGACGACGAATTTTGTCTTTGCCCAAATGATCTGCTGGCGAACTTCAAACCCAGCATCCTGCAACGCGAGTTGCGCCGTCATCGGGTCTCTCGCGGCGTGCCAAAGGTAAGTGATGTCGCCGGTGAATAGCTTGATGGCCGGTTGCCAGTTGGCGATCTCTTCATCCGCGGCCGGAACACCCTCAATCGCCCTATTCTTGCCGGTGGAGAGGCGCTTGCCATTGGCTCGTTTGGCCCTAGCACGCTTGGTCGGGTCGTATTCAATGAACGGTGGGGCAGTGACCATAAGGGTCGGCGATATGCCGTTCATCGCGATGTTGGCGGTATCGAACTGGGTGCTGTCGCCGCACACCAGGCGATGCTTGTTCAGGATCCACACGTCACCGAGTTTGGAGACGGGATCGACTGGGGCTGTTGGGGTGTCGTCCGGATCGGCTTCGTCGTTCTCGGTCGAGCCGTCGGCTACGTCGGTGTAGAATTCGATCTCTTCCGGGTCGAAACCAGTAAATTCTAAGTCGTAATTCATCCCGTCGAGGTCAAGCAGCTCTAGAGTGACCAGACCTTTATCCCACTCTGCCCATGTTGCTGACCGATTAGCTAGTAATCGAAACGCTTTTACTTGAGCTTCCGACAATCCGTCAGCCAAGGCTACCGGCAATACTGTCAGACCAAGCTTTTTGGCCGCGTGCAGTCGGAGGTGGCCGTCGATCACCAGTCCAGTTGAGAGCGCCACGAGCGGAATTCTGAAACCGAACTCCTGGATGGCCGCCACCATCTTGTCAAGTTTATCGGCGTTCTTCCTGGGATTTCTACCGTACTCGATGAAGCGATCGATCGGCCAGTGCTCAACCTTGAGCTGAACCGATCCCTCAGATGCCATACATGGGATGTCCGGAATGGAGGCGTGAAGCGTCTCAGCCCCACCTCTGGGGAACATAGTTCTTTTTATGATGCTGGGGTGAAAGCGTCGTCAAGCATTTGTTCGTGCGGGAAAGTTCACATCGGCCCAAGCGCCACGACAAATATGTCACATAGACGCCCAAACATGCATGGATAATTATTGGGCATATCAATGTGTTGGAAGCTTTCCGCGCACCAGCTTTTCACTTCGTGCGCGGATCATGGTGTGGGTGAAATATTTTATTTTGGGCAACCCAGGGAAAGCGAATCGGGTACGCGCATATCAGGCCGCTTTTCGACGTTGGATAGTGCGCACGGAAACTCCATGCGCCGCGGCGATCTCCTTGTCACTCCAACCTTCCACCAGATCGACCACCAACGCCTTGCGCCCCGTGTATTTCCCGGCCCGCCGAGCTACGGCGATCCCCTCCTTCTGGCGCTCCAGCATGATCTCCCGCTCCCAGGTGGCCACGCCGGCCAGGATGGTAAGCATCAGCTTCGAGGTCGGGTTGCGGGTATCGAGGCGCTCGCCGCCCATGGACAGGATCAACAGCCCGACGCCGCGCTTGGACAGGTCAGCCTCGATGGTCAGGAGTTCGGCCGTCGACCTAGCCAACCGATCAGGCTTGGTGACGGCCAGGGTATCACCGGCCTCCAGTGAGGCTAGGGCGGCGATGAGTTTGTCGCGCTCCACCATGGAAGAGACCTGCTCTGAAAATATTAGATGGCAGCCTAGCGCCTTAAGGTCTCGCTCCTGGGCTTCAAGTCCAGCGACCTGCTCGACGGTAGAGGTGCGTGCGTAGCCTACGATCTTGGTCATATCAACCATCCCCATTATGGTGGGGAGTTTTTACCACCCATAAAAGGCTCGTTCAAGAAAATTATGACGGACGTCGGCGTCTCCGATTCTCTTTCGAGTCTCCCTCTCGAAGCAAGGTACGCAGCCCTGACCTGACCACCCATTCCAATGCTGAGGTCTGCGTCTTCATCCGCTTGAGATGCTGAATATCGATGATGGCATCCCATAACTCCTCGGGTAGCGAGACGGACTTCCTGGTCAACCTAGAGCCCTCGCCATCACCCATGTTTATTTTTCCTTGACGCTGACGCCCGGCGAGTTCTAGGAATTGGTGCATCTGGTTCATATGGTGCATCTGGTTCACTCAGCAACAGCATAGGCATACCCTCTAATGTTTCGCAATAGTTTTATAAGAGGAGTCTATAAAACTGGACTCGGTTACAAAGGTCAAGTGAAAGATCGTAGCGCCGTGTTTTTGATGATGTTTTCACACCAGCCTGACGCGAAACGGAAACCGCCTGTTGCATAGACGAAAACAGAGATCGGCTTAGGGGGTCAAATGGCCGTAATGACTTTGGCTGCGGTGTTGAGTTTGGCTGGAACACCAGCGTGTTCCGTCGAGGGGATGGTTCCATCCTTCTGGCCGCGCGTCGTCACCCAAGAGTCCGGCTATGATCCACTTGCCCTGCATGACGACACCACCAGCACTCCGTATCATCCGGCAACAATCGACGAAGCCGAAACTACCGCTCGTAGACTGTTGTCGATGGGTCACAGTGTTGGAGTTGGGCTGTCGCAACTGACAGCTAAATCTGAAGACCGCTTCTACATGAAATTCCATATGACGGTGCGGCAAGCGCTTGATCCGTGCTCGAACATGCACGCTGGAGCGCAGCTTTACGTCAGCGGCGCCCTATCGATCTACAACTCGGGAGATCCCACCAGATCGCTGCCCTACGCCGCCTCGGTGCAGCGCATCAGGCTGGATGAAACACCGGTGGCACCACAGCCACCAGAAGCGACGGCTGACGATCCCAAGGATCCAAGGCCACCCGCCTGGAATGCCGACGCGCTCTACGACTGGAACCGGCGCCACAACATTCCAGAATTCACCGACCCAGGATCAGCACAGCGACGTGCCACGCCTGTGGTTATCGAACGCCTTCCTTCTGGAAAGGACGCACAATGACTTGGATTTGGCTACAACGACTGCCACGGCCGGCCGTGGCTTGGGCTATGCTCTTCGTCACTCTGCTGCTTTACGGGACCACGCCAGCACTCGCACAATTTGTGGGCGCCGGCGTCACTGGGACCGGCGGCGGCCTGATCGCCCAGCTCATCTCATACATCAACACCAATTTTGCCAGTGGCTTGATTGAGGCGAGTGTGATGTTGGCGGGCGGTATGATGATGTTCCAGCGGCACACCATGGCCGGCTTGGCCACGATGGCTTGTGGAGCATTGGTGGTCACCAACTCCGCGGCTATTGGAGCATTGATCTAAATGGAACTGGACGACGAGCCGCCACTCGAAACGGCTGTGCTTCATGTGGCGGCTTGCCGTCCGGCCATGATCTACGGTGTTCCATGGGTCATGATCGTGCCGGTGGCAGTTATATGCTTGGAAATCGAAATGGTTTTCGGCATCAAGTTGGCAGCCCTGATCGACATACCGCTGGTCATCATCGCCTTTGCGACGGTGCTCTACGACTACAACGCTCCTGGAGTTTGGATGGTCTGGGCGCGCACCATCATGATCATCCTAGATGATCGCAAGTACGGCGGCGCATCAGTCGCCGCTCACCCAATCAAATCAGAACCGACTATGCCTAGGGGGATACCGTCCGATGCTTGGCGATAGAGGTACATTCGAAAGCGCCCCTGACGACCTGCTGCCGTACTGGCAGCACATCAGCCCCGGCGTCGTGGCTCTGACCGACGCTACCCTCCTAGCCCAAGTGGTCATGCCTGGCCTGCCGTTCGAACTGGAGTCGAATATCGAGCGAAACGCGCGACCCGCCTATTTCAACTCCCTCCTGCAGATGATCTCGGATGACAACGTCACCATCCACATCAATTTCGTACACTCTGAAGTCGAGCCTAAGCTGGTCGAGCAGGACAATTTTCAGACCTCGTTCTCACGGGATGTGTACCGCAAATACGAACGCATGACCTTCGGTGACAGGGTCATGGAGAACACCTGGATCATATCCATCCTGGTGCATCCGCGCATCCCGTTCGAGGGCGCGCTGACACGCCTCAAGCGCAAATGGATCTCGCCGCAGATCGGCATCAGCGAAGAGAGCGAGCGCCAAATCGAAGACGTCATGCAAAACCTGCAGATATGGCTCAATCGATATGGCGCGCGCCGACTTGGGTATCGCTACGGCGAGGGCCAGTACGAGGGCTGGATTTACACCGAGATCGGCGAAGCGCTGGCGCTGATCCTGACCTGCAAACACCGGATAATCCCACTGACCAGCGGGATGCTGGGTGGCTGCGTCTACATTGATCCGGTTGTGTTTCGCGGTTGGCTGGGGCGGCACACCTTCGCGGTGGATCAGCCGTCAGGCATCCACCGCGGAATGATATTCAGCTACAAGGATTACCCCACGAAGACCTTGCCAGGCATGTTCAACGGCTTGGTCGGTCTCGATTTCCCTGTCGTGATGACGCACAAAGGCCGGTTCCTGAACCGGATCTCGGCCGCCGCAAAGACGCAGTTGAAAGAGACGCAGATGTTGAACGCCAAAGATAAGGCGGTCTCACTGCTGGAAGGTCTCATCAAACTGCAAGACCAGATCGCCTCAAATGAGGTGGTCATGCTGACGCACCATTTCTCCCTAGCCGTCTATGGTGATCATCGCACCTTGCCGTATCGAGCGACCCAGGTCAGCAACATCATCGCCAAGGGTGGCTCCGTGCTAGTGCGAGAGACGCGCGGCTTGATGGGGGCGTATTTTACCCAGGTTCCCGGCGCCGACAAGATGTATATCACGCGCCCCGGCGCGGTGAGCAGCCAGAACATAGCGCGCATGTGCTCGCTGGAGGGATACCCGAAGGGAGCGGAGGAAGGCTACTGGGGCGATCCGACGATCCAGTTCAAGACCAATGGCGGCACAGTATACGACTGGCATGTCCATGTCGGAGAGGTTGGCCACACAGCCGTCTGGGGGCATACCGGCCTCGGTAAGTCGCTGTTCATAGACTTCATCGCCTGCGCCCTGCAGCGCACCATGAGTGCCACGGACACCTTGGTGATGTTCGACAAGGATATGGGGATGGCGATCACTGTGCTGGCCAATGGCGGCGAGTACGTTTGCCTACGCCGTGGCACGGCCAGCGGCTCCGCCCCACTCCGAGTCTATGACGATGAGCCACGCAACGTGGCGCACGTCGCTGCCTTGTTCAAGCGTCTCATCCTGCTGGACAACCGCGGCGAGATTGAGCCATGGGAGGAGGACATGCTGCACCGCGGCGTGGGCCGACAGCTCAAGCTTCCCGTGCATCTTAGGTCCATGTTGGCCGTCAAGGCATTCCTTGGCATCAGTCCGACTGGCGCCGGCGCGCGTTTCGCTAAGTGGTGCCGCGGCGGCGTCTACGGCTGGTTGTTCGACAATGACGAAGACCATATCACGGTTGGCCACGATACCCGCCTGTTGGGCGTCGACTTCACCGATCTTCTACCCAGTGAGGAGCGTCCAGATGACGGCTGTGCCGGAGCCATGGCGGCCGATCTGATGTTCCGGCTGAAGAATATCATGGATGGCCGCAGGTTCGTTGTGATGATCGATGAGTGCCGGTACTACGCCGACACCATCGCTGGCATCATGGAGGATTTCGCTCTCACCGGCCGCAAGAAGGAGTTGGTCCTGTTTCTGGCCGCGCAGCAGCCAGGGCACCTCCTGGAACGTCCGATGGGTCGATCGATCCTGGCGCAGGTCCAGACCGATTTCGCGCTGCCGGACACCAAGGCTGAGTGGAAGGATTACGGCAAGGAGGGGCGGGGCTACACCCCGGCCGAGTTCCGCTTCGTCAAGGCTCGTCGATCTGACACTGCCAACGTCAATGCCGAGACCCGCGGCAAGCGTCAGGTGATGATCCGCCGCGACGGCGAGTCCGTCGTGGTACAGTTCGACTTGACCGGCATGGAAGATGAGATCGCCATCCTCTCGGGCCGTCCGGACACCTCCGCGCTGATGATGCATATCGTCGATGAATTGGGGCCTGACGCTCCGACAGATGACGTTGTCGCTGAGTTCAAAAAGCGCTGGAGGTCGGTGAAGCGCATCGCCCGCAAGGCCAAGGAAATCGAGGAGGAGTTGGTATGAAACGCCTATTGCTAGCCGGCGCCGCGGTGCTGTCGGCATGGGCCGTGCCGGCTCGCGCTCAAATCCCCGGACTGGGGAGCATACCAGGCCTTGGGGGGCTGGGTGGCGGCGCCGGTGGGATTACATGTTCCAACTGTTACACCCAGACCAGCGGCACCACCAATGCCGCGACCGAAATTCTGAAAATGATCGCGCAAATCGAGCAGCTCATTCAGATCTTTACCATGCTGTCAGGCAATACAAGCGTCAACAGTATGGCAACGATCTTGAACAGCACTGCTGTTTTCAATCAGATGGGCAGCTTTGGGAATGTCCCGCTGATGATCCAGGGCGGCGCTGTAGGGTCGATGGGCGCGAGCTATCTGGCTGCCAATACAATCTTTATGCCGGGCGCCAGCAATATGCCGTACATGAACACGGTCGCTCTGATCGAGCAGCGCCAAGCGGCCTCCCTGGCTAATGTCCAAGGTATGGCGACATCGATGCTGGTGACCAGCAACACCATCCTGACCGGCTTGATGCAGCTTCAGGTTCTCATCGACGCTCAACCAAGCAACCAATTGATGGGTGGCATCAATTCCAGGATGTCAGCCTACAACGGCAACATCCAAACACAGCAGTACCAACTCGTGCAGATGCAGGCCATGGTCAACGCACAGAACCAGGTTTTCGAGCAGCAGCGGCGGCAAGCTGGGTTTTGTTCCTCGGTCAGTTGGTACAATGACCGGCAGTACTACTATGGAGCCGGACCCACCGTATCAGGCTCCGGAACCGGTTGCGCCGGGGCCGGTGGCGGCCTGGTGGCGGGTAGCGCTGATTTACCCACGTCGGGCGCTGGCGGCGGCATCGTTTTGGCCAGCGCTGGGACTGGCGGTATTGGTAGCCTGGGATCACTCGGCACGGTCGGGCTTGCGGGGGGCGCTGGAGCTCTGTCTCTGGGGTCCACCGGCGCCACAAGCTACGTGCAGGGCGGAACGCCGCTGGCTGGATATGTGACCAACACCCAAGGGCCTCTGGCTGGATACATCTCCCAGCCCGATACGAGCGGCGCTGCCGGAACAACTGCCAATGCATCCTCAACGCTCCCAACTCCTCCAACTCCCCCGACCGGCACGGTCGATGCCACCGTATCTGATGGCGGCTGCGTCGAGACGTCAGACGGCAGTGACTGCGGCGGTTTGACCATGGATGACACCGCCAACTTCGACCCGACGGCGCCGGTCTCAGCCCTCCCGCCAACCGGGCCCAGCGTCGGCGACGCCGTCACTATCCTGCCTGGAGGTGATCCAACCGCCGGGATTTCGACCGACATCACGGTTTTCAATGACCTGCCGATACCAAAGCCAGCAGATATGGCTGGAATGGCCGTGGTGGCGCTCCTGAAGCCGCGACGAAGAAAGGATGAGCAGTTGAGGATGGCGGCATGAAAATCCTTGTGGCCGCAATGGGGTTGCTGGCCACAACCGCGACTTCTGCTGTGGCTGATCCGCCATGGCAAGTTCACCGCGAGCCCGGTCTGATCTGCATGACTATGCCCAACAGAGGCGTCGCCATCCATTCCGTGCCGGCCCAGACATCAGACGTCATTGGCTATGCCGACTCGACTGTCTTCATGCCACTGCCGCGGCGCGCTGGAAACGGCTTCGTCATGATCGAGCGGCCAGATAGGGAACCCGGATGGGTGCCGGAGAAGGGCATGCAGCCCAAGCCCAATTGCACCCCGATGCTCATGTCGAACGGCGCCATCAACGAAGGGAACTGACCGTGGGTGGCTTCACCTTCTATGAGCAACTCTACAGCGATTACAATTCGGTGCTCACATCCGCGTCGATGGCCGCTGCCAATCAGTTGATCGGCGGCATAGCGCCTTATCTCCTAGCCGCCTTGGTGCTCGTGGTCATCATCATCGGCGTCATCATGATGCTCGGGAGATTGGACCAATCGACCGGCGTGCTGTGGATCGTTCGCACGGTTGCGGTGGCCAATCTTCTGACGTCGGCGATGTACACCCAGTGGGTGATGACCACATTCCTTACAACAATTCCGGGAGCCATATCGTCGCTGATCGGCGTCACCGGCGTAACCACCCCAGCGGCGACGTTCGATCATCTGCAGGCTGGCGTCGAGAAGATGACTGCAACCCTCGACGCCGCGGCTGAATGGTGGGATGTCGGCTCTCAGTTCCGGATCACGGTAGCTTACTACTTCGCCACCGTACCGCTATTTCTCGGCTTCTGGCTAAGCATTATCACTATGGCATTCGTTTCTGTTGTTGCTCCGCTAGGAGCGGTTCTGCTATTATTCTACCTGTTCAACAACACCAGACACTACGCCGAAAGGTGGATCGGGAAACTGGTATCGTTGATGATTTTGCAACTGATAATAGCCATCCTGATGAACATCATCCTGACAGAGTTCGGAGTCTTTGCCGCACGCATGAACGCCGCCGGCAATCTTGGCGACTTGGCTGAGCGTATCTCTGTCCTATGGGATATGGGCCTCGGCTTCTTCGTTGGGGTTGGCTTCCTCATTGGTGCACCGATCATTGCCGGCTACATCGGCGGCGGGCAAGTGACTGCCATGGTTGGCATTCCCGCCAGGATGGCCACTCTCGCTCTGGCGAGGCTGAAATGATGCATCCGGTGGCTGAATTCTTTCTGCGCGGATTATGGAACTTTGCCAGGGCGGTGCTGCTGTTTTGCACCTTCCTGGCCAAGCCGGTCGCGCTCGTGTTCGCCTTGATCGCCCTCAAGGCGGCAACCCATGGTCAACCGCTTCTGCTCATCGTCTGCATCGTCATCGGAGCCTTACTCTTCGCAGTAAGAGACTGGATCCGGTTCTCTCGCTGGAACTAAAGGAAAGAAACTACATGTCAACTACAGCAAAAATTTCTATCGCTATGGTCCTCCTGGTGCTCGCCGGATGCAGCGGCGAGACGCCACCACCATCATGCAAGGGGCCGTGGACCAGCTTTCCGCAGCCAATGCCAAGTATCGACGGGGCGCCGCCAGCGCCCGAACGACAAACCATGGTACAACACTGATGTGGAACCCGTTCAAACGCACCATCGTGCTCCCGCAGGCGCAAGCGATCACCAGGACACCGCTGACCCGGCAGGAGCAGCAAGTGCGCACTATGGTCGCGCGGGAAATGAAAAGAAATCTCCGCACGCGACAGGGATTACTGCTGGTCTGCGTCGTCTCCATGGCCACGAACACCGCGCTGGCTATCGCCCTGGCCGGCACGGTGCCGCTGATCCGCATCGTGCCCATGCTGCTGCAAACCAGGAAGGATGGATCGACCCGCGTTGAGCCCGTGATGTCGATGATGTCGGTCGAGGACGCGCAGGATCCGGTCAAGCGCGCAACCATGTGGCAGTACGTGGAATGGCGGGAAGGGTTCACCCGCGACACGGCCAAGTTCCGCTTCGACTTCGTCGTGGCGCTCAGCGCCGGCGATGTCGGTGAGGCTTACTCAAAATGGTATGCCTATACCAACCCAGAAAGCCCGCAGGCAAAGTACTCCAAAAACAACGGCACAGTCACCATCACATACGACACGTCTGATTATTCGTCTGATCCGAACATCTTCGTGGTGAACTTCTATCGTGAAGTGCATGTGCCGGGACAATTGCCCTCCAGGTCTCACTGGTCTGCCTCCATCCACTACAAGCTGATGCAAGCCATCCCAGCGATCGAACGCGGCACCATCAACCCAAGCGCTCTCAAGGTCACCGACTACGTGCTGACCGAGACGGATGATCCAGGAACCAAGTCATGAGGAAGCTTCTGCTTGCCGGCGCAGCGCTCGCCGCCCTGTCATCATCTGCCTTAGCGGCCACGGAATGCAAGCCGACCAAGGAAGACAGCCGGGTATGCACCGTGCCCTACAACCCCAATCAGGTCGTCTCGATCTGGGGCACGGTGCGTTCCGTCGTGGTCGTCGAATTCGGCAAGACCGAACAGATAACCCACGTCTCGGCGGGGGATATCGATGCCCTGAAGCCAGAAAACATGGGTAGCAATGTTTTGTCTCTCAGGCCAGTGCCGACAATCACGGTGGCTCAGCAAATACAGCCAGTCGCCGTAACAACGTCGCTGCCGGACGGCAGTAATCGCCTCTACATGATCGAGTTCAATGAACGTCCAGGCGGCTCCATCCTGCCTGGCACCAATGGCGCTCAATTTCTGGTCCGCTTCACCTACCCAGGCGACGTTGCGGCCGCGGCGGCAGAAGCGTGGCGGGTGAAGGAGCGTGCCAAGATCGAGCATGAGATGGAGGCCAAGCTCGGCACCATCGGGCGCGGCAGCATATCCGGCCAGAACGGATACGCCTGCGACTATATCTACCAGACCGATCCCAAGCATCACCCAGTCTTCGTGCCAACTCGGGTGTGCGATGACGGGCAAAAAACCTACATCCTGTTCCCCGGCAACACGCCGCTTCCGGCTATCAGCGTCGATGGACCGGACGGTCAACCGATGATCACCGATGGATCGTTTGACAGCATCGGCTCGTACTACGTCATCAACCGGGTGGTGCGGCATATCTATCTGCGCTCAGGCGACCTCGTGGTGTGCGTCTGGAAACAGAGCGAGCCCAACCCTGCGGGCTTCAATCCAGGGACGAATACCTCAGTGCGCGGCGTCGAACGCACGATCAAGGGATCGGATCAATGAGCGGGATGCAGGATGATGGTATCGGCGCAGCAAAATCTCCGCCGGGGCCATGGAAGTACATCTTCATCGCCTTTCTGTGCTTCTGCGCCGTGGCATTTATCTTCTGGCTATTCAAATCCAGCGGTTACCTGCATCAGCACGCCGAGAAGCCAATTCAGTCGACCGACGTCGCTCACGCTGATGCTTACCAGGGCCCTCCAGACCTTAAGGAAAATGCTGCATTCAGGGCCAGCGTGCCGCCAACGCCAAGGCCGCAGCCGCCACCACCGATCGACGAGTCCTCAGTGTGGGCTGGCAAGACCGTGTGGAGCCCGCAGGGGCTACAGCAATCACTTCAGCCGCCGGGTGCCACACCACAGGAGAACCCTCAGGCACAAGGCGGCGGCGCCGGTCAGGGCGATAGCCTGCTGCACGGCACCACCGTCGCCTACAAGATCCCGCACCCGATGTTCACCGTCCCCGAGGGGAAGGTCATATCGTGCAAGCAGATCACCAAGCTGAGCACCGCCTCGGGTGGCAATGTTCTGGTCACCGCCATTGTCGACGAGGATGTCTGGGGAATTGGCAATCAGGTTATCCTGATGAACAAGGGCACCGAGGTCATCGGCGAGGTTGCTCATGGGATGATCAATGGGCTGGATCGCCTGCAGGTGGTCTGGCGGCGCGGACGCACGCCGCCGCCCTACAACATCCGCTTCACGCTCGACGCGCCGGCCGCCGGGCCACTTGGCGAGGGCGGGCTGGACGGCGATATCAACCGCCACGAATGGCAGAAAATTAAGGGTGTGTTGCTGTTTACCCTGCTCGACTGGGGCGGCGCCATCGCTCAGTCGGCCTTGGCCGCGCGCGGCACAACCAGCATCAACCTAGGGAGCACCAATACCCAATCCACCGCGGAAGCTGCAGGGACGATCCTGCTACAATCGATGATCAATATTCCCGACACGATCACTCGCAACCAAGGAAAATCCTGCTCGATCTTCATGGCAGGCGATGTGGATTTCTCCAACGTCTATGGATTGAAGGAAGTAAGAAAATGAGCATGTCAGACAACTATAAGCAGAACCCGACCATCAGTGCCCGTTGGTCCGACCTTAGGCATGGGCGCATCCACCTCTCGAAGTGGGAGTTGGTGATCGCCTTCGTGCTCACCCTGCTCCTATTCGTGAACCTGTTCTTTAATCAGGGGATCGGATCCCTGATCTTCTTCATCATCATGGGAACCGCCACAATGATGGCGTGGAAAACCCGACGTGATGCCCGCAAGGGCACGCAGTGACCACGGCCACACTACAGCTCCAGCATATGTTGGAGCCCTTCTTTCCGTTGCTTGCCGACGGCACAGAAGACATCGCGATCAACCGCCCAAGAGAGGCCTGGGTGCGTCGCTACGGCGTCTGGACACCGTTCGACGTACCGGACATGGACTATGACACTCTGCTGGACATGACGATCATGGCGGCGTCGATTTCTCAGCAGGAAACCAACGCACGCAACCCGCTCTTGTTCACGGACATCCCGATGGACAAGGGACCAGCATTGCGGCTGATGGCCATTCAACCGCCGGCGGTCGAGGGCGGCCTTATGTCCTGGACCCTCCGCCAACCTAGCGGCAAAGTCCACCCGATCGAGACGATGACCAAGCGCTACAAGACAGACCGCTGGAACAAGTGGGAGCGCAGGAAGGAGAACAAGAACCACGACGCAGCCTTGGCGCTCTACGACGCTGGGGAGTTGACAGCATTTTTGACCCACCTGGTGCAGCAGCGGTACAACATCATCTGCTGCGGCGCGACCGGCGCCGGCAAGACCGAGGCCGGGAACACGATCCTCTCGGCCATCCCTGATAGCGACCGAATCATCACCATCGAGAACACCAGGGAGTACCGGCTGAAACAGCCAAACTGCCTGCATCTGCTCTACTCGCAGGGCGGTATGGGCGTCGCCGATGTCTCCCAGGCCGACCTGCAGCGCGCCAGCCTACGGTGCCGGCCAACCCGCGTGCTGGTACAGGAGATTTTGGACGCCGACGCAGCGGCCACCTACATCATGGAAGTGGTCTCGGGTCACCCTGGCTCGATCACCACCATCCACGGCGAGAACCCGTCCCAGGCGTTCAAGCGTCTCTTCGGCATGGTCATGGCATCGGCCGGTGGGGCCGCGCAGCAGGTCGAGAATGTCCTCTCGATGCTGGAGAGTACGGTGGACTGCATCATCCCATTCCGCAACGACGCCTCGGTGTTCTCGGTCGGTGAGGTATTCTTCGCTCCGGCCGCACGCCGCCGCGGAGAAATGCTCCGCTCCCTGCTGACGGACGTCGATTGATCCGCCGGTTGCCGTGGACGCTGCGGGCCACCCTGGTCTTCGCAGCGTGCATCCTGACCTTCGTCCTATGGACTGGGGCAGCGTCAGTTCTCTTCATCAACCTCATGAAATTCGGGAGATACTATCCGTATGACTATCCGCCGACTTATTGGCAGTGGTGGGCCTACTTACTCGACCCAGAGTGGCCTCCCAGCATCAACAAGTGGCTCGCCCTCTCCGGACTCGTGCCGCTATTCCCTCCGGGTGCCTTCCTTGCGCGCCGGCTACTTGATCGCCGGTCCGTATCGTATTCTGCCACAGGCCCCCGACCACTCTACGGCGAAAGTCATCCAGCCACTCGATCCGAAATGCAGAGCGGCGGCATCATCTGGAAAAAGAAACTACCGGGGCAACGATAATGTGGGCTGGCGATGTCATCATCGGGCGCGACGAAAACAGCGAATACGGCACCCTGCCTGGGCACGAGCACGTCGCCCTCTACGCCAAGACCCGGAGCGGGAAGACCACCAGCAGCGTCATCCCGAACGCTTTCAATTTCCCCGGCTCCATGGTCGTGCTCGATGTGCGGCGCGAAATTTTCGCGGCCACAGCCGGCCATAGAGCCTTCAACATGGGGCAGGAGGTCTACCTTCTTGATCCGGCATCACCGAACGGTCGGTCTCACCGGTGGAACCCGCTCGACATTGTCGACCGTACGTCGGTGGAGAGGTTTGACCAGATATCCCGTATCGCCCTGATGATGTTCCCAGATCACACCGGCTCCAGCGGCACCACGAACACCGATAAGTTCTGGGATCCGGCCGGGCGCTCCGCGTACACGGCGGTTGCCGCACTGATCGCCGAGACACCCGAGTGGCAACTGAACCACGCTATGATCCTTCGGATGTTCTCCGGCGCCGGGTTGGATATGGTCATCGAGGCGGTCAATGCCCGCCGGGCCCAGAGCGCCAAACCACCCTACAGCCAGAATGTGATCGACGGTCTGTCCGGGTACATGTCAGGCGACACTCAGCTTGTGGACGGCATCCGAAAGACTGTGGAGGTCAAGCTTCAGGCATGGTTCAACCACAAGATTGCTGCGGCGACATCAGGCAGCGACTTCGACCTGCGCGACCTGCGCCGACGCCCCATGACCGTCTATGTCGGCATCTCCCCCGGCAATATGGCGCGCTGGAGGAGCTACCTCGCCCTCTTTTTCGAACAACTCGTCAACCTGAATACCGACGTCACTCCGCAGGAAGATCCGACTCTCCAAATCCCCCTACTGGTGATGATGGATGAGTTCGCCCGGCTAGGCCGGATGCAGACCATCGCCGAGGCCGCCCAGTACGCCGCCGGTTATGGGGTTCGGTTCTTCTACGTGATCCAGAACAAGCGACAGTTGGAAGCGATCTATGGCGACGCCGCCAGCGCTGACATCTTCGACAACACCGGGGCTGAGATCGTTTTCGGCACCAATGACCTGAAAACCACTGAGGAAGTCAGCCGGCGCTTTGGTGACGACACGGTCAATATCCGCACCCAAAACAGACCTAGGTATTTCTCCTGGGCCAACTGGAAAAAGCAAACCGAGGCTGAGCACCCCCACCGCCGCCCCTATCTGCTACCACAGGAGGTCGCCCGACTGCCGCGGAACAAGCAAATCGTCCTGCGCGCCGGCATGCAGGGGTCCATCACCGACCGCATTCCATGGTTCGAGGATCCGGCCATGCGCCGCCTCAAGCTTGATCCGCCCCAGATCCCGATCCTGGATTGGAAGATCGATCCGGACGATGGGAAAACTAAGCTGATCAAACCAAAACCAAGAGACGCCCAGACCGAGACCAAAGGATAGTCAGACTCGGAAGCGTCTCGATATCATCGGCGGATGGACCGGAAGCTTTGCTCCTGCGGACGGGTAAAATACGGCATTGGGCGGCTCTGCGCCTTGTGCCAGCAGCAGAAGCGCAGCCTCAAGGTCAAGCCCACCAGGAAGCCCCGCAAGGGCAGTAACCCAAAGCATTTAGAGTGGATCAGAACCCTCCCCTGCATCGTCGATGGGTGCAGAGGAGGCGGTGATCCGGCGCATGTGCGGATGCCTGGAACGGGTGGTGGGATGAAACTCAAACCACCCGATGTCTGGACCGTCCCATTATGTCGAGAGCATCACCGAGAGCAACACGACATCGGGCACCCCGCCTTCGAGAGGAAATACTGCATCGACTTCCGGCGCTCAGCCATGGAGTTGGCGGCCCTGTCACCATACCAAGGGGAAGAGATCGCGTGAATTACATGGATCAGGATATGGGCGGCGAAGGCATGCACCCACACCGGCATAATCCAGGTGGGAAATCCAAACCGGCCTGGGATAAACGGTCCATCGTCTCCGCGGTATTCTCCGACTGCGACCGCTACCGCTACGAGTTGATCGAAACGTGGGATCCGCGCGGCCCCAAGGTGATGTTCCTGATGATGAACCCATCGGTGGCAGGACTAGAGCACTCCGACCCAACGCTCGTTCGTACCGGGAACTATGCTCGCAAGTGGGGCTATGGGTGTCAGATGGTCGGCAATGTCCACGCCTATCGCGTCACTGATAGCAAGGAGCTATTGAAGGTCGCTGACCCGATAGGACCGGCCAACGATATTGCTATTCTGCGCATGGCGGGGGAGTGCTCCGAGATCATCCTCGGGTACGGCATGCCGCCCGGTCAACCGAGACAGGTGGCAATCGCGAGACAACAATCTAAAAGAATTATTGAAGTTCTCAGGAACGCTGGAGCGAACATAAAGTATCTGGCATTATGTAAAGACGGAATAACACCAAGACATCCGCTGTATCTCAAGGGGGATCTACTCCCTCAACCCTACCTTGTGGAGGCATGAATGCCATTCGACAACACACCAGACAGGCTTGAGACATCCATAACGACTTTGCTGAGAGGGACCAAGGAACGCATCAAACACCATGAGAATTGGTGCCAAGGCGTACTACGGATGCGTGGGAGCGCTATACCAAAGTACTGCTTACTTGGAGCGATGGATGTAGCTAAAATTGAGATCAGATCATCATGGGATGATGTGTGGGCGGCCACGGAAGTCGTCCGTAATGTCGCGATAAAACGTGGATATAATTCCCCAGCCGAGTTTAATGATGCGGATGAAACCACCCACACAACAATCATGGATGCTCTCGACGAGGCCATCTGGACCTCCATGGAGGTGATATGAAACCTCTGTTCGGTATCTCATCTCTGGTGCTGATGATCGTCGCCGGTCATCCGGCACCGGTAGCAATTCCACCCGATCCGATGATCATCCGGGTACACCTCCCATCGGGCTATCCTGATCCAGACGGCAAGATACAGGCGTGGATGGTCCGTCAAAAAAATATGAACGGCGGCTCATGCTGCGATCCAAATGACCACACCGCCATTCTCGAGAACGAACAATGGAAGATCGACGTCGACCATTATAGCGTCAAGGTAAATGGAGTTTGGGTCAGCATCCCACCCTACACCTTACTCCTGCATCGAGACACCGATCCAAACCCGACCGGCAAGGGAGTGCTTTGGAGCGGCTTCAATAGGAATATGCCAGGACAAGTTGTCATCTACTGCTTTGCCCCAGGCACCGGCACATGAGCCTCTCTCCAGAGAATAAGGAATGGATCCGGGACTGCATGATGCAGCGCAAGCGGGTCTTGAAGGGTGAGTACGTCCACTGGTGCCCCGAGTGGGATGAGCTGCCGATGGATGAAACCTGCATGGAGTGGCCGTGCGGCTGCTCCGTCAGTGACGCAGCCCTTCGGAAATAGACCGCGACTGCGCACGCTCGTGCGCCGGATACGCTCGCTCCATCGTCACGTTCATCTGTCGGCCCTGCACCATGTTCCTGATGTGAGAATAGGTCATCGGTGGCGTTCGGTTCACCGTTTGGTGCAGGGTCTTCAACGCTCCGCGGCGGATCTCGGTCAGCCGGTCGAGTAGGCCGAGGGCCGAGTCCATCTTCGTCTTGGTGGCGAACTGCTTGGCGACATTGGCCCATTTGTCGTCGAGAGTGATGTCGTGCAGATCATTGATCGGCCGCGACTCCTTGACCGCCAGTCGCTCGGCCGACTCGCTAGTGATCAGCCAGGAGCGCTGCTGATGCCGGGTGTTGCCGGTGTACGCCTGCGCGCCAGTGACGCCATGGCTGCCGGATGGCAGTGCTAGGATGTGCTCGCCGACCGATGAGCCCTGCGCCGTATGGATGGTCGTGGCGTCGCCGTAGGCCAGCATAACGCGACCAGAGTTCACGTGCTTCGAGGTCAACGAACTCCACTCCACCCGCCCCACGACACCGTCTGAGTTGCGAAGGAGAAGTCCCCTCTGTCGATCGGCGTCGACCACATCGAGTACCGTGCCGTTGCGACCGATCGACCGCATCGTGCCATTTGGCAGCTCGGCCTTGGTGGACTGGAATAGCCGCACCTTGTCACCGACCGCGATCGATAGGAGATAATTGCGATCCCCGTCGGTGGCCTTGATCCCCATGACCTTGTCAGGCCCGACCAAACTCATTTCCCGCCTAGCTTCCCTGACCGCCATGCCGATCTGATGCGCGTCGGAATTGGTTGGAGCGCTGATCGTTGGAGCGTGCCCGGTTTCTTTGAGGCGCTCAATGTAGAGCTTGGCGGTGCGCTCGATCACGCCGGCCCGGCCGCCGTAAGCCATCTCCGCGGTGCCGTCGTCGCGCTTCATACTCAGCGCTTGGTGCGCCTCGCCACGCCGGAGCAGATTGACGATCGAGAGCTCTCGCTCAGTTTTCTGGCGGACGGTCGTCAGGATCTCAGGCACCTGGGATGGGCCTAGGGCGCGACGGGACAGCTCAATGATCGCTCCAGCCTCGATGCTGGCGCACTGCTTGTCGTCGCCCAGCGCTACCACGGTGAAACCAAGACGGTCCTGCGCGCGCATAAGATGAAGGGCCTGCCGAGTACCGAGCAGGCCCCATTCGTCGATGGCGATGACGGTATTAGTGCCGGCGCGTATGATGCCCTTATCGAACCCCTCCATCAAGACCGAGAAAGCTTTGACGTTGCGCTTGTCGATGCCAGCGCCACGCAGATCGTCCGCCTGACGCCAAGCCAGTGAAGCACCAAGAACTTCCCGTCCCTGCTCTTTCCAGGCGGCTACAAGCGGTTTCAGGAGCGTCGTTTTACCGCTGCCTGCAGCGCCGACAACAACTCCGAACCTGGCACCAGAAGCAAGGCGCTCCATTGCGGCTTTTTGGTTTTTGCCGTGCTCACTGGCGAAGTCCAGATCAGGGAACTGAGCAATTTTTCGCTCAAGAAGGGAGCGAGGAATGGCTCCGGTTTTATCGCCGGCCGCGGCGCGCGCGAGGCGCACGAACTCTCGCTCATCCGTCTCATGGAGGGAGGTTGTGACACTGGTGTACCGTTGGTTCCGCTCCTGGCCCCATACCAGGTTCGTTAACTCACCATACTGGAGAACGCCGCTTTTTACCATTTCATGGGTAACATGTCTGATATCCGTCAGATTGTTGGCGCCATGCTCAATCAGCCCGCGCAGCGCGGCGAGGCGCAAATCCCAGTGTGGTACAACTGCACTATGCTCAAGTTTTTTTTCGAGCCATGGCAATGCAGTCTCGTATGCCTTCTTGTAGCGCTGCTCCGGCGTCAGTGGCGGGAGTTGCGGGCCGATCAGTTGAAAGGTTCGAGGGGTCCAGCCGACTTCCTTGGCTTGCACCTTCCATCCGTCGAAGTCAGCCAGATCGTCCTTGCCTCCCTTGACCTTCTGGTCGAGGCTTTGGGTGGCTCGCTTGATCCGCTCTTGACGCTGAGGCTCCGCCAAATCCTCCCAGACCTCACCCTTCTGCCGGGTGTAGAGCATAGCTATCGCTTCGCCGGCGTTGGTTCGCTTGGAGAATATGATCCGCAGGTCATCTGATATGGCGGTCATGCGGGCGGCACCGGTGCGCTCATCCAACACCACCTCGAAACCAACTTCGCGCAACTTGGTCGCCAGCCGCGCCTGATAGTATCCATCCGCCTCGAAAATGAAGCCCTTGATCGCTTCGGTGTCGAGCGAGCCAACGTGGCCGTTGGGGCAAAAGACGGCATTGGGGATCAGGAAATGGGTATGGATACCAGGATCCCCGCGAACCTCCTTGTCCGGCTCAATCACCACTTGGCCGTTCCGCACCGACACCATGGTCTTGCGGGCGGTATGGTGGGTGAACTCCAGCCACGCGACATAGCCGGCCAGGAAGCCATCCTTGCCGCCGTCGCCGAGTCTGGCGTGGCCAACCTCCGAGGCGATGTACCCGACCGCCTCACGCGCTGCCTCGATATGCGCGTTCATGAGCATGGCCTGCTCAACCGGTCCGGCTAGGGCCCAGGCCACTGAAACGCTCTTGTCCGGCGTCGGGCAGAAATCATAGGAGCCGATCGGCGTGCTCCATTTGCGCTCGCCGGTCTTCGGGTTGACCGGCATCTGACGTTCGGTCGCGTACTTCTTGTCGGCGATCTGGCTGCCATCAGCCTTACGCCCCGCCAATAGAGCCGCGACCTCGTCCTGCCGCAGTGGCCTGGTGTTGTCGATGCCAAGCCCCACCAGCACCGACGGATGAATGTCTGGGCGCACGATGGCGAGGTGACCGACCTCGTCAGCTTTCGACTCTTTGACATCGACCCGGTACATCTCACGATTGAGAGCCACGTCCCACTGCTTCATGGTGCGGCTCATCATCTGCTCGATCTCTCGGGACGACTTGCCGATCAGATGGTCGGGACCGGGATCGATCTCCGGTATGCCGTGCAGCGCACGGGCCTCTGGGGGGATGTCGGCGCCCCCGCTCTCCCGGTGCACCGCGGCGTTGATACCGGCCTGGAAGTCGCTCCGCAGCCTGTCCTCGACCTCCTGCACCGACATCGCGGCATCAGGCGCCGCGGCATAGGCGGCAATCAGATCGACATTCGGCGCCACGCGATCATCCAGCCACATATGAACGTGGTCATCGATCTTCTGCTCCCGAATGATCTCGTGCGCCTCTTCGGCGGTGGTCGCCGCCATGCCGCGCTCGTAGTACGCGGCGACCCTGGAGCGCTCCTGGCTCATGGTCAGGTTCATGAGGTGGTTGACCATCCCCGAGGTAGATGACGGCGCGCCACCGGCGATTTTCTGGAAGCCGATCATGACCTATTTGAGATGCATCACCGTCTCGGCAAGCAGATCATCGAGAAGGTCGGTCGGCACCAATCTCTCCTCGAATTTCTCTGTGATGTTCTCATTGTCTCTGAACCAAGAGGTAATGAATTCATTCAGATAAGTGGATCGGTATAGCTCTTTCTCTGGTGAGAGCATCTTGAACCGCAGCAGCTTGTTGACCTCCCTCTTTAGCTCATGCGGCAGCGTCATGGCCGTCGTGATGTCGAGGAGCCTCACTGGAGGCATCCGCATGGGGTGCATCTGCATCCACATGATGCAGAGGATCGGCCGAAGGGCGTAGAGGTATTCTTTGCAGGTATGGTCACCGGCGAAAACCTCCTGGAGGTGACCCTTCGAGTTATTCTTGGCAAAATTGACGTAGTGATGAACAAGAGCTTTGGGCGAAAAGTACTCGTACATGACGTCGAGTAACTTGCCCTGGAACCCGTATTCGTCGGCGTAAATGATAGGCGACCGAAGCCACTCCAGCAGCGCTGGGTTCGACTTCTGAGCCAATACAAGTGCCTTGCGAATGTCCCACCCAGAGTAGTCGTATAGATCACCATCTTCCTCGAAACGCAACGTCTTGAGGGAGTCATGGATCACTAGGTAACCGTTCAGGTTCTTGGCGAATATGAAGCGCACATCATAGTCGCTGTCAGGCGACTGGAAGCCCCACGCACGACTGCCGCTCTCTGCGGCGAAGAGAAGGTGCAGGCTATCAGCCTCAAGCCGATCCTGCAGCTTGGATATGTTGATGGTCATTTCACCTCTCCCGTAGAGACTGCGCGCGCCACGTTGGCCGGCAGTTCGTTCAGCCCATCCCGGATCTCGTTGACCGACGACACCAGTTGCCGGATCAAGCCCGGCAAGTCCGACGACGGCGGCTCGTCCATCTTCTTGATCAGGTCAGCGGTCAGAGCGTTGGTCACCTCGACGATGCCGCCGAGGGTCTCCATCGCCGCGATGAGCACTTCCGTGCGTTGATCGAGGTGATCGAACCGCTCCTGCAGGAAGTCGAGCAGCACCGACTCAGTCATCGAGAGGGCCTATCTTCGAGTGACGGCGGTCGGCCGCAGCATGCGCGATGGTGTTGAATGCGCGGCGGGCGATCTCGGCGTTCAAGCGAGCCAACCCAGTTCGTTGCGAACGGGTGACCGCATCCTCGATGCCGACGCACGCATCGAGATCACTCTCGAAGTCGTCGCGCATTGAGCCCAGCGCCACCATGATGATGTGCCGGTCCTCGATCATTGAAGATCGGCGTCGTCAGCAATTAGGCCTTTGGCCTTCGCCAATTCCAGTCCAGCCGCACAACCACCCTGGCTAGGGAACCAGAAGAGACTGGTTTCGTCACCGTCCTTTGAAATAGCAATCCTGACATAAACGATCTGACCATCGTCATCCTTCTGGACGTCGACTGTATCCGCCACACCGCCAGCACGAAGCGCCTTGTGTGCCGCGTCGGGGGTTCGTCCCATGCGACCACCCACCGCCTTACTCGCCTCAACGCATCGCCCGCTACCGAAATCCAGAATCCACCACACCCGCGCCGGTGGCTTTGATGCAACCTTGTCCGGTGGCGCCGCGTGGCTGGTGGCGATGGTGAGCGCCAGAGAGGCGACGGCGGATAGGATGGTGAGCGTTTTCATTGTGGTTCCTCATGATGGATGTAAGTTTCGTTGAATTGAGCCGCGCAAAGATTAGCGTGCATCTGAACCAACTGCCGGTATCCAGGACTGACGTGCTTGTCGGCGCATAAGAACAACTGCAATTTGGAGCCATCATAAAAGGAGAAATATGCCGTTCGCCCCAGAACGAGCACCTTCCCCGTAAACACGCATGATGGACATTGAAACTGCAGAAGTTCCTTGGCCTTTGGGCTAAAGGTAGCCTTGTCGTCAGAGATATCATTGAGGAGCGCGAGATCGCCGTGGTGCTCCTGCGCGAGCCGATTATAGGCCCTTGCGGCATCCTCTGCGGTGACATGACAATAACTGGTGTACCGTTTTCTCTTACAAGAAACGCACGCTTTATACAGCCCATCAGGCATTTCTTGAATGCCGTGATAGCCGATAGTGTTGGACAACAGGCGACGACGATGCAGAACACTCTCATGAGGCGTTAACCACCGAAGATTGTCCCGCCGATTGTCCAGTGGGTCGTGGTTTCTATGATCCACGAACAGAGAGCGACCTGGAACCGTCATGAACGGGTCCATGACCTCTCTCTGCATCTCCCGGCAAATAGACTTCTCGGCAGACCAGATCATCCTCTGAGCGTACCACGCACCTCTCCGACCCTTTTTCGGTGACCAATCATAGCGGGCGATGCGATCGTAATCGCAGTCGTCGACAACGGCCACGAGGCCATTTTTCAGCGAAATCTCTTGCATGAAGCGGTTCATAGGCGTATAATTGGATTATTGTCAACGATCGTTTTTGATTATTCTTGCTCAGCATCGCGATGCATATTGTCTTTCGCTAATCCCCCCTCTACCCAAACTCCAAAACCATCCCAACTTCAAACCTCACCATGCGCCAAACGATCAAACACAAGCGCATCAGCATATTCCATTTGACACACATACGAACATATGTCATCGTGTTTGAATGTCAGATGATAACTTCCAACAGCATGCCAGGGCGCACCTAGCCGCCGCACTCGCCCGTCGATCAACCCAATATCGCTGGTTCTGGGATAACTGGGATTGGTTCCAAACCGAGCTCAAAAAGACGCCTCACCCGGATTGGGATGCGTTTGCTGAAGCGATGGGCAAGCTCGGAATAACCAACGCGCGCGGTGGTACACCGACCGCCAGCACCACACGCCAGACCTATGGCCGGATCAAGAAACTCAAGCTGAAACAGACCGAGTCAGATCAGCCTGACGTGGATGCTCCCTCTCTCGCACCCAACCTGCCGGCCGCCGACTTGGCTGGTGGCTTCTCTCTGCGCCCACAAAAACCAATCCAAAAAGGATAATCCATGGCGTCACCCCTCCGACTGATCCGCACGAACCTGAACCGGCTCCTGGGATCGGATGAAGAGCCGGCCGAGGTGCCCCTGGTCATCGACCGCATTGTCGGTGATGAGCAACCTGAGGCGCGCGTTCGGTCCAGCCTCGATCTGACCGGCAAGGATAAGCTGGTGATGGTCCTCGGTGCAGGATCGTCCGGCAAGACCACGCTGATGCGCTGGATCACAGAGCGCACTCTGAACGATGGCAGGGAGCTGTCGATCGCCACCACCGATGTCGGTCGGGCGACCCTCCGTCGATTTTTTAAGGATGCTGACGGCCCCACCAATGAGGCGGGGATCAATCTCTGGCTCGAGGGCCTGTTCGGCTTCCTGATCCGGTCACCAATGACGGCCGCGGTCGATTTCCGCGCCGACATGACGCTGGTGCCGATCCTCGAAGGCGTACCCGATATGCACCGTATGTTGGAGCGCGCCGGGGTGCACCCGGTGGTGCTCTACATGCTGACACCGCGGGTCGAGGATTTGACCGTGCTGCGCGCCATGGAGGCGGTGGGGTTCCAGCCCAAGGCTACGGCGCTGGTGATGAACGTCGGTAAGGCGATCAACCCAGCCGACGCGATGGCTGAGTTTCGAGCGATTCGCGCGCACTCGCTGTTCCAGTCGGTGGTCAAGCGTGGCGCGGTGCAACTCTGGATGCCAAATCTCGTACCGGCCCGCGATATCGAGAACGCCGGTCTGTCGTTTACCGACACGCAAAAGCTAGAGACCGAGCCAGTGACCGCATCGCGGACGTTCCACTGGCTGCGCGAAATGGAGATGGCCTTTGACCCGATCGCCACCTGGCTCCCCTAACCCTGTCGTCGAGTTTCCCGCCGCCAAACAGGCGATCGTCGGCCGGCTGCTGACGGCGGATCCTCTCAAGCCGGTTATCGACAGCCTGCACACAGCCCTCGACAAATTAGAGGCGGCCGAACAGCGTGCCAACGATAAGAACGACGCAGCCTCCGACAAGGCTATGCGCGACATCCTCAAACGACTTCCAGCAGCGGTGGATAAATTATGCCTAGAGATGTACTGGAACAAGGTAGTGGCGGCCGGTTTCGTCTTGATATTCGGCTGCTCGATTGGCTTTGGGATCGGCTGGTACTTCGGCCACGATCCGTGGGTGATCACTCGCTGCGACGTACAAGAGGGAGCAAACATCTGCTCGGGGTGGATGTCGACGCCAATCAGCAGGTAGACCTGTCCTGCCCAGCCTGCAGCGGTCATGCCTCCTACGTCTTTGGCACGCAGCGGCGGTGCATCAAGTGCGGCAGCAGTTGGGATCCAAAGGTCGGCGCGGATAGCCTGAACGTCGGCGAAATGCTGCTGTTCGACATCCGGCGCCGTATCGACAGTCCGAATTGCAGCAGCGCACACCGCGCCATTCTGATGGCAACCTTAGATCGATTGGAAACAAAACAGGGATGATCTGGTTGCTCTCATCGAGCTCAGATCGGCGCGCTCTCGATGTGGTAGATGGCACCGGCATCTGTGTTGGACATGGTCCGCATTACTCACGCCGCACGCCGGGCAGCAAAACGTTTACCGGCGTCGGACAAGAGATTGTGCTGGTAACTGATTGCGGTCGAGCCGTTTGGGCTTGTGTTCGACAAAAGACACCTATGGCGCCCGGAACCGGCGCTAGCCGCGGTCGAGATGGCCAGACCGACCAAAAGGCGCGCTACCTGTGGCGCAACATGATGTTCAGGAACCTTGGTGCCGGCCTGTCGTCGGACCTGATCCGCGAAGCTTATGCGATGACATTGACAGAATGGCAACGACGATACGGCATCCTTCCGGATGAACGACTTCGAACAGAGATAGGCGTGAAGCATATTGCTTCGCGCAACCCTGGATACTGCTATCTCATGGCCGGCTGGGAAAAGGGAGCTACCAGAAACGGCAAGTTATTCCTATGGGCTCCACTGGAAGCGAGGCTCTGATGCTGAGACCGCAGCACACGCGCGCCCTAATGTCGGCCGTCGGTTTTATGACGTCTGGCGGGACCGGCGGCGTACCTGAGTCGAGGGTGACGAACGCCATCGATGCGGCAACAATAATGGCCTCTGCGCCAGCCCTGGCTGAATGGATACCATTCTCACACCGGGAGCTGCATATGCTTTGGGTCGCGCTGGAAAATGGCGCCGAAGCCATCCTCCAACCCTCATCCGGAATGCGCCCAGATCAACGCAGAGCGTTCCGCAGCGTCGCCAACCGGATTGGTGATGCTGTCGGCAGCCGGCTGAAATTCTAAAGGAACAAAACAATGGGCGACGTGACCTTCCTGCCGTGCCCGTTCTGCGGCAAGGAACCCGATACCGTACAGAGTAAAAGCTCACCGATATGGTGGCGCCTCTATCACCGCTGTGAAGTGATCGGATATTTCGAGATCAACTGGCGCCAAGCCAAGCAGGAGCTCGCCGACACCTGGAACACCAGAGCCGATGTAGGAATATATACCCAGGATAAATAATTACAGAAACTATGCATTTACCCTTGCGTCTACCAGTATAACTTGGTATACTTCTAGTCCTCACCAGATGGAGGCAGCAAATGTCCAAGTGGTTCACGAACGAAGAGATATTAGCCCTAGTAATGGCCGATACCTTGCCACAGAGCTTCCATGACACCGTCGAGGCCCGCTACTACCGGAAGAACCATCCGGAGAAGAACCCCCCGCCGCCGGTGACACCACGGGAACCGGAAGTGTCACCACAACTGGAATTGGCCCTCTGAAGTGAGCGATCCAATTGAAAGGAGGATAAGCAGTCGAGAAGGGTGGGTCTACGTGGCGACCCACCCGGCCTGGTCGAGGGTCGGTATGGTCAAGATCGGCATGACCACCCGCACGCCCCAGGGTCGGCTCGCCGAGATAACCTCCGTCTCCGGCCTGCTTAAACCTGCGACCATCCACTACTGCGTCTACGTGCCGGATTGCCGTCGAGCCGAACGCTTCATCCATTTGCAACTGGATGACTGCCGCGCGTCCCGGCGCCGGGAGTTCTTCAAGATCGACCCCGACAAGGCGGCGCAGATCATCGATAGCTGTCACCCCCTGGCGATGCAGGTCACCATCACATCGCCGTCCAGGCGCAGGGTGGTCTATCGGCGCCCCTCGAAGATCCTGGTAGCCTTCGTGCTCACGGTCCTGACCTGTGTCGGCACCGTGATTGTCGCTTGGTCCAGTCAGTAACTACGAAACGCAAACAAATTTAGGTGTATGATGGAAGAATTTAGGCCAACGATCTGCATCGACTTCGATGGCGTAATCCACAGCTATGAGCGTGGATGGCAAGACGGCGTAATCTATGGGGAGGTCGTTCCAGGCTTCTTCGAGTGGGTTGAAACAGTGCGCGATCGGGTCTCGTTGGTGATCTACTCATCAAGGTCAAAGTCAGATGAGGGCGTGCTGGCAATGGGCATCTGGCTGCATGAGAAACGCAACGCCTGGATCATGGGCGGTGGTCATCGCGATCCAATCAAACCTCTCACGTTCGAATTCGCGCACGAGAAGCCGGCAGCTTGGCTCACGATAGACGATCGCGCCATATGCTTTCGCGGCGACTGGGCGGCGCCAGAGTTGACCAAATCTGCAATCCTCGCGTTCAAGCCATGGAATGCCAGGAAAACGAAATAACCGGAGGAACCAATGAAATTCGGCATGAGAACGCCCAGCCTGAAAAAACGCCTTGCCGCGCGCACCTCGTGGAAGCGCTACGTGCGGCACTCTCTCGGCTTCAAGGCGCCGCGTGGCTGGGGATGGATAACAAATCCCAAACGAGCCGCCTATAACCGGGTGTATCATCGCACGACGTTCGACATCTTCCGGTTCTTTCGCTAGTAGCTTGAAACGAGCCGGCCAATCTCTTAACCTCAAGGCGCACAGCCAAAAACCCATCGAAGGGAACGAACATGACCATCAAGTCAACGCTCATCGTCTCGGCTCTGGCTATCGCTCTCCCGCTCGCCCCTGCGCTCGCCGGCGGTAATGGCGGCCATGGAGGCACCGTTGTCGTCCATGGGAATGGCGGCTGGCACGGCGGATACGCGGGTCATCCCTATTATGGCGGAGGCTGGCACGGTGGCGGCGGTGGATGGGGCTGCGGATGGGGCTGCGGTCTCGGGGTTGGCGCTGGCGTCGCGGCCCTCGGTGCGCTCGCATGGGGACTGGCTACGCCCGGTTATGGTTACGCCCCACCCGTTGTTGTCCGTCAGCCGCAGTTGGTGTGCAATCAGTTCGGGCAGTGCTGGTATCAGTGATCAGGCTGCCGGGATCGACGCCATCCGCGTCAAAGCCTCGCTTACGTCCCTGATGACCGACTCCCAATCTCCGGGGGTCGGTTGACGCCATAGCCGCGCGGTCGGATACCATTCCGAGTGCAATCCCTGCATCCCCCAGCGCCACTCTGACGGCTTCGCCAGCATGATCCAGGTCGGTTTGCCCAGCGTCGCGGCGAGGTGTCCCACCGCAGTGTCGACCGTAATCACCAGATCGAGGTTCAGAATGTGCTCGGCGGTATCCTGCCATCCCCTGACGCCGGTCAAGAGCTTCACGTCCGCCCCCAGCGCCGCCGTCTCCTCCTCGGTCTGATCCAACTGCAGGCTATAGAAGGCGCATTTCGGCGAAGCTAGTAGGCGAAGTATCTGCCGCACCTGCATTGATCGGCGCGCATCAGCCCGATGTTCCTTGCGCCCATGCCAGCATATCCCCACCTTCAAACAATCAGCCGGCTCGGTGTAAAAAAACATGTCGCGCCTAGCTTTGACGCGACGATCTTCGACCTTGAAGTCGGTCGGCGGCGGCAGCAATTTCGTGCCGTAGATCATTGGCAGATCGATCATACCGACATGCATGGCGTGCGGCGGAAATTCCCGAAACTGCGAAATAACCCGGTTTTTCGGAAATGCACGCACGAACATCTTCGTGATCTCCGGGCAACTGGCGATGACAACGTCACTACACTGCTCGTTGACGTAGGGGATGAAGCGCGAGAACTGGATGCAGTCGCCAAACCCGCCCTCGGTCATGACGATCAAAGTGCCGTTGCGCAGCCTTTGCCCGGCCCACTCTGCGCTACAGGGCCGCGGGTCGATGCCGGTGAACACCTTCTTGCGCCAAGCATACTCGCGCCATCCTGGCTCGTACTCGCGGCGGTGGAGCAACAGCTCGCCCATCGCCATATGCGCCCTGGGATTGGTCCAGTCATGAGCTAAGGCTCGGAGGATCAGGGCTTCTGAGCGCTGGCTGCAATCGTCCTGGCTGATGTTGGCAGCCGCGATGGCCATGTTGACAAGACCGTCCACGTCAACCACATCGAGCTGCTGTGCGATGTCGCCGCAAACCAGACATCCGGTATAATTATGCAGGTAGAAGTGGGATTTGCTGAGGGCCCACCACCATACTCCCTGACGCTGGTCGATCGCGATCGCTTTGTCATAGAATTTGACCGCTTCAAGCCATTCCCCCTTACAGTGATGGATGTCGGCCAACATGGCAAAGACCTGTGGGTTGTCGCCCATAGCCTCCAGCATATCCTCACATATACCCCGAGCCTCGCCATAGTGTTTGCGCTCGATCGCGACGCTGACCTTGTCGTACGACAGCAGATCGAGGTCCATCAGGTAAACAGCCCCACCGACTGCCGCACCATAAGCCCGAGACTGGCTTGGTCGGCGCTGGACATCGTTCCAGAGTAAATTGCAAATGCGCCCATCACCGGCAGCGCATTGCCGCCAGGCTGATTGAGGTAATTCGACACCGACGCGCCCCAGCCACAGGTCGTGCAATCGAACGCCGTGGTGTCGGTGATCGTGCCGGCCTGCATCGCCCCGCCGTTCAATTGCCAGGAGAACGAGGCGCCATTCTTGACTAGAGTGCTGCTGCCCCATTGGCTCGACGTCAAACCGACACTCGGGCTGACGAATTCACCGGAAGCGGCATCGTCGTACTGTGCGGCGAACTGGCCGGCGTGCCAACGTCCAGCGGTCAGATAATTGACCGTGCTGCTGGTCAGCCACGAGCCCCAGAGCAGCCCAGCGCCGTAACCCGCATTCACCCCACCATCGACCGTGACATCGACATAGAAGGCCTGCGCGATCACGTACGCCCCAGTGGTCATGTTGGTCGTGTTCGGCAGGGTGATCAGCGGATCGTTGACGTTGTTCGGGCTGTTCCCGACCGTGCCGGCAGTGAAAAAATTCGCGTTCGGGTCCAACTGATTGTCGAGGATGCTGGTCGGCGTCATTTTCACCAGCGAGCGCAGGCCGTCAGAGCCGCTGGTGCGCTGCATCGGCGCCGCGGGGCCTACGGCAGCCTTGGCGAGATTGAACGCCTGTGGCGCCTGCGTAAGGGCTGGCGGCACACTGGCAATCGGCGCCGGCGGCAGATCGAGTGGGCCCAGCACCATGAACCGGCCGGAGCCATACGCGTCGTTGATCTGCAGCACGTTGCCGTTCTGATCGAGCGTCGTGCAAGCCGGATTGGCCGGATCGAAATAGAACAGCAGTCCCGCGCCCGATACCACGTTCGGCGTGAACGCGGAGACAGTGAACGCGCCCATCTTGCCGACGACGGACGGGATCTGAGTGTCGCGGATTTGGCAATAACCGGCTGGAATGGACTGGGCTGGCAGGCCGGCGGCGTAGGTGGCGCTGCCGGTGTACGTGTTCTGGTTTAGGCCAAGATTTGCCGCCGGGATCGTGCTCCAGGTCGCGCCGTTGTTGAAGGTGACATCGATCGACGTCGGAATGCCGCCAACCCAGATGAAGTTGAGCGGGATCGGCTGATTAGCCACCTGCTGATTGAGCGTGAACAGCGTAAAGGCGTAATTGAGCAGCGTTTGGTTGAGGATGGTGACGCCAACCGGCCTGGTGGTCGTATTGACCGTGCCGTCACTCCAATCGACCGTCAGCGTCTTGCCGGCGGACAATGCCCAGTTGCCCGGCGCCGCGGTCCAAGTGCCGTTGGTTTGCGGCTGAAGTTGGATCGGACCGCCGGGAACCGATGCGAGATCCACGATACCGCCGCCGGTAACCGAGTCTGTGTTGACCGTAAAACTGACCGATCCGGTGATCGGCGCGCTGGCGCTGACCGTGGTATCCTCGATCAACAGCGTATTGGTGCCCAGCGCGGCACAGGACATCGGCACGGTGAGGATTTGCCCGGTCGCGTCCCAGGTCGGCGTCGCTGAAGCGACCGATACCGCCAACGGCGCCCCCGGTGTCGGCACGGTCGAATTGCCACCAGCCGTGGCGCCGGCCTGCGTCACGAAAGATACCTGCGCCGAACGAATGCCGCTGTCGCTGGTATCGAATATCTGGAAGCTCCAGGTTGTTGCGGTATTGAAATTGAAAGTGAACGTCGCAAGCTGGCCGGTGCTGTCCCAGGTAATCGTTCCGTTGTTGGAGAGGCCGGTTGAGAACGCGGTGACGGTGGTCCCATTGACAACGGTGGTCGGACTGGCGTCAGGCGGAGTGTAGAAAAGATTGTTCCGATTTGGAACGTAATTGAACCCGACCTGGATGCTGAATGGCGTTCCGGTCTTCTGATTGGGAATGGAGGCCGGCACGGTGATCGTCGCACCTGGTGGCAGGATGCAATAATTGGCCAGCGCGGTCGGCGTGCCGCCAGTGGTGCCGACCTCGATCAGGATGTTGTTCTGCGGCGTGCCGGCGGGGGCTGATGGATTGTTAGCTTGATAGTTGAAGCCGACCTCAACCGCGCAGGCTTGCCCCTGAAGCTGATCTGGTATGGTCGGAAAGGTGATCGTCGCCGCCGCCGAGTTATTGACCGTGGTCGCCGCCAGATTGGCGTTGGTCGAATAGTACATCGTCGAGGCAACGAGGTTCGGCGAGCCATTGACGGGGGTGTTGCCGGTGCCGGTCGAGCTCCCGGCCGGAGCCGGAGCGGTCAGGTTCATTGTCGCCGAGAACGAGCCGCCGGATAGCTTCGCCAGCACCACGATCGGTGAAGTGGCGAGATTGTACTGGCTCGGGGCCCAGGCCAGCCAAATGTTCGAAATGGTGCCGGTGTACGAGCCGCTGATCAGTTGCGAGCCGGCGACCAGTGGGCTCGGCACGTTGACCGTGACCGATGGCGCGATCACCACCGGATTGAGCAGAGACGTGAGGGCCGCGCTGTTCGCCGTGGCCAGGGTCACGTGGCCGGCTGGCGTCGGGTAGATGTTGCCCGATTGAAGCTGACCATTGGTCCGCATCGCCGCGGCAAATGTGCCGCCATGATCCACCGTCTGAATGTTGCTGCCGGCGGTATTCGCTTGAGCGACCGCGGCGAGCAGGCAAGTGACGTACGTGGCGCCGGTAGCGAATGCGGTCGAGTCCTCCAGGCCAAACGGGATTTCCAGCACGATAAGCGTCGCGGTCGAGGATGCCGCTCGGAGCGCGGCGAATGCGGCGACCATTCTGGCCTGTAGCGTGGCCACAGCAACCGCCGCGGTGCAGTCGGCTTCGGCCAGACAGATCCAGATCACGTTGGGCGGGGTGTTCGCCGCTCCCTGGGCACTGATCAATCCACTCACGAGACCAGTCTGCCCGGCCGGGTCGACCAAATCCCATAGGCTGTTTCCCGTCGCGGCATAGTACTGCAGCCCGGTTTCGCCCGAGGTGACCGTCCAGCCATCGCCGTTCGAGGCCTGCACTGCGACATCCCAGTTGGTGAAGCCAAGGCTCTTGGCCATCAGGAACGGGTAAGCGTTGGTGGCAAATGTGCCGTTCGGCTGCATCAAGCCGTCGCCGACCATCAGCATCCATTTCGATGGGGTGGCAGGGGCGGTGCCCGAGGTCGAGCCGCTGTCGATCACCGCGCTGGTGAGCGTGATGTGGGTCAGGGCCTCACTGTCTTCCGACAGGTAAATCCGCACCCAGTTGGCGCCGCTGTTCACTAGCCCAGTCAGAACCTTGAGCACGGTGCCGCCGGTCAGTGCCACGCCCTGGCTGACGATCGCGCCATTGATCAGGATATCGAACAGCGGTGTGCCGCCGGTCGAGGCGACGTTGTAAAACAGCGTTGCGGCCGAGCTTCCGGTGAAGGAGAAGTCCCAGAACGCCCCGCACCATGAAGTGGACATCGATGCCGCCGGCGCGCGGCCAGTGCTGCTGTACCAGTTGTATGGGGAGAAACGAAAAGATTTATCGGTGGGCGCAACCGTCGTCGTCGTGCCCGCGACAGCGACGTAATTGATCGTCAGGACACCAGACTGGATACCGCTCGATGCGCTTGAAACGGCGATGATGTGGGTCGCCAGCGTGTTGCCGGCGCTGGTCAGGGCGATAGTCGCGGTCAGGTTGTTGTTTGACAGCGTGACGGTGCCAACCGGCGTCGAGTACGCTATCGCTTCGGTGGTCAGACCAACACTGATCAGCACGTCCGCCACGCTGGCGAACGGGCCGCCTGTCGCGGTCACCACCACGGTGAGCGGCTTGGTCACTGTCGCCGGGTTAGGCGTCGCCACCGGCGTGCTGATGGCGGTCATCGGGTTGGTCACCACCGTGCCGCCGTCGAGGTTGGTGTACCCGGTCTGCGGATAGGTTAGGGATTGCCCGGAGCCGCCGCCAAGACAGGTCACGGTGAAGCCGCCGAGCCACCAGCCAAGAGTCCGGAACGTGATGGTCTCGCCGGCAAAGGCGGCGATGCTGAACGTGCCGGTATTGTAGCCGCTGGTGGTGACCGGAGAGCCACTCTCGATGATGGTGACTTCGCCGTTGCTGTCGTGATAAATCCATGAAATCAGGTTATCGACCCGATCGACCAGCATGGTTAGAATGCCGTTGGCGTGCCAGATGGACGGCGCGGCATTGATCGGAAGATTGTAGGGTGAGCTGGTGAATTTGCCGGCGACCGGGTCCACATCGCCCTGTGGGTCAGCTAGAATGGCTCCTGTGTTACCACCCTCGTCGTGCAGGGAAATGCCCAGGTTGTAGGACATCAGTATGTTGTTGCTGAGATTTCCGACCTGGCAGATGCCGATTTCGAGCGCGCTCTGCAGGAAAGCGTAACTGCCGGGTGGGGTGCCGAGCTTGAACTCCATCTGCGTTTTCTGGCCGGCGGGGAAGGTCTGCGCGCCGACCGCCCCGGTGACATTGGAACTCGGGTTGGTCGCATTCTGCGTGCGCCCCGGGTTGGGATCCGTGCAAACGTTCCCGGATGGGCTCCAGGAGGTGTTATCGAACGAGGTGGTCGACCATGTGGCCATCAGGCAGAAGCTCCCATCAATTTCCGCCTTATGCCAGGAATTGTGTCGAGTCTGCCACCCTAGGCAAAATCCTTGCCGCGAATGGGAGGGTCACTTAATATGCTCACGGGGATGACTACTCTGTTACAGAAGAAATATCAGATGTGGCTCCGCCACCCAACAGAGCGACTAGGATATTAGAAATGCTCGACGTTGAAAAAGCAGATGACGCTTGGGATTACGCTTTCAAAAATGTGTCCGAAGACAAGCTTGATCGAGTAGGGAAAAGCTTACTCAGAAGCCTGAATAAACGTCACTTTCGTTTAGCCCAAAAATTACACGCCACCGGCCGCACCGATCTGCGTGATTTGGTTTTTAGAGGGGAAATGAAGACGGCAACGGCGTTGAGGCTTGCAGAGGGGCGACCAGGGATACCTCCTCGATATGTGGCGCTCAAGCGCGCCTGGAATTTAGCAAGCCCGGAAGATCGTCGGAAGCTACTTTTGGAAGCCGCGGCCAATGGCGCGGATATGAAAATCGATTAGGAGACGCCTATGCGACCGCAGCCCCCGACAATTCCATTCCACGATTTGACCAATCAACCCAGAGATGAATTACCCCAAGATTTAGTCGTAAGGTTTCACCGTTTCGCCGAGATATTCCCCATGATGACTCGGGAGGAACATGACGATCTGGTAACCGATATCGAGAAGCACGGTCTACGGGAGCCCATCGTTAAGTACGAAGGAAAAATCCTGGATGGCCGCAATCGCTTTGTAGCCGCATTAGAGGCCGAGGTCGAGATCACCGAGGTGGAATACGACGGCGACGACGCGCTTGAATTCGTCATGTCGAAAAACAAACACCGCCGACATCTCAGCGAACCTCAAAAACACGACGTCGGCGCTGAGTACGCCAATCTTCGTAGGGGGCGCCCCCAGAAGGGAAAACCGGCAACGTTGCCTATTTTAGCTAAAGCAATAGAAAGGGATCGCGTTACCCAAGCTGAAGCCTCCAAGGTAATGGGCGTGTCGGAGCGATCGATACGAGCTGCCACCGTGGTTCATGAGAAAGCTATTCCAGCAATCCGGAAACGCTATAAGCAGGGACACGTCGCAACCCACATCGCACAAAAAATTGCCAGGATGCCCTCCGAGCAGCAAGAGGAGATCGCCGAACTTCCAACGAAAGACATCCCTGGAGCGGTCAAAAAGGTGCAGCGAGCAGTCAAGGAGAAAGAACTCGGCGAAGCCACCAGGAAGGCCGCCAAGAGGCTCGGAAGCGCACTCTACAACGTCATCTATGCGGACCCGCCGTGGCGCTTCGAGCCGCGCTCGCGCGACACTGGGATGGATCGGGCGGCCGACAATCACTATCCGACCTTGTCGCTAAGCGACATCATAGCGATCAAGGTGCCAGCAGCAGACGATTGCGTGCTGTTTCTGTGGGCAACCGTGCCGATGCTGCCGGACGCGCTCCAACTCATGGAGAGTTGGGATTTCGACTATCGCAGCCATCAGGTCTGGGACAAGCAGCACATCGGCACCGGGTACTGGTTCCGCAACAGGCATGAGCTGCTTCTGGTGGGTACTCGAGGCGATATGCCGGCCCCAGCCCCAGGGCAGCAATACGAGTCGTTGATCTCGATCCAGGCGACCCGGCACAGCGAGAAGCCGTTCGCATTCAGGGAGATGATCGACGAGCTCTATCCCACCGCTTCGAAACTGGAAATGTTCGCCCGTGGCGGCGACATTGCCGGCTGGGATCGATGGGGCTCAGAAGCGACCGAGGCGGAGGAAGCCGCGGATTAACGGGAGATGGACATGCAGACGTGGCCGAGTGATAAGCCGAAAAAGACGCCGATGCTACAGGTGGAACTGCGGGCGCCGAACGGCGCTCGTATGGTGGCGTGGATCGAGAAAGAGCACGCGATCGTCGGCCGGCGAATGGATTTCAACATGGGCGAGGGGAAACGCACCCCGGTCATGGAAGTTATCCAGGCGTGGACCATCGAGCGAGACATCACTGAAATTTCTCAACGACAATCCGACCAGCGGGATTATGGCGGATCGATACACTGAGGAGGCCGGGGTGCCCAACAACCACATGGCGTTCTGGAACGCGATGACCGACGAGGTGGTGTTCGATTGGGATCTGATCGAGACGATAGCCGGGCGCCCCAAGCATCCGCGGTACTCACTTGCTCGAATTTTTCAGGAGGCCAGAGCGCATGGAGCACGAACTAAAGTGCTACCCGTCGTACTTCGACGCAATGAAACGAGGGGAGAAAAACTTCGAGGTGCGGCGTGACGATCGCGGGTTCCAACGCGGCGACACGCTGCAACTGCGCCGATATGAACGGACATATGGTGGAACCTACACCGGCGACCGGCTTTACAAGCGCATCACCTGGATCCTGTCCGGCGGACAGCTCGGCATAGAGCCGGGCTATGTCGTGCTGGCCCTGGTTGACATCGGAGACCCCCAATGATCGTGCCCAGCAGAATGGAATGCGACAACTGCGGCCAGGTGAAGAACTCTGAGCACTTTTTCACCCTGCAGAAGAACACCTTTCCGGATCGTCACTTTTGTAGCTTTGAATGTCTCGAAAAGTGGGTTATGAAACGTCCTGAAGAGACACCACTAGGTAAAGCACACGATTTCGGATGGCGACCACGTACTGGATCCCCCTACTCATCCTAGGCCTGGTGGCGCTCGCCGCGATCTCGATCAGTCTGGGGAAGTGACATGGTCACCGCTTATGTGGTGATCCTCATTTTCCTCAGTTTTGTGCAGATTTTGACCATCGTGATGATCCACCACTTCTCCACCGAGCTGCAAAAACACATGGCGGACCACAGCCGGCACCTGCGTGATCTGTTCGATATTATCGACGGAAATCGTGCCATGAACACACCAAAACACGGCTTCCAATATGGCCGTATATACAGCGGAAAAGCACCCGAAGAGGATCAAAATACCGACCAGAAAGCGGATAATTGACCGCAAAGTCAGCGCTTGAATGAATTGACTTTCGATAAGTCAATTCGAGCGCGGGATAACCCGCCCAGCTTTGTCAAAATTCGGCCTTAATTCAGTTTGCGCCTCATAGCTCTCGGCGAGCCCGAGCAGGCCGGTTTCCCAGCAGGCCATGCATATCCCCTCATTCTCCAGGAACGCCAGCTCAAAGCCGCCGAGAGGGGCTTTGCATTCGGTGCAAATGAAATCAGGCACCTTCCACCCCCATCATGGCGACGATCGCCGCATTGATCAGGGCGTCCTTGGCTTCTGCCTCGGTGTTGTAGTAGCCAACCGTCGTTCCATCCCTGCCGGTGCGCACCCAGGCCTTCCAGGGCTGGGGGAGACGCGGGAACTGCTGGGCGATGCGTATGACCGGGCCAACAAAGAAGTGGCCCATGAACAGGTTGTCGCCGGGATCGGGGTTGTTGACGCGCCAGGTGAAGGTGGGGAACATTCGCTCTCTCACTGTTGGATCAATCCATTCGAAAGGATGACGGCGATCATGGTTGCGCTATCTTGGCACAGTCGCCAAGCGGTAATATCGTCGCCGAGCGTCTTGGCGATTTCGGATAGCACGAGAGTGATGTAGTCGATGATCTCGGGGAGCTTCCAGACTTCATCGAGCTTCTCGTCGTAGCCGGATATGGCGATGGCGAATTGCGCGTTTCGATAGTGCTGTTGTGATGAAATGAAACTCTGGGCGGCCAATATCCCCTCGGCTGACGACAGCCTGCCGCGCCCGCCGATGATTACAATAACCTCGTCAACGTCGCACGGATCCGTCATGACACATCCACGAATAGGGATGCCCCGGTCCGCGGCGATGGGGTCATCGCGAACCGGGGGTTAGCGCCGATCAGAACCCACCACCAAAGGGGCTATCGACCGGATAAAGCATATTGGTCACCGGTGCTATTTAGCAAGAATTTTATGCACCAGATGCACCAATTTCACACAGTATCCTCCCGTGATGATCACGCTAACGTAAAATAAACTTCAGGGATAGTGCGGAGATTACCCACACGCGGAACTAGAATATTTCGATGTATGGTGGCATACTGTACTGTAGCGTACATTTGCGGTTGAGACGGAAAACTACCACGTGACGCCGTGCGGGGTATCCTCGTGGTAATTCTCACCGCGGCATGACGGGAGCCGTCCACGGATACCCGTCCATAACATTCGACGGCCGAGTCGCTAGCTCGGTTTGTTCTTCACGTTTTCGTTGTGGGCTAGCTCTGGGGTAGGTGGGCAGTGCCGCCGAGCACATCACCCAGGCTGATGCCTTGGGCCTCGGCCTCGGCCCGCTGTTCGTCGGTCATGGACCTCCAGGTGGTGGTCAGGTGTTCGGCCATGAAGGCGTCGGTAGCGGCCATGATGACATCGGCGAGGCCGAGCGCCAGAATGTCCTGCACATCCTGGCCGAACGGTGGCGGCACCGGGAAGAGCAGCAGCCGGGCGAATTTGAGCGCGGTCTGGTTAAATTCCGATTGTTCCACGGCAAGGCTCCTTGGTGGTGATTTTGAAATTCCAGCCGCTCAGGAAACGGCATTAAGTTGCGTCAGAGGGGTTTGACGTAGGTCCATCCATATGACGCCGCGCGGCTTGGGGTGCGGTGAGCGACCCCTACGGCTTTCCAGGTCTGATCGGTCCAGAGGGCGGGGAAGTCGACCGGTTCGGAGTCTTTCACCAGTATGCCGTGGAGGGTATGCCATGTGAGGTTCCTGGTGCCTGCAGGAGGTTCGCAGTTGGGGATATGTTCGCTGCGCCGGGTGCGTTGGATGGTTAGGCGAAAGCAGACGACGCAAACATCGGTGCGCAGCCATCTGCCCTCGGTGTGGCCGAATTTGCAGGGGGCATCATAGTATCTCGTGGCGGGTGGCTTGACCTCGGCCGGATGGTCGATCCGCCACTGGCGGATCCTGGCCAGGTCCGCGTCGACATTCGCCTGGCACTGGACGCAGCGACGATTATGGACATAACGCTCGGTCAAATGCCCACGGATGCAGGGTTTGACCGCGGGGAAGGTGTCCTTGCCAGCTTTGATGGCGGCATTGCGAGCCAAGCGGGAAGCGTGCTTAAGGTCAAGCTCGCTCACGGCATATTCTCTTTCATGAGGTCGAGGACGGTCTGTCCGACCACCATGACGGCCTTGGTTCCGGCTTCCCACATAGCTGTTGCAACGCCCTCGATCAGGATGGCTCGGAGGTCCGGATTGAGTTCGTTGAATGGGGTGTCTTTCCCGTCCTCCGAGGTGCATTGGAGCATGGCTTTGGCAGCGCCAGCCGTGGCCTGGATGGCCTGCTGCTGATGTTTGATCTGGGCGGGAGATAGTTCAGCCATGGTCGAGATCCTTGACGAATTTTTTGAATTCCAGAAGAGAGACAGCCTCCCCGATGAACAGCCGGGCTTGGTCGACCATCACCTTGGAGCATCCTTCGATCATGGCTGCGCGGATCAGGTCGGGTAATTTTGAGAACTGCGAAGTCCCGTCGGCCGGATCGACGATGCCCCTGGTCAACAGCGAAATTGACAGATCGCGTACTTGTCGTTCGATGTGCTCGTTGGACGGATCGGGTGGCTGTGACTGGTCGGAACTGACGTCTTCATGCTCCATTCTTCTGCTCCTTCAGCCTGGCCCGGTAGGCCTGATGATAATCCGGATGCTGACGCAGCCAGTTTGCTCGGGAGGCTTGGCTCTGGGGCTTGAGCGCGTGCGCCTTGGCACACTCGACGCAAACCGACCCGCTGGTATAGCGCAGGGAGTGATGACCCTGCCGACAGGGGTAGCCGGGATCGTAAAACCGGTCACCCTTGGCCATGGCAAGCTGCCGCGGGGAGTTGGGGTCCAGCCTCATGAGTGCTCCGAAATATTGGATTTCTTATATTTCGGTTGGAGGGCGAAGGGAAGAGAAATATTTGACTGATAGGTGGTGTGGAATAAAGTGTTATGGTTCAGTGTTATGTATATACGGATGTAGTGTGTAAACCCGGTGATCCGGGAGACTTTTTGGTCATTCGCAGACCAGTCGTTGCCCTTTCGAGCGATTGCAGGAGCGGTGGGCGACCTGGAGGTTGGAGCGATGGTGCGTGCCGCCGGCCGAGATTGGGATCCGATGGTCGATCTCTCGCGGCTGGTCCTGGTCGATGGGCTGGGTGCAAATGCCGCACAGGCCGTCATGGTTGGCGAGGAGCCATATGGCGTCAGATGGCTTGATCTTGCCCACTCTGGCCCTGCTGGCGTTCTTTGAGGCGCGCTTGCACACCACACAGGATCCAGAAGCCCAGCGACCTTCTGTGTGGCCTCTGCGGCAGGATATGGAGCCGGCACCGAGCTTTCCCGACACCCTTATGGTCGGCGCTTGTCCTCGTCGCTCTTTTTCGTTCGATACCGCGACGCATCTAAGGCAGGTGGTACTCGATGTGTATCTCAGGCTGCCATGCCCGGCCTTTTTACAGGGTTTTCCTAGATAAGTCAGGGCACCGGCTGCTTTTGCCACAGAGCGCGGGGAAGTCCCTCGTGGGAATTTGGATCGAGGCATCCTCGGCACTCTGGCCCTTCCGCCTCTCCATCGCCGCTTCTTCTCTCTACCGCACTTGGTACACCGACCATCCGACACAAAGCGTCCGACGGTATTGGGGTGGCCGTTGCGGCAAGATTTCCCGACAAACGTCTTGGCTCCAGCCATAAAGGCCGCGGCCCTGGCTGCTTTGGATGCCGTAAGGTCCAAGTCGACATTTCCTATTTTGATATTTTTGAAAATCCAGTGATCGTCTGTGAGTATAGCAGATTGGGGGTTCTTGTTTCAAAAATTTTGAGGCTCTGCATGTGCTCGGTGACGGAGTCTTCGAATAGAAGTGAGACTCCGCGTTGGTTCGTGGATGGGACCCGCCTCGTATTGGGCATGTTGTGGCTCAAAACCCAGCCTCATAGGCCGAGTACACTCCTATCGTGGACTGGTGGAACGCACCAGGTTCGACGCTCTCACGGGCCTTCTGAGAGCCACTAGATGTAGATGTGACAGTAGACCCTACTCTACTGTCATACTCACGCTTACGTGACTTGTGTCATAGTGTGAGAAATGCTAGGACTACGGCCGGTTAGGCTAGTGGTCATGAGTGAGTACGGTGACGATAGTCACCGCCCCCACCCGCTCTTTCGGGACAAAATCCTCTTTCCCGATGACCATTCAAATCCCCTACCTAACCGGAGGCTTTGTATATACATAGCCCAATAACTGGCGGAAATCCAGCGTATTCTGGCATGCAATGTAGCGCATGCTCGTTAAAATGATAAAAACTATGCATTTCCTCTTTACATATATGCATTCCTGATCCATGTTCCTCTCTCGCTTAATGCGTTGGGAGGCTTCTCATGCTCTACCGGGTCACTGCACAGTGTATCATTGGTATCCAACGGATATCTCGGGTCATATATGCTGTTGACGATACTGCGGCACTCCGGGCGGTTGCCTCAGTACTGCAGGATCATGGATACTATGTGATTGATATCACACCGGTTTAGCGCTCGTTTGGGCGCTTGCCGCTCCGCGTCACCGGGCTCTCGTGCTGCGCATCGAGCCGCTCCGCGTCTCGACCCTGCGGGCTTCGATCCCTAGCGCGTCCGTGTCAAGCCCCGTCAGTCCGGATCAGTCACGCGCACCCGATTAATCGACCGCACGACTATCTCGCTTTTCGACCATCGATTTGCCGGCCTTCAGACCTACCACCAAAGGCTTTAACACTATGAAAACTCTATCGGTCGTCTCACTCTGCCTAACCCTCTCAGCACCCGCCCTAGGCGCGGCACACGATAGGTATTTCATCAACGGCACCCAGTACGACATCACCTACGGCGACCCAGTCGAAACACCACTCGGGACCATCGCGCAGGAAACCGTCACGCAACACGATGATCGCGGTCACGTGCGCCAGTGGACGGCTTGCGAGCTCCAAACCAAACAAGGCTGGACTGAAACCCAATGCCCGGAGTCAGACTAATGCGCAACGCAAGCCATACCGACGCCAATGGGCAAAAACGCCTTATGGCGACCAGCGTCGGCGAGGATAGCGAACATTGGATCGCCCGCCCCATCATCTATACCGCTGGCGACTATGGCTGCGATGTCGTCGGCGACGGCACATTCCGCATGGTGCCGTCTGGCGATATCGTCGATTACGCCGAACGCTGCCGCAGATTGAACAAACGAAAATAATTCGTACGATCCTTCACTTTCTCTCTTGACTAATATGCACCGTCAGTCCATATTGCATCTATCAGCACGAGAGGAAACCACATCATGTCCGACGCCGAACAAATCGCTGCTTTCCTTGCCACCCGTGGCGCCACAAAGGTCGCGGAAGGCGAATGCGCGATGGACCACCGCGCCATGTACCGCGCTGTCCGCGGCGAGCGGTCCGATCCTACGCAAGAGCGTCACCTACGCGCGATCGATCACATGGGCCGCGAATTGTGGGTCAATGGCCTGGGCGAGCCTGTATGCATCGTCTGATAGCCTGGGAAGCCGGGTTCGCCCGGTTTCCTCGACTACCAGAAGCCAAGGGGAGTTAGTTTGATGACACCAGCAATGCATTTATCAGCCATTAAGGCTTCGTATTCTCATTATCCCGATGCCGCCACAATTTCCCATGATCTAGAACGCGCGTTTTCGCTTGGTCATGAGTTCGGCCTTGAGCGCGCGGCCGAGTTAGTGGATCGGTGCAATCGGGAAGGACCATATAACGCCATTGGCGCGGCATCCCGGATACGCGCGTTGGAAGTTGTGACAGTCGCTCCAGTCAATACGATCGACAAAGATTTCATATAAACACTGTCAACATCGCCACACTGGAAGCCAAGGGGAGTTAGTTTGATGACACGCATTGACGCTATCAATGAAGCAGTCTCACAGTCTCAAGCAAACAGTGGAGACAGGAGATACGCAGTCAAATGGAACCATCCTGATGGCGAACATTGGACGGTAGAAACGCGCAAACCAAGTCTCGCTGGCGAATGCATTCTCGCGATTGACGGAGCCCTAGAACATGCATGACATTATAACAGATATACCACTCCACCACACCGATGATTTGTCAGTTGACTCTTTCGCGTCTGCGATGAAGCGTAAAATGTCAATTTCCAGGGGCAAGGGACGCTCGGGTTGGGAAACCTGCCCCATTGCTGATTTGTGGGACATGCTTCGTGAACATATCATCAAAGGCGATCCTGTTGATGTAGCAAACCTCGCCATGATGATTTGGCACAATTGTGTTTGTCCTCACGACCGCCCCCTACATCAACACGACAATCGTTTGGGCGATATTCTTGCCCAGGGTCCAGTTAATAGTATGAGCGAACAAGATAGCGAAGGGTCTTACATTCTCCTGACATTTACAATCGATAGCGGGAATATTCAAAGAATGCGCATTTCACACGGTCAAGCTGAGCTACTGAATGCGGAAATACATAACATTCTAGAGCGAAGGGAAACGCTGCAGCATTCGGGGCCGAAGCATAATTTCGTTTGACACCATACCCGATAAGGATCAAAGCCCTGCGGGGAGAATGGCCGTCATAACTACTACTCAATCGAAGCCAAGGGGAGTTAGTTTGATGCTTCAACATCGCGCAGCGACCGCCCTAGATCGCACTCACTGCTATCAAGGTGTATTTCTAAATGAACCGCCATTCATCAAGTCCCGCCTCTATCTGGCGGCATGGCTTGACGGCAAGCGGATGAAGCAAACGTTCATCATCGCTTGTTGTCGCTATCTCGAAATGGCGCGCGGATAGCGCCATGCACCGAACCATCATCGCACTGGCTCTATGCGCCACCACTGGCGCCGCACATGCCACGGAATACCGCTTTGCCAAGATCGGCTCACACATCGCTGCCAACGGTCAGACGGTCACGGAATACCGCGTCACGTCGGCCGGCAAGGTCTGGCACACATGCGAGACTGCCGAAGGCTTCGAAGTCGATTGCCGCACTGGAAGGGAACCATAACCATGGCCTATTTCTCACAAGATGGCTCTATGCATGGCTACAACGCCCCACACGGCTACATTCCTGCGGCGCCCGTCACGCGCGTTCTGTGCGATGACTGCGCTAAGCCGGAAGTGCCATTCGAGACGATCACGATCGATGCGGGCATCGATGCGCATGGCGTCGAATATGCGCCATCTTACACCCATCGACGCCAATGCCGACCATGGAAATGGGCGCCGATCTATGGTGCGCCATGCCACCGATGCGGAAAGCCGGCATGACACCTACCGAGCTCCGCGCTTGCCTGGATGCCCTTGGATGGGATGCAATCGAACTATCCAAGCGCATCGGTTCGTCAAGATCGCTCGTGTATCAATGGCTTGGCGGGGGATCAAAAATCCATCCGGACGTTGCCACATGGCTCCGAGCTCGCGCCGACGCCATGACCAACAATCCCCCGCCACCCGTAACCTTTCGATCTGGCCGCAAGCCGTGGAAAGGTTCACCATTAGGAGTCGGCGCCGTGCGACGCGTTCTTGAAGCCTATCATACCATCAAGCCACCACACCTAATCAAAGCACAGATGATCGAGATCGCCGATGATGGCACTAGGCGCATAATGTTCGGACTGAATAATCCCAAACTGCCGAACGTGCACAAAGCGGCAAAGGGCTATGATGCTGAAATCATTTGGATAACTCCAAAGTAAATTAATTCATACAAATTATCACTTTCTCTCTTGACCTATATGCACTGTTAGTCCATATTCTGTCTATCAACGGAGCGACACCAAATGACCGACCTGCCACGCTACTACATCGAACGCGAGGACTATGTGACCGCGCCAGACCGCCCCGATTTCTTCGTTATGGATCGCCAAACCGGAATTGTAGTGGACGTCAGCAGCATCGAAGCAAACGCCTTGCGCTACTGCGCAACGTTCAATCGGAAAGAGCGGTCATGACCGACAAGCTTTGCATCCGCGTTCTGTCCATCGCGATCGGACCCGGCTTCGTGATTACCGGCTTCATCTGGCTTACAATCCTTGGAGTGATCTGACCATGACATTGTCACGTGCCCGCCTAATCGTTCACAATCGCCTCGCCTATCGCCCTAGCGAAGTCCGTGAGGCTGCTGTGTGGCTACTCGGGAGCCTATCAGCCACGCAAGAGGATATCGCCACTGCGTCGCGTGCCATCGCCATTGGCACCCGCGATCGCTGATAGCCTAATAAGCCGGTTTCGGCCGGCTTATTCGACTACCAGACTCAATCGATGGGGATTGATCCAATGGCACGCAAAACGCTCAAATACGCTACCGTGGCTGGCAAGCATTTCCAAGGCGACACTGTCGCCGACGCTAAGAATAGGGGCGCCGACCAGGTCGCGCGCATGGTTTACGAAGCTGACCTTGGACCATCCGTCTACCACGTGAACGGTCTGACCGCAGTGATCTTTCCGACGCTCTATGATGGCTGGATGTACTCCATCCTGACCGGCAAGGAAGCCGGCTTGTTCAACGGCAACACCGTGACCATGGGCGGAACCCGCCAACAGGCAGCGCGCGCGGCAGTATCGCACATGGCGCAAAACACATGGTCGCATGATGTGACCGATGATCGTGAATTCTTTTCGCAAGCATTCTTCAACATTAAAATTCACTCCGACACTGAAGCAAGTTTCATCATGACCAGCGTGCGCGACAATGTGAGCCACGCGGAGTGGCATCGTCGCTGGAAGGCAGCAAACGACATCATAGGTGATCGCAACGCGGCGCACGATATCGCTTCGCGCACTGCCTCAATCGACGATGTTATCGCCATGGCGAAGCGTGAGACTGCCGTAGCCGTCCATCTATCCGACACCGCTGGCGAAGATGGTGAGTGTCACTCGGATAAATAAAATACGAAAACTATGAATTACCTGTTGACTAATATGCACGGATGATCCATATTCCGTGCATCAACACAGGAGACAAGCGATGAGCTTCATTCGCGCCAGCCAACGCCACATCAACCACGCCCATAGCGCCATCGCCGACGCGGAAGCCCGGCTGATCCATTCCTTTACCCCCGAGGATATCGCTGCCGCTGATGACGAAATGATGGGCGCGGTTCGCTACCTCGCTCGCGCGGTTCAAGCGCAACGGGACTGGGATGCAGTCGATCATGACGATTACGAGGAGTATCCGCACGTCCCGACCCCCGCCGAGGAGCAATTGACGCTGATCTGACCTATGCGGTAGCGCGTGCGGGACATGCGCTACAGCCTAAGCCAGACACAAGGAAGGAAACACCATGATCGCACAACCTAATCTTGAACCTCGAGGCTGGAACGGCGGACCGATGAAATATGGCGCCAGCCTAGGAAACGTCCGAATTAGTTTCGCACGACGACGTGTCCGACGACGTGCGCGAGCTCGATCCTAACGATATCGTGGAAGGCTGCATCGGCATTACCCTGATCGACGACGACGGCAAACGCGTACGCGATCTTATCGGAGTGCCTACCACGTGCATCCAATTGGGTGAGCCGCTTAACGTTGACCTGGAAGACATTGACGACGACGAATAAGGAGCGGCTCGCGGAAACTGATTGGTTGACGGTAGCTAGCTAGCTCGTGGGCTGGCTACAGCCTACTCAAATCAGGAGGTCTCGCGGAAATGGCATATCTCACTGCACCCGATGGCACGCTTATCCTCGGCACGTTGGAGCGACTATCTGGACGGGCCGAAATATCCGGCGCAACCCGCAATCCGGACGGCAAGTACGAACTGGATTACAGCGGCGGGACCGAAATCTTTTATGACGATCAGGTAACCGAAATGCGCGACGGACAGCGCGTGTTCCTCGATGAAGCTGGCGAGGAGTACCTGGAAAACGAACTCGTGCTTGTCGAAGACCTGGTGGAGCTCACTCGCGGAATTTGTCTACCAATAATCAGGAGGTCTCGCGAAAATGGATGACATGGAAGAACCCCCGACCGACGCGAAATGGTTTGCTCAGAATATCCGGGAGAACCTCCCGAGCATGCGCTACCAAATCGTTAGAACACATATCGCGGACAATTTCGGTAAGCGCCAGCGCATCTATGATCTGTCCGCCAAGACGGAATATTGCGCCACTAAGCGAGAGGCGGACATCCGCACTGCATTCCTTAACGGCCGCGAAAGCCGATAAACTCGCAACCTACCGATAATCAGGAGGATACCACCATGCCCAAAGAAGACGAAGTTACCGCTAACCTTCGCAAGCTATCTGCCAACCTATTAACCGCCGCATCGCAACGGCGACATGATCCGCGTCGGCGGGTTCCAGGTTGACCATATCAACCCGGATGGCTCGTTCCAAGCCGGTTGCCACAATTTCAACTGGCCGGAGATCGAGGCCGCGGCAAAACAAGCCGGCGTAGCCTGACGCATACGGTAGCGGAGCTCCACGGCCCGCTACAGCATACGCCAGACCGAATGAACGGCTCGCGGAAATTAGGAGGGAATGGAATGAATACCAAACTTCTACGTCTCGCGCGTCGAGACAGCAGAAACATAAGATATTGGACCGTGCCGGGCTACAGCAATGGCGCCAGGCTAGCGCCATCCCGTCACACACTCCTGGATTGGGGTCCGGCGTTCTACTGGCCTGCGCGCGACGAACGGGGCGAGATGACGCGCGGCGTTGACCTCAACCGGCACCGCTCAATGGCAAAGCGGTACGCCCGTGAACTCATTAAGGAATGCCAGGCAATGGCACGCTCAAATAGAAAGAGGAAAAATCCATGAACGAATATCTGCGCGGACTCGAGGCGGCCCTGGATGCCATCGGCGAGGACATGACCGACTTCCAGGCCAAGGCCACGATCAAGCAGTTGATCTATGAGGAGGAGCGGCGCGACGGCTCGGTCGGTCAGCGTGACGAGAACGCCGAACTCCGTAATGCCGTGCGCAAGGCTGTGGCCGACCTGACGTCAGCGATGCGCCGGCAATAGGAAACGGCTCGCGGAATTCGAGGTCGCCACCACAGAGACCTTTCGCTCAAGACCAACCCGGCGGCCCTTACAGGAATAAGTTCATGGCAAAACATTTCACAATCGGCGGATATCCCAATCCAGATCCACATTATATCAGCCCAGAGGAGGAAAATGAAATTCTAAAGGCAGAATATGCTACGCGTGATTTTGACTATGAGTGTCAAAACTGCATTGGAATGATGGATCAAGGGTGTTACTGCAAGGCGATGGGAGCAATCCGGCCCGGAGGCCCGGCGCACGAAAATGAATAATAAATCAGCGGAACGCTCCCGCTCCAAACCAAGGCGAACCGCGGCGCTAACGCGGACAAACAAGAATGCTACAGCCATGCCGCTCGTTTGAATGGATGGGCGCCAGGCGGCGCGCGAATGGGCGAATTAGTTCGCGTCGACCATGACGTCTATGGCGTTTGCCAGCCCGCGCAAGGTCACTGAATAAGGCAACGACTCGCGGAATTCGTCGCCTCCTACCACCATTCCGCAACAGATGGGGACCACAATGACCGACCAATTCAACGCGGCCCTGGAGGCCGCTGGTGTCCAGTTCGACGACATGCCTGACCTGGAAGATGACGACAGCCCACCAAATGCAGTGACGCGCACCGCCATGCGCTTCGCTGTAGCCGGGTTGATCGTCGCGATCCTGACCATCGCCTGTGTGGTGATCGAACTCTGTGGCGGGGTGGCGTGATAAGCGTCAGTGCCAGCCTGCCTTGGGTTATCGCAGGGATTATGATCTGCTTCATCGTCTTCCTGAAATACACCGCCAGAGGCAGAGACTAAAAAATAAGCTACAAAAAATATCATTTAGATTGACAATCTATATGCAATTATAATACAGTTTCCCGGTTATCCAATGGTGGACCCGGCGCCTCAAGATCAGGGAGTGCGTGTCATGTAACCCGTCGACAACCCCGTCGATTTGAAATGCCAGACAGGGCCGCCGCGTTCGATCGTAAGAGACGGCGGCCCACATCATGAGTGGGAGAGAAAAATGCCAGCGAAGCCACAACCTGGGACTGATATTCGCACCGAATTGCAGCGGCTCGCGGATATGGTGCCGACCGGTCCGATGGATCATGGGGAAATTAACGCCTGCCTCAACGTGCTAGGGTGGTGCACCACTGATCTGATCAGGGGGCTGGGATTTGATCCCAGCATCGGCACCGGCCGCACACCTATTTTCGCCTGGGTAGCGGGCGAGCGGAAAATTCCCGATGACGTCGCCAATTGGCTGCGGGTGCGCGCGGCGCTGACCAACGCCATGCCGCCGCCGCCCGAGGTGACGTTCCCGCACATGGGCAGACCACGCAAAGGTCAGCCGCTAGTCGAGGCGGAGCGCCTGTACGCAACTCTGTCGCCCGAGGAGCAGGCGGAGCTCATGGAAGACGCGGATTAAAGGAGCGGCTCGCGAAATTCAGGAGTGTGGAAATCATCCATGAGCGCCAACGATCCAGCACCAGCGAGGGGTCCAGACGGCAAATATGAGCCGCCATATCTGGACGAATTCCCCTATACTCGGACGATAAACTCAGAGCCGGCGCTATCCGATGGTGGTCCGTGGGAAATCGAGGTTGAACCGATGGAAAATCCCATCGATACAGCTCTCCGGCAGGCCGTGGAAGCGGTCGACGAGCTGATCATCACCATAGAGCGCGAGGAGGGCGCCGGCAGCCTCCACCAGGCCGCGGAGCGCGCGCGAGGGCACTTGCTCCAACATGCTAGGCTGGAGGTCGAACCGCACCCGACGATGGCAAACCTCCTGGGGCTGCCACCGTGGGCCATCATCGCTTTCATCCTGGTGGTGCTGTTCGTGGCTGGTCTAGCCTCATTTGGGAACGACTCGCGGAATTCAGACGACTCACAACAATGGAGCGCAAGAGCACATGACACACGGTGAACCCTGGCCCGCACCAGAGCGCATAGCGGCGTGGCGCCCGCAACGGCTGGAGCCGGAACCTGATGACGGCTTCACCTCGATCTCGGTGCCGGTGCAAACAATCGAAATGCGGGCGTGGCGCGGCGAGTACCAAACCCATTTTGGTCGGGAGTGGAAAGGCTCACCCGACCTGCTGTCGCAGATCATGGGCGAGGCCGGAAGCGGAGCCCAGATATTCTCGCGCATGTGGGAGACGGATGAACCGGATCACCCACGCCAGCCGCCTAGGGAGGGCCGTAGGGCGATGGGGCGACCGGTGGATATCAGCGAAGCGCTGGTAACCGCCATGACCGTCCTGGGTGTCTTCCTGGCACTTTGTCTGGTGGCCGCGGCGCTCGCTGGAATATTCAAATGAGCGGCGTGACATCGGGTGAGCACTCAGGCTGGGTGCCGGTGGATTTTAACGGCATCGGCAGCAGGACTGAGCGCATGGCGGTGCCTGGAGGTTGGCTCTACCGCACCATGCTATGGTCATCCAGCGGCGTCGATGTTGCCGCGGCTATGGTCTTCGTGCCCAGTCCAATACAAGGGCCAGCGACAGTACAACTGTCGGCCGACGACATTCACGCCATGAGCCGGAGGAAGTAGTAAAGAACCCCCGACCGGGGCCGGGGGTCAAGGTTGGGAGGAAAACGTCCAAGAAAGCTGTGGCAAAGCAACAGCAGTGATACAATTCCACATGCCCCCGATTCGTTTGGAGCGGTTTCTAAAATGTGGAGAAATGGTAATATGGACGATGAGCTTTCCTACATCGACACGGATGTGGAGGTTTTGCGCTGCGAATGTGACACGAACCGATCATCCTCGTCGATTGGTGTGGGGGTTTTGCTCTTTTCAGCGCTTATCGTTGTGTCCGTAGTCTATTTCTCCTGCCGGATGGTCTGGGGCTGATGTGGATCAAGTCCACCACCGGACGGTACGTCAATCTCGACAACGTCGCGCACATGAGCCCGGTCGATGACCGCGGCTTCGTCAGCCTCTACAGCGGCGCCGGTCTGCATCTTGGTGAGTGGGATCTGATATTCGCCGACACCTGGCCATCACCCAATCCGCTCGTGCTGCACCTGCGAGCAATTGCCCATCGAGCGGCGAAACTCGTTGACGAACCGATTGCTTAGTGGTTTGCTGCGACGCATGAAAGCGAGAGCACTCGACATCCTATGCGGAGCGATCATCGCGGTGATCAGCTACTACACACTCGGATTGCTCGTGACCGGATACGATCCCAGCACAGCGATGCCCTGGTAATGAAAAGGAAGTCTGACCCTGGCTTCGTTCACTACAAACGGGATCCCGATCAGTTGCCATTGGCGATGGACATCCCGGAGACGATGCTTGGCTGCGTCCGGTGCGCGCGCCAGTTCGAGAACTCGATCGAGCTACAGCGGCACTACAAATCGGCACACAAGGTGCTGGCGCCACTGGTCGTCATCAGGCGTTTGACGGCTTAGCCGACCTGGGAGCCGGCTGCCAAGGCTTGGGGATCATCGCCTCGATCTCGGGATTGAAAAAGATGGGGCGAAGCTCGATGAATGATTGCGGGTCTGGATTATGCGCCTTCTTGCCCATGCGGGCGGTCTTGTATCGCGGCACCACAGCCAAAAACTCGGTAAACGACATGAGGCCGAGCGATACCTCACCCGGCCTCGGTTGCTCCTCTGGGGGCGGCTTCCTGACCGCCCGACCAGTTGTTGCCTTCTTAGCCATTATTCATTTCAAAATGGAATTTGATCATCCTCAACAGACCCACCACTCTTCGGCGAGCCCCAGGACGGACCGGAATTGTCGTCTTCCTCGCGCCCGGCCGCGGGACGTTCGGAGCGGCGGTTGTCTCGGTTATCATCCTTGTCCTGGGGCGTCAGCAGGGTCACCTCGCCCTTGAATGGACCGATCACGATCTCGGTGGTGTAGCGGTCCTGGCCGTTCTTGTCCTGCCATTTGCGGCTCTTGATCTGCCCCTCGACCGCGACCTTGTGACCCTTGCGCAGGTACTTCTCAACCACATCCGCAACGCGCTCATTGAACACCACGACGGTGTGCCATTCGGTCTGATCGCGCCGCTCGCCGGACCCTTTGTCGGTCCAGCTCTCCGACGTCGCCACACTGAAGTTCGCGATCTTCTTGCCGTCGCGCGTCATGCGGATCTCAGGGTCTTTGCCGACATTCCCGATAAGAATTGCGAGGTTCTTGCTACCAGCCATGTTACGCTCCCATGATGTTAACTAAGTTAATCAGATCGAAACAATACTCCTGAACCGATGATTATATCAAGTGAATTAGACCGGCATAATGTTGGTGCCGAGCGCGACCTCCGCGGCGAAAGCGATAATCCGATTGACCTGCGGCGTCTCGTCGGCCATGCGCCAACCTTCGCGCCACGCCTCGTTCTGCGTCGGGTTATCCGGTTCCTGATAATGCCGCGCCAGCCAGCCGTCGTAGAACTCATTCCTACCGCGATAACGCACTGGTTCACGCATCGTCGTCTCCGTCTGTCACCCATTCAACGCCGACAGTAAGGCAAAGTCGGCCACCATCCTCATCCGGCTTCGACGTGGTACAAAGCGTCGGCAGAGTGCCATCGAACATCGGATTAGCCAGCATCGCCTCAACTTGGGCGACCAGCGTGCGTAGGGTGGTGACGATCTGTTGGTTTGTCATCAGCTTCCACTTGCCTGCCGTTGTTCCCGGCGCATGTATTTCGGATGCTCGTGCGCCTCGCGGGCCTCCGCCATCGAAGGAGACGGTTGGCCGCGCCACCTGATGGCACAGTCCGCGTGCTGCACGCGCCACTTACCAGACGCGGTCGGATGCTTCTCAAAATGTCCACCGCCGGACAGAACTTCCATGCCGCAGCGGTAGCATTGACCGGGGTATCTATTTCTCATAGTTTCCTCTCGCTCAGATCGCCGCCCGGCTTGAAGCGCGCCGCCATTTCATCGAGCGCGTCGCACTCGGCAATCAGGCTGTTGATCGCCGCCTCGATCTTCTCAAACGGCAATTTCTTTTGGACCCACAGATCGTAATCCAGCGCCGTGACCACCACAGGATCACGTATCCAGTGACCGGGCGCCTTCGCCGTCGGGTTGGGGCGCTGGATGGAGATAAAGAGCTTGCGCTCGCTGGCCAAAATTATAGCCTCCGAAATATCGTCATGACACGAAACCGATGGTTCGTCGATTTTACGATGCCGATCACCGCATCGATAGCGAATGTGTCCTTGCGATACATCGGGAGCACCTGATCGAGCCAGACGACGTGAGCGCCAGGCGTCAATCGACCGAGCGCCTGCATCACTAGGTTCCGTTTCACCATGGTGGTCTTATAGCGCTCCGCATCCTCGACCGAGTAGGGTGGATCGCAGAGCACCAGATCGTACTGCTCCAGGGGCACACTTTCCAACTTTTGCGCATCGTCGACATAGGTCGGCTCCAACTCCGGATTTATGTCCACCGTATCACCCGGTAGAACCTCAAGGTCCACCCTCCCGGAGAAGAGGTGCAGCACCCGGCTCTTGTCGGGGAACAGAGACTTGACTCGACGCAAGTACCCGGCCGGGTACCCACCGTAGAAGCCGCTCTTGACGCGATAGTCATTGCCCATGATCCAAGTGCCCACCACCCGGCCATCCTCAGCGATAAATAGCGACTGGGGGAATTTGGTCTGGCGCACATAGTTGTCGATCCGACGCTGCCAGGTCCACGCATGGACCTGGCATGCTCCGGTTTCATCGTCCATTTATTTTCGCCTCATCTTTGGCCAGTATGGCCTCTCGCTCATCGGCTAACTGG